CGCGGCAGGCCTGGGACTCCCGCCCCCGCGTTTTCCGTGGGGGGCTCGCTGGCCCGGGGGGGTGTTTTTGGGGGGGGGCGAAAGTGGGGGTGTGCGCGCGACCGCGGCGGCCCGCGGGCCGCCCCTCCCCCGCGGCAGGCGCCCGACCGGGCGCGGGGCGGGGGCCCGCGGGCTTTCCCGGGGGCGGCGGGTTCCGCCGGCCGCCCCTCCCCCGCGGGCCACCCCTCCCCCCACGCGCCGCGCCGCGCCGCCCCGGCACGCGCACCGGCGCGCGCCTTTTTTCCGCGCCCGCCCCCGCGCGGCAGGCCTGGGACTAGCACCCACCCCCCCCCGCGTCTCCCCCCCCCCGCGTCCCGGGTCTCCCCCCCCCGCGTCCCGGGTCTCCCCCCCCCGCGTCCCGGGTCTCCCCCCCCCCCGCGTCCCGCGTCTCCCCCCTCCCGTCTCCGTCTCCCCCCTCCCGTCTCCCCCTGCCTCTCCCCCCCCCCCCCCCGCGTCCCGCGTCTCCCCCCTCCCGTCTCCGTCTCCCCCCTCCCGTCTCCCCCTGCCTCTCCCCCCCTCCCGTCTCCCCCTGCCTCTCCCCCCCTCCCATCCCCCTCTGGCTCCCCTCCCGTCTCCCTCTCCCCCTGCCTCTCCCCCCCCTCCCGTCTCCCTCTCCCCCTGCCTCTCCCCCCCTCCCGTCTCCCTCTCCCCCTGCCTCTCCCCCCCTCCCGTCTCCCTCTGGCTCCCCTGGGGGGGCTCGGGCCTCCTGACCTCCGTCCCTCCACTCAGGTCAGAGACCCAGACCCCCCGCGGGCGCTCGAGACGCAGCGTCGCCCCACCCCAACCCCCAACCCCCACCCCCAAATAAACCGCACAACGCTGTTCGTCATCGTCTGTCTCGTTCTTTATTTCTCCAACGTGCACACAAACATCGCTCTTCCTGGTTTACACACATGCCCCCAACCCCCGTGCCCACCCCAGCCCCCGCCCCGTCACTCCCCAAACAGTCCGTCGTCGTCCTCCAGCTCCGCGTCCATGTCCACGGGCTCGCGCCTCGGCGGCGTCGCCAGCCCCGCGGCGGCCCCCACCACCTCCACGCCGCCGCCCGCCGCCGCCAGCACCGTGCCCGCGCGGCCCGTGGCCGACGCCCAGCGTATCTGCGGGGGCGGGCCCGCGTCCGCGTCGTCGCGCAGCACCAGCGGGGGCGCGTCGCCGTCGGGCTCCAGAAGCGCGCGCGCGCAGAACTCCCGCCGCGGCCCGCGCAACTCGGCCGGGCCGCCGCGCACGGCGTCGCGCCCCAGCGCCACGTAGACGGGCCGCAGCGGCGCGCCCAGGCCCCAGCGCGCACACGCGCGGTGCGAGTGCGCCTCGTCCTCGCAGAAGTCCGGCGCGCCGGGCGCCATGGCGTCGCCGGCCCCCGAGACCGCGGCCCGGCCGTCCAGCGCCGGAAGCACGGCGCGGCGGTACTCGCGCGGGGACATGGGCACCAGCGTGTCGGGGCCGAAGCGCGTGCGCACGCGGTACCGCACGTTGGCCCCGCGGCAGAGGCGCAGCGGCGGCGCGTCGGGGTACAGGCGCGCGTGCGCGTCCTCCACGCGCGCGAAGACCCCCGGCCCGAACACGCGGCCGGAGGCCAGCACGGTGCGGCGCAGGTCCCGCGCCGCCGGCCAGCGCACGGCGCACTGCACGGCGGGCAGCACCTCGCACGCCAGGTAGGCGTGCTGCCGCGAGACCACGGGCCCGTCGGCGGGCCAGTCCGCGGCGCGCACGGCGTTGACGACGATCAGCCGGCGGTCGGAGGCGCCGGCCAGCAGCCCCAGGAACTCCACGGCCCCGGCGAAGGCCAGGTCCCGCGTGGACAGCAGCAGCACGCCCTGCGCGCCCAGCGCCGAGACGTCGGGGGCGCCGGTCCAGTTGCCCGCCCAGGCGGCCGTGTCGGGCCCGCAGAGCCGGTTGCCCAGGGCCGCCAGCAGGCAGGACAGCCCGCCGCGCTCGGCGGACCACTCCGGGGGGGGCCCGCCTCCGGCGCGGCCCGAGGCCAGGTCCTCGCCCGGCAGCGGCGAGTACAGGATCACCACGCGCACGTCCTCCGGGTCGGGCACCTGGCGCATCCAGGCCGCCGCGCGGCGCAGCGGGCCCGAGGCGCGCAGGGGGCCGAAGGTGGCGGGGCCCCCCGGGGGCGCGCCGGCGCAGCGCGCGGCCAGCGAGGCCAGCGCCCGCGGGTCGAACATGAGGGCCGGGCGCCACGGGACGGGGAAGAGCGGGTGGTCCGTGAGCTCGGCCACGGCCCGCGGGGCGCAGTAGGCCTCCAGGGCGGCGGCGGAGGGCGCCGGCGTGTGGCTGGGCCCCGGCGGCTGGCGCCGCCAGCCGCCGCGCGGGTCGGGGCCCTCGGCGGGCCGGCGGGTCAGCGCCGCGGGGCGCGGGGGGCGCGGCGGCGGGGCGGGGGGCTCGGCCCCCGCGGCCGGGGACGCGGGGCGCGGGGCGCCCGCGGGGGCGTCCGCGCGGCTCTTCTTCGGGGGTCGCGGGGCGCCGCCGGGCGGCGCCCTGGCCGGGGCGGGGCTCTTGCGCTTGCGCCCCTCCCGCGGCGCGGCCGCCGCGAGCGAGTCGGCCGCGGCGACGGTGTCGGCCAGCAGGGGGCGCAGGCTCTGGTTCTGGAACAGCAGGTCCGCGGCGGCGGCGGCGGCGGAGCTCAGCAGGCGCGGGCTCCGCGGCAGGGCCGGGCCCAGGGCCCCGGCGACCAGGCTCACGGCGCGCACGGCGGCCACGGCGGCCTCGCTGCCGCCGGCCACGCGCAGGTCCCCGCGCAGGCGCATCAGCACCAGCGCGTCGCGCACGAACCGCAGCTCGCGCAGCCACGCGCGCAGGCGGGGCGCGTCGGCGTGCGGCGGGGCGGTCGTGGGCCCCGGGGGCGGCCGCCCCTCCGGGCGCGGGGGCCCGGCGGGCCGGGCCCCGGCCAGCCCCGGCACGGCCGCCAGGTCGCCGTCGAAGCCCTCCGCCAGCGCCTCCAGGATTCCGCGGCAGGCGGCCAGGCACTCCACGGCCACGCGGCCGGCCTCCGCGCGCCGGCCGGCGTCGTCGTCGCCGCCGCCGCCGCCGCCGTCCTCGGCCGCAGCGGAGGCGGGCGCGGTGTTCAGGCGCCCCAGGGCGGCGAGCACCCCCGCGGCGCCGTAGCCGGCGGGCACCGCGCGCTCGTCGGCCGGCGGCGACGACGCCCGAGGGCGGCCCGCCGCCCCGTCGGCGTCGGCGCCGTCGTCCTCGCCGCCGCGGCCGTCGGGGGTCCGCGCCCCGGTCAGCGCCGCGTTCTCGCGCGCCAGCAGGGGCGCGTAGGCGCGGCGCAGGCTGGTCAGCAGGAAGCCCTTCTGCGCGCGGTCGTAGCGGCGGCTCATGGCCACGGCGGCCGCCACGTGCGCCAGGCCCCAGCCGAAGCGGCCCGCCGCCATGGCGTACCCCAGGTGGGGCACGGCCCGCGCCACGCTGCCGGAGATGAAGGAGCTGCTGTTGCGCGCCGCGCCCGAAATCCGGAAGCAGGCCTGGTCCAGCGCCACGTCCCCGGGTGCCACGCGCGGGTTCTGGAGCCACCCCATCGCCTCCGCGTCCGGCGTGTACAGCAGCCGCGTGATCAGGGCGTACTGCTGCGCCGCGTCGCCCAGCTCGGGCGCCCACACGGGCGCCGGGGCGCCCGAGGCCTCGAACCGGGCCCGCGCCTCCTCCGCCTCGGGCGCCCCCCAGAGGCCGGGGCGGCTGTCGCCCAGGCCGCCGTACAGCACGCGCCCCGGGGGCGGGGGTCCGGCTCCGGGCCACGGCTCCCCGCTGACGTACCCGTCGCGGTAGCGCGCGTAGAAGGCGCCGGAGGCCGCGTCGGCGTCCAGCTCGACCCGCCTGGGCCGCCCGGCCGTGAAGCGGCCCGTGGCGTCGCGGCCGGCCACCGCCGCGCGGGCCCTGCGGCGCTCCAGGCGGCCCGCGGTCGCCGCGGGGGTCCTTGCCGGCGCCCCGGCCTTGGTCGCGGCCTTGGGTGGGCTCGGCCGGGGCGGGGGCGGTGCCCCTGCGGGGACCCCCGCCCCGTCGTCCTCGCCGAGGGCCCCGCCCGCGTCGTGGTCTGCGGCGTTGGCGGCGGCGTCGTCGTCGTCGTCGTCCGACGAGGAGGCGGACGCCGATGAGGAGGAGGAGGAGGAAGAGGCGGAGGACGCCGACGAGGATCCGGAGTTCGATGAGTCAGAGGCAGCCGAGCGCCGGCGGCGGCGGCGGCGGCGAGGCGCCGGGGGTCGCGGCGACAGGCTGGCCATGGGGTCCGGGTACGCCCCGCGGACCGGCACCGTCTCCGGTCCGCGGTCCCAGCGGCCGGCATCGTCGTCGTCGTCGTCGTCGTCGTCGTCGTCGGCGTGCTCGTCGCCATAACCGGCGCGGATGGAGGGGGTCCGCGGCGGAGAAGGAGAGCGGGCTGCTTCTTCTTCCGCGCCGTCGCGCTCCGGGGGGGGCGACGGGATCGTCCGAACGGCCTCCTCCACCATCGAGGCCAACAGGGCCAGCTGCCGCGGCGAGACGACGTCGTCCGCGGTCGAGTCGTCGACGGCAGCCCCGGCGTCGTCTTCGTTGTTGTCCTCCGGCTCACCGTGCCACCCGAACGACCGCGCGTCGGGGCGACGGCCCGGGTTCGGGGTGGGCGGCGGTCCGTCGGCGGGATCCGGAGATCCGGGGCTGCCTGTCGCCTCTGCCGCGGCCTGCAGGCGCCCCCCTTCCCCGTCCGTCATCGCGACCCCGGCATCGCGGACCTGCGTCTTCTTCCGCTGCTCCGCCGACATCGTCTACGCCCGGCGGGGTGCGGGTCTTCTTTGGGGGGCGAGGAGGCGACAGAAAACAAAACTCCCCACCTCGTACGCTGGGGGAGGGGGGGGGGGTCGGCGGTCCCCCGTGCGGTGCGCGTGTGTGTCTTTTTTTTTCCCCCTCTGCGCCGATCGGGTAGGTCCGGGCGGCCGCGTCGGTAGCCGTGCTCCGTGTGGACGATCGACCCGTCGCCGGGCTCATATAGTCCTCGGGGCGAGCGGGGCGGGGGAAAGAAGGAGGAAGCGGAGGCGGAGCGGTCGACGCCCGGGCGCCCCGGCTCACCGGGGTTCCGCCCCCATGTGGAACTCCATTATGCGCGACCACGCCCCGACGCCCGCGCGTCTGCGTCCGTGGCGGCGGCCCGTTGGTCGCGCCGCCGCCGGCTCCGCCCGTGCGGCATCTCATTAACGCCCGGTGCGGGCGGCTTCCGCTTCCGCCCGCAATGCTAATGAGACCCTCGTTGTAGGCGGGCTCGCTCCCCTGCCCTTCCGTGTTCGCGGTAATGAGATGCCAGCCCCGCGCTCCCGTTGGCCCCGCTGGCCCCCAAGGGGGCCAGCGGGGTTGCCCCATTGGTCCGCGGGGCTCCGCCCCAAAGGGGGCGGGGCCGCAGGGTAAAAGAAGTGAGAACGCGAAGCGTTCGCACTTCGTCCTAATATATATATATTATTAGGACGAAGTGCGAACGCTGGCGCCCTGCCCGACGCCCGCGTCATCCCGCGGGGCTCCGCCCCGAGGCGGGCCCGGACGGGGGGCGGGCCGTTCCTCGCGCACATAAAGGGCCGCTGCCCCGGTCGGCGCCGGACCAGGGCAGCGGCCGCGCGGCGAAGGAGAGAGGCGGCATCGCGAAGGGCCGGAGCGAGACAGAGACGCCGGGAGCCAGCGGGGAACCGACCGACCCGGATCGAATACGGAGACGCGGGCGCATCGGTTCTTTTCTTGTTTACCGCGAGGACCCCCTCCCCCACCCACTCCCGCCTCATCGCAGGTACGGGGGGGGGACCCCGGGGGGGATGGGGGGGGGACCCCGGGGGGGATGGGGGGGGGGACCCCGGGGGGGAGTGGGGGGGGGGACCCCGGGGGGGAGTGGGGGGGGGGGACCCCGGGGGGATGGGGGGGGACCCCAACATCCGCGCTTTCTCGCAGGCCGGACGCCGCATTCGTGGACGGGACACCAGTGTGGGATGTCTTGGGCCCTGAAAACGACGGACAGGTTTCTGGACCTTTCGCGGGGTACGCACCTGACGTATGGCGATGTCTGCGCGGAGATCCATAAAAGGGAACGGGAGGACCGAGAGGCGGCCAGAACCGCAGTGAACGACCCGGAGCTCCCGCTGTTGCGTCCTCCCGTCGTGCGATCGGATCCCGCAATTCGAAATCCAACCCAGCAGACCTGTGGGTGTACTACATCGAACACACGGCAGGGCCGCTTGTTGGCCCTTGATACGATCCCGTCGGTCGTTGGCTGCCCTCTACCCCCACCCAACCAACGCGCCAGCGCTTAGGGTGTGACCCCCATGGCATCCGGGGTTTCCCCGGCCCACGCCCCAACACCGGTTGGGGCGGGCAGCCGAGACCTTTCCTTAAAAGGCACCCCATCCAACGGCATGCAGCCCAGAGGAGCGGACACGCTTGAAGGGCACTCGCTTCCGACCGACGGGCCCCCGCACCGGGGCGGCGACCATGATCCGGCGGCGGGGAAATGTGGAGATTCGGGTGTACTACGAGTCTGTGCGGCCCTCTCGATCCCGAAGCCACCTGAAGCCGTCCGACAATCAAGAATTCCCAGGGCATCACGCGTCCCCAGGGAACCGCGAGTTCCGCGTTCTCCCAGAGAACCCAGGGTCCCTCGCACACCCAGGGACCCACGACCCCCGCGGGTGCCCAGGGAGCCTAGACCCCCACGCGCCCCACGGGAACCCCGCGCGGCTCGCGGGCTTGCATAACCCTGTCCATTATGCCCCCCTCGCCAGCCCGGACCCCTCATCGTTACGCGAAAGCGCGTATGTTCTGCCCCGCGTCGGAATCCATAACGCGCCCGCGTCCGACACCAGGGCCCCAAAGCGTGCCCATTTGCAACACTGCACGGGCCGGTCCCCAGAGCCCCCTGGCTCCGGGTTGTACCCTCTCGATGCCCAGGCCCTCGCGCACCTGCCGACGTTGCCCGCGGACCACCGGGCCTTTTTTCGGACGGTGATCGAGGTGTCCCGCCTGTGTGCTCTCAACACCCACGACCCACCACCGACCCTGGCAGGAGCCAGGGTCGGACAAGAGGCGCAGCTGGTTCATACCCAATGGCTTCGGGCCAACAGAGAGTCCTCTCCGCTGTGGCCCTGGCGGACGGCCGCCATGAATTTTATCGCCGCGGCTGCGCCCTGCGTCCAAACGCATCGCCACATGCACGACCTGCTGATGGCATGCGCCTTTTGGTGCTGTTTGGCGCACGCATCGACGTGTTCCTACGCGGGGCTGTATTCGGCACACTGCCAGCATTTGTTTCATGCGTTTGGGTGCGGGACCCCGGTCCTGACCACGTCCCGGGGACAAGGCGGTCGGTGTAATTAATAATAAAATAGTTAAAATTGATATCGCGTCGTGTGGTGATGCGGGGAGGGGGCAAATGCGTCGTGACTTCAAATGCCAGATGTGGGTGCGGGCGGGGGAATGTATGGGGCCTCCGTCTGGGGCCCGGACCCCGTCCGAGATTCCCTAATATGGAGGAACTGGGTTATTGCACTGGCCTTTCTCTTCCCTTCCCCCCCCCGCGAGATTCCGAAAATTTCTTACCCTTGTTTGCCGTTCCCCCCCCCCCCAAAAAAACAACATCGTAGACCGTAATGACAATCAACCACTTTATTGCGATTAACATACGGACGTGGGTCGCGGCGAGGGATGGGGCGAAGAAGGCGCATGCATCGAGGCGTCATTCAGCGGAGCAACCACATCAAAAGTGCCCCGAACCCGCCAGATAGAAGGGCCACGACGAGACAGGCGATAACCAACCCGACACACCGTGTGCGCCGCCGTCGGCGCCTCAATACCGACTGCTGGCGGCCCATGCGTACGAGGAAGTCGTTGGCGGCCTCGTCTTCGCTTTCCGAGTAGTAGGCTTCTGCCGGGACGGGCGAGGCCGCGGGATAAAGCGGCACCGACGCGTCGGAACGCACCGAGTCTTGGTCGGCAGGCCGGGAGGTCATCGCGGACACGGAAGGGCGCTGGCGGAGGGCCGGATGCGGAGGTGCGGTTGCCGTGACTCACGATTTTTATGAGCTGCGGCAAGGCTGGCCACCGGACCTTTATGTGCCTCGGGCGATTGACGTCACGTAAAACGCAATCCCACACAGGACGGCCCCGAGACCAACCACCCCCCGCAGCCAGCGAACGGCGAGCCAGGTGACGAATTGGGAGGGGGCGTCCACGGCGTGGAGGGCCACGGGAAAGGCCGCGGGGGAGCAGCTGTAAGGTGGTCTGTGGCACGCGGGCACGGTCGGCACCTCGCCGGGCGGCCGGGTCTTCGGCGGGTCCCCGCGTGCGTCCGCGATGGCAATTAGTTCATCCCCGACGTCCGCGTTGTCATAAGACGCCTTACCACAGGACGGACGAATAGGAGGCCTGGGAGTGACGACGTCCCGGGCTTCCCGAACCAAAGGTTGTGAGCGGGCGGCGAGATTTACGCCCCTCGCTATTGGGGTATACAGACGGAGCCGTTGGTGATAAGATCTCAAAGCCGGATCCATTTGTGGAGGGAGAGTCGGGTCTCTCCGGGGGGTCCTGCCACGGGGACCCGTCGCGCTCCCCCTCGCTGTCCGAGCTCCAGTCCGCGTACAGCTCGCTGTCCGCCACGCGAATGTAAGTGGGGCCCGTCGCCGAGGCCCGGCTTTTAACCGCCCGCCAGGAGCGCCTGCGCCAGCAGGTCATGCACGCCCACACGGACAGCCCGAGGGCGGCCAGCAACAGGGCCGCCCCCAGCACCACCCCGAGTCGCAGTGGGCCGCGTGCGGAGGGCGCGGGCTGGGGGGCTCTCACATGTGGGCGGGTGGGCTCGACGGACTGGGGTTGGCGCTGGGGGAGGTGCTGTTCCACCACCGCGTTCCGGTACTGCGCCGCGGTGCTGATGATAATGTGGCCCCAGGCGTGGATATGATCGTTCACGTACACCACGCACAGGTAGAGGCCGGCGTGTTGGGGGGAGGCGTGCTGGAATTCCAGGTTGACGGTGGAGGCCAGCCACGCCAACCCCGGGACCGGTTCCATGCGAGCCTCGGCAAAACATCGCGGGGGGGGCGTAGTCCTGGAACAACCGGCGTAGCTGCGGACCGCCAGGCGGTACGCCCAGGAACTTACGGCACACGGCGCGTCGGCCGGGGATAGACACTCCGGAAGCTGCGGGTGATACAGACAAGCTTCGTATATCCGCATCTCGGCGCACGAGGACGGCACGTCAAACCGCATCCAGACGACGTCCATGGCGTACGGACCGTCGTCGTGGGCGATGGCGTGGATGGAGACGTTCGTACCAAACGTCTCCCCGGGGGCAAACAGAATGGCCCCCGGGGTCTCCATATGGACCGTTACCCCGCGCACGTGGGACACCTCGGGAATAACACGAGGGTGCATCGGGGGGGCGACGGGAGGGGGTGTGGGGGGAACGCTGACAGGCGGGCGTTCGCTCGCGCCTGTGTCGTCTTCGTCGTAGTCGTCGGGGGTTGGGGTCGGTACCGGGGCAGGCTCCACGACCAGAACCACCGACGCCACTTGGCGCGCCTCGTCGCTTAGGCCGACCACGGAAAGGGTGTACAGACCGCTGTCCGCCTCCCGGGCCCCGTAGATGACCAGACTCTCGTTGACCACGGCCACGCGATCGTGCCACGCCAACTCCGAGTACAGCCCCCCGTTCCCCGTGGGGAACGGGGGACTATATGCTATCGCGAGCGGTTCCGGGGCGCGCATGCACGCCGCGTCCACGACCGTCTCGAGCACCCGTCTGGGTGGCCACAGCGCCACCCACGACGGGCGCAAGGGACCGCAGGCATCCAGGGGTTCCGCGGCCCACAGGAGTTTGTGGGCCCGGATGCGTTCCCCTTGCCCCGTGGGCGCCGGAAGCAACATCACGTCCTCGCCAGAGTGTACCCGTTTCCAGGACGTTTTGGGCGCTGCCGCCAGGCACGATACAACACACACTCCAACAAAAAACACCAACCCGGCCCCGCGAGCCATGTTTTTGCGGCAGGAGCCGTCGGTCGGGGCAGATCGGAGACTAGCTGACGGCGGCGCACCAAGTCACCCGAAGACACAGAGACGGAGCGGCGACTCCTTAAATGCGCGGCGGGCCCCTCTGACACTACCCCCTTTCTTTTCTTCCCCCCGGCCCCGCCCATCCATTACCCGCCTCCCATGCCATCCGGGGAATGACGAACGATCACAAAGGGATCAAACACACGCATATAGGTAAATAACATCGGTTTATTGGGGAGGGGGAAAAAATAACCACGATGCTGGCGGTGGTGTGGGCCCACCAAACGGCCCACTTTGATCTATACCTGTTGGGGGGTGGTCGGGCCATTGTGGGGCCGAGGACTGACGGACACCAGCACAACTGGAACTGGCTCCGATTCCTCAGCTATCGCCGTTAGGGAAGGCAGGGTCGTGGATGACGACGAACGGCGTCGGGGTTTCGGGGGGGTGTTTGGATGGGATCGAAGCTCGGCTCCAAGGCGGGCCATGGCCGCCTCGTTGACCGCGCAGGAAACGCCTCCGGGGACGTGGGGGTTGTAAATCTGGCCGCGGGGGCGCCTGTATCGGCGCTGACATCTATGGATGAAGCAGATACAGCTGCCCAGAAACACAAAGGCAATAATGGACGCCGGTATGGCGATCTGAATTACCTGGGCTACGGTTAGCCTGTGTCTCGAGTCGCGGGCCGATCGCGTGGAATTGGGCGGGGCTCTCTCGCCGCCCACGGGCGCGGGCGTCTCTGTGTCCCCGGGGGTGGGGGTCGGGTCTCGGGGGGAGGAAGGGAACGTCGTTGTTCGTGGAGGGGTGGGTCTGGAGGCTCCGGGGGTGTATATGCTCGAGGGCCCCAGGCGCGGGGCCGAAAAGGGAAGCTGCGCCGGATCACAAGAGCCGTAGTTCGAGCCGTTATACACAAACGTCCCGTTGGTGGAGAGCGCCACCCCCAAAACAAACAGGCTGGCGTTCGTCGCACTGCCGACCCATACGCGCAGGACGTACAGACCGGCGTAGTCGCGCGTTGCCCTTCGAACCCGCAGAAGCGGCTGCCGCACCAGACCCAGCTCCAGGGTAGGATACGCGGGGCTGTGGGCGTGGTGCGTCGAGCGACACAAGGTGAACGCCGCGGCGGGGCGGCGGGGGCACGCGGTCAACGTGACCACGTGTACAACGCGGGGGCAGTGGTTCCCCAGGGGGTAGTGAAACAGCTCGATGATGCCGTCGTAGTAGTTTGTGCGGGGAGCCTGGGCCCCCACAAAATGAAGCTCCCCAAACACGCGCAGGTCTTCTTCCACGAAGCTCTGGGGCCCCACGGCCCCGGCGTCCACGAATGAGTCTGAGACCAGACTGATCGTGGGGCCGCGGACAACCAGGCCGGTGGTGCAGACCCACAGGCCCAGGATCACCAGGCCCTGCAGCGAGTGGCCGGGCATGCCGGAATCGGACGGGTCGAGGTGGCTGTGGGCGCGGTGGCTAACCGTGGGGACAAGGTGCGCGCCCCACGCTCCCGGCCTATGGACTGTCCTCTTTCCCCTCCTTCGAGACTCCCTTTATGCGGAGTTCAGGTCCCACCCAGATACCCCAGCCACCCTCCCACATGTGCCCAGGTACACGGGAGCGGGAAACTCCTCTAGTAAAACAATGGCTGGTGCGAGGGTGTCTGGTCGTCATCCCGGATGTGAGGGAGACGTAGGCGCTTGGGGGCATTTCGTGCGCGGCGGCGTACCCAAAACGCAATACCGCCAATGGCCAGCGCCGCCAGGGTACCGCCGGCCAGCGCACCGACGATCAGGCCCGTGTTGTTGGGGGTGGCGTGGGCGTGGTGCGGTGCGACGTCCTGGATCGACGGGATGTGCCAGTTTGGGGGGATCTGCGAAGACACTGTCCCGGCGGGATCCTCTAAGAGGGCCGAGTCCTCGGGGTCTTCCGGGACGAGTTCAGGTTGCGTGGCGTTGGTGGTATCGGACAGCTCCGGTGGTAGCAGGGTGCTGGTGTACGGGGGCTTGGGGCCGTGCCATCCGGCGATTTTTAAGCTGTATAGGGCGACGGTGCGTTGGTTTTCGGGGATAAAGCGGGGTAGCATCCCGATGCTGTCGACCGTCACGCCCTGTTGGTAGGCCTTAGAGGTGAGGCACGCTGCCGGGGGGATGCGCAGGGGGAGAGCGTACTTGCAGGAGCCGCGGGCCCGGTGCTCCAGGATAAATTGTGTGATCTCCGTCCAGTCGTTTATTTTCACGAGCCGCAGGTACGTACCCGCGGTCTCAAAGGCGGGGGCGTGCATCAGGAATCCCAGGTTATCCTCGCTGACGGCGCTAAAGCTGTCATAGTAGCTCCAGCGGGGCTGCGTTCGGATGGGGCAGACCCCCAACGACTTGTTGTAGGGACACTCGGTGTATTCCATAACCGTGATGGGGATAGCGCAATTGTCTCCCATGCGAAACCAGGCGATGGTCAGGTTGTATGGGTGCTTTCGGACATCGTCCGAAGCCCCGCGTACGATCTGGGGGGCCTCCGATGGAGCATGTAGTAGCACGCTGCGGCAGGCGCGTTCCAGCACCGCGTAGTACACAGTGATCGGGATGCTGGGGGGCTGAAACGGGTCCTGCAGGCCCGGCTGGATGTGGTAAACACGCTTCACCCCGGGGGGGTCGGTCAGCTGGTTCAAAACCGGAAGGTTTTTCCCGCGAAATCGATTGGGGTCGGCCATCTTAAGCGAGGGGTCTGCTAAGGCGTATTTGGCGCCGACGACGTGGAGTCCCATCGTGACGACTAGCAGGGCCGCTGCCCCAACGCCGGAGGCCAAACACCTCATGCCGTAATACGCGATGCACAAGAAAAACGGCGGTTGGTCGTTTGCACTGCAGCTTATGACCGAACACCACACCGACCCCGGGTTTTAAACACAAAGACCCTATTATACTCCTCCTCCTCGTAAAAATGGAACCTCCCCTCTGGGGGTGATTTGTTTGCATGTGTGGTCGAATCGGAGTATGGTGGTGCGGTCGGTCTGCCATAACCCCCCCCCCCATTGTGGGGTGGGTTGCGAGTTTGATGCGTTTTTTGGGGTTTTCCCCCCCCCCCCGTTGGTATGCTTGGTGATCGCCGGATTATTTCGTCCTTCCCCTCAACCCATGCCATGCATGGGTTGTGTGACACCAAAGTTATATTACCGAACGCTCCATAGCTTCTGTACCCCGGGCACCCGACACACAATCGGGGTGATGGGGTGGGGGGAGGTCAGAAAGGCGAAAAATTATGGGGCAAATTGGCCCGCGTGGAGGGCAGGAACTCGCCAACTCGCGACCCAGGCGACGCAGGACCTCGAGTATACACGCCATCCCCAGAAGCATGAGACACAACCCCCCCACAATGAGGGGGACGGCAAAGCCCCCGGAACGGATGAGTGGGGGGTGCGTGGGGAGGCGTGTGGTCGCGTTTGTTGTATCGAATACAGGGCCGGGAGGTGCGGCTACGACAACAGCACACCCAAGGATTCCTACAATCCCCCAGGTCCGGACGGCATACCGATCCATTGAGACCAACAACAGGAACGACCCACGGCGGTGGTCGAGGTTTTGGTTGTCCGGGGACCCGGGTGACTTCGTCTGGGGCTTTGCTCTGTGTGGCCAAAAATTGGGCGTCTCGAAGGCCCCGGGACACGTCTTTTAAAAGAATCTGTCATCCACTGATACCTCCCCCACCCCCCCCGTACCCAGCCCCACAAAACACAGACAGACTCACATATCCGATTGACGTCACAGGTTTATTGTCCGGGTCGTGACATTTGGTTGCTGACCCCTTTCTCGCCCTTTATCGTTTCTCTCCCCAACCCCCCCCCCCCCTAATCCCGCTCGGGAGGCAGGCATACGTAACGCACGCTCTGGTGCGCGTATCGCCTCCGCCCCGACCGGCCGCGCCAAAGTTGTGCTGCCAAGGCAACCAGACCGACGAACGCCACCGTGTGGATGGTTGTGCTGATGATAAACAGGATATCTAGAGCGGGGGAGGCCGTTAAGAACGAGAACAGGGGGATGTGTTGGGGTGTGGGGACCAAGGGTATGTCCTTAGCGGGGGCTTGGGTGGGGGGGCGAGGCGTGCTGGGGGCGAGCGGCCCAAGAATTCCTGGCGGTAGCGTGGGGCGGATGGGCCTGGGGTACGCGGGGGGTTTATTGGTGCTCGGAGTTTGGAAGGCGGGGCCGGTGTCGCTGTCGTCCTCGGGGGGTTCGCCGTCCCCGGCGCCCTCATAATCCTCGGGTCCGCCGCGATGTTTGGGGGGTGGGGGGGCTGGCGAGCCGGGGGGAGCGTCCGTGGGTCCGTGTGGGTGCATCTTTGGACCCGTTGGGGGGGTACGGGCAGTGCCCCGGGTTCCGGGCGGGGCGGTGGTCGTGGCGACCGAAACGTTGGCTGCCAGGGGCCCCGGCACGGTAGCGGGAGGCGAGGCGGGGAGGGGGGAATTGGCCGTGGGTGTGGCGGGGTCGCCGACCGAACCCGGGGTTGCGGGTTCGGTCGGGGTTGTTTGGTGCCCCGGAGTCGTGGGGCGGGGGGAAGCGTGGGTAGACGTGGGTGGGGGGCTCGTGGGGGCTTGTGTGGTGGGGGGCGTTTTCGCTACGGGGATGCCGCTGGTGTTTGTGCGATCGACCCCGGGTGTTGCCGCCGTGGCGGGGACTGGCGAGGACGAGGGCGACGGCTCCGCGGAGGCCGTCGCTGGCTGGGAGGCGACTGCCGCTTCCTCCGGCGTAGCGGCGGGCGTTGCGGTTTGCGTGGCCATCTCGCCGGGTGGAGTGGTTGCGGGGGCGGTTGGTTCCGCGCTTGGGTCGACGGAGGGCGCGATGGTGGTGGCTGACACAGAGAGGGGCGCCTCCTCCGTGGTGGAGATAGGCGAATCGGAGGACGCGTTCTCCATTAAGGCCATGAGGCGCCGTCCGATTCGGGGGGCCCGAACGCCGGGGTCGACCCCCTTGGGGTTTGTCCGCAGGGCCCGTCGAAACCGCGGGCGGGGTGGGAAAGGGGCATGCGGACCGTCATCTAGTGCCCCGGGGGCCCAATGGGGTGGCACGACCCCGACGTCTCCCGGGGGTCGTGCCATCCGAGTAAACGTGTGGCCGGTAATCCCCACCAGCAGGCTCTGTGGAGCAAATGCGACGCGTGGGAGGTCGCTGGGGGTGGCGGGCGTCTGTGGGGGCAGACAGCGCTCCCGGAAACGCAGGCCACGAAACCCGGGGTTGGGGGCGGAATACCATACCGGGGGCACCGAGCGCCACGGGTGGCCCGCGGGGACCGGGGGAACGCACGGGCCGCCCGCCGCACGCACCGCCTGTGGGGGAGCGGTGGGGCCAGGGCCCTCCCCTCCCACCTCTACCCACAACCGACCGACGTGCAGCTCGCCGCCGAGTTCGATCTGGTACTCGAAGGTCTCCGCGGCGCGGTCCCAGATCGGCACCAGCAGGGAAGCATTTACGAGAGCGTACCTGGTCGGAGGCCCGCCACCCTGGTACGTGTACGTGTACGCCTCACACGTCTTTGGGGACGGCGGCTCGCCGCCGCGACACCCTCCATACTGCCGAAGGAGGATGGGCTGACGGCACGTGCGGGTGAGCCGGTAGTACGTCACATGGGCCGCATACGTTACGTTGGGTGCGCCAAATCCGCGTATCGGCGGCGCCAGCAGAACAAGCCCCCCCGTGAGGAACGACCGGCCCCGGGGCTCGTGACGAACGACGCACCGGGGCCGGTGTCGTCGCTCTGCGTCCGCGGAACCCAAGGGCCCGGGATCGTCCAATCGGGGATAGGCATAACAATATTGAGCCACGGGGGAACCTCCCGGGAAAACAACATCGTCGTTGGGGGGGTTAATTGGACCGGGGACACCCGACCCACCGCGTGTCCCCGGAAGACCGGAAAGAACAAAAAGGAAAAGCAACTTGGGAGCGATGGCGTGCATGACGCCGGGCGGCAAGTTGCCAAAAACACCAAAGCCCGAGGGCCGCGTCTTTTTGTGCAAAACCTCTAAACAGCCCCCCCCCCTCCACGCCCCACGGGGGGGGGTCACTTAGGGTGAAACAGCGGCAGGCGCAGCAACTCCGCGGCGCTCGGGCGGAGCGCCGCGTCAAAGGTAAGAGCTTTGCAGATGAGATATTCGACGTCTGTGTGGATTTTGTAGTAGCGGGTCCACGCCGGTCGGGTCCACGCCGGACGATTGTTCCCGGCCGCCCGCGAGCGGTAGTGCGCTGTGAGGCGCGATTCCGCATGCGTCGGAAACTCGTCGACGTGTACCTGAGCCTGTCGGATGATGCGAGCGATCTGGCTGTCGCACGGCCGCCTTTCGGGGTCGCGTGGGGCCGAGAACAAGGACGCGTTGTGGACGGCGGTCTCGAAGATCACCAGGCCGGCGCTCCAAATGTCGATAACCTGGGTATACGGATCCCCGGCCAGAACCTCGGGGGCATTTGTATCGATAGTGCCTGCGATCCCGTACTGAAAGGGGCTCGATCGACACCCTCGCACAAAGCACGCCGCCCCAAAGTCCCCCAGACAGATGTTCTCGGGGGTGTTGATGAAGATGTTCTCGGTCTTAATATCGCGGTGGATGATGCCTTCGCGGTGGACGTAGTCGATGGCGCTCAAGAGCTGCCGGGAGACCGCGGCTATCTGTAGGTGGCCCAACGGAGACGGGCGCTTGCTCAGATAGGTATACAGGTCGGATTGATACTTGGGAAGAACCAAACACGTGACCCCGGAAACGACGTGCAGGTCCAGGAGGGGCAGGATCGCGGGGTGGTCCAGGCGTCTCAGCAGCCGTGCCTCGTGGCTCGTGCTGGCGTACCACCCCGCCTTGACTATCACCCGCTGGGGGTAGTCCGGGTGGCTGCTATCAAAGACACACCCCTCGGACCCCGGGATGAGCGCTCCATGGATTGTGAATCCCAGCCCGGTCACCAGTTTGGCCAGGGTCGAAGGGGGCTTGCACCCGCGGCTGATGGCCCGAAGTGCCTCCCGGTCCATGGTGTCGAGCTCTTCCGGGGTGAACCCCGTGGCCCCAACCTTGGTGCTGTCGCATGTCCGGACGTCGGAGTGGGCTGCGCGACACGGAACAGGAAGATGGCCGCCGTCCCCGGGTAGGGGGGCGGTCGAAACCATGGACAGAAAACGCCCCTCCGCGTAGTCGTCCGGGTATGCCACGTCATCCGGGGCGTCATCGTCGGCCTCTCCTCCCTCCTCTGCGCCTGCGGCGTCCACGATGGGGTAGTCCTCGTCGCTGTGCATCTGGGCCAAGATCTCCTGCAGCTGACGCAGGCGCGCAGCCTCCCCGGGGGATGGTGGGCGGGAAGGGTGAATGGTTTCCGGGGACCCAGAGGCCAGGTACGCATCCTCCGCAGGGGTATAAAAGGTGCCCGACGGGAAGACCGGGGCCGTCTTTGTCTCCGGCGGGACGGACGCCTCCTGTCTCTTGTCGGGTCTACCGTAGACCCGACAAAACTTACGACAGGCCATTCGCCGCGTCGCGCGTGCCAACCAACGAGCACCCCGAGCGACGGGCCCCGGTGTTTTAAGAAGCGGCAGTTTGCCGACACACCCCCCCCACTGCCCCCGCCCCCTATACCCGGCACGTCAGATTATCCGGGATACCTAGCCAACCAAACAAGGCGCGTGCGAACGGGCCGTGTGATAGCAAGCAGCCCCCCCAGTCCGCACGCCGTTCCGCCGGGTACAGTTCCACAAACGGGCAAGTGAGCGAAAATCGGACCACGGGCCTAATATACCGACATGGGCGTTGTTGTTGTAAGTGTGGTCACCCTCCTAGACCAACGAAACGCCCTGCCACGGACTTCCGCCGACGCCAGCCCGGCGTTGTGGAGTTTTCTGCTTCGGCAATGCCGAATCCTGGCCTCCGAGCCTTTGGGAACCCCGGTGGTCGTTCGCCCGGCAAACCTTCGAAGGCTGGCCGAGCCTCTGATGGACTTGCCCAAATCCACCCGACCGATCGTGCGAACCCGCTCCTGTCGCTGCCCCCCAAACACCACGACGGGCCTGTTTGCGGAGGACGACCCCTTGGAAAGCATCGAGGTTTTGGATGCCCCTGCGTGTTTTCGGCTTCTCCACAGAGAGCACCCCGGCCCCCACCGTCTATATCACTTGTGGGTGGTCGGGGCGGCGGACCTGTGTGTGCCGTTTTTCGAGTATGCACAAAAAACCCGGCTGGGGTTTCGCTTCATCGCCATCAAGACCACCGATGCGTGGGTGGGGGAACCGTGGCCCCTGCCCGATCGGTTTTTGCCCGAGCGGACCATGTCGTGGACCCCGTTCCCCGCAGCGCCTAACCACCCCCTGGAAACTCTCCTCAGTCGATACGAATACCAATACGGCGTGGTGGTGCCCGGCCCCGGCGAACGGGAACGCAGCTGTCTTCGTTGGCTACGGTCCCTCGTAGCTCCTCACAACAAACCCCGCCCCGCGTCATCCCGCCAGCATCCGGCGTCCCACCCCACGCAGCGCCCGTGTTTTGCGTGCATGAGTCGATCCGAAATACCCAATGAGCCCCCCTGGCCGACGGGGGACGACCCCCAGAACCCCGGGCCCCCGCTGGCCATTGACGGCGAGCGGCCTCCGTTATCCCACATTTGCTATCCGATCACCACCCTCTAAACCCCCCCCCGATGCTAATAAAACCCTGCGTCCCATTACACGTACGAGCGGTATCGTGTTTTTTTTTTCTGTTCCTTTCCCCCACCCCCAGAAAAACCAGACACTCAGACACAAAAGCTTCCGTCTAGGTCGTTTATTTTGCGTTTGGCAAACACACCGGATTGGGGTCCCGTGCTCATGGCCGGAGAAATGTGTGGCCGCAGGGATAGGGACAGGCGGTGGGGAAGCGCATTTTCCGACACCCGTCCTTACGTTCGGGTGCTTCTGTTGCGCGACACGCGCCCGGGGCAGGTAGGCCAGGGCGTTCGACGGAGCTGGTGTCGGCGACGACCGCAGACAGCCAGGGCTGGGAGCCCTCCTCGGACGTCCAGTCAAACGTCCCAAACTCACACTCCAACCGAGCCGCGATAGCCCCGCCGGACGCGGGTTCCGGGTTCTCTCGGCCGGCCGGGGAGGGCCCCCCCTCCGTGTCGGAATGGGACGCGAGGGTATCGTCCGAGTCCGTCGCGTCCGATATCTCATCATCACTCGTCGAGCCGCCGTTAGTCTCGAGATTGCCAACATCACACTCGGGGCCGTAACGCCTAGCATCCAGACAGGGAAGCTCGCACACGGGCTCGGCGGTGGGTTCAAAACGCGACTCGACCTCCCGGATTGCGTTTCGCAGGCGCACGTCCCAGGTCCCGCCCGAGATTTGCAGCAGGCGTCCCCATGTGCGCGGACCCAGGCGGGTCCGGCAGTATCCCATGAGGTAGCAGTCTCGCACCAGGTGGCGCAGGCGGTTGGCGCTGCCGTGCGGGTTTGGGGCGGCACGCATGATCCGAAAGAGTTGGTTGACACACTGGCGTATGTAATGCAGATCAAGAGTCCAGGCGGCTTCGCTCCGCAGTCGGGCCTGGCGCGCAGAGCGCCGCGGTGCGGCTGCGCGATTCCCGGAAGACTGGACCGAGGCCTGGGATTGCGTTGCGCGGAGAGGTCTGTTTCTCCACACTTCGGGAAAAATCACACCCGCGCACCGATCTGGGGAGCTCGTTAAACGCAGGTTTACTCGGGGTCGCTTGGGTTTACTGGGGGGAGTGCCAACCGACCAGCCGTCTGACACATCATCGTCCGACGGCCCCGTTCCCTCCGATTCCGTCCCCGTGGTCGATTCTGCCGACAGATCCAAAAAATACCTCCCCCCGAGCCCACGCGGGGATGCACGGCGCCCGCTGCGTAGGTCTCCCGCCTCATCCTCAGACGACTCGGTTGAGGAGGATTCTGTTTCTGTGTCGGGCTCACCCTCAGATCCCGACGCGATGGGGAGGGCGGGACGTCGGCGCTTCCGTGAACCCGGAGGTGGGGATGAGGGAGCATGAGCCACGGGCGTCGTGTTGAGCGCGGACGGGTCCGAGGGGATGTCTGCCATAGTGGCGACGCCCTGGCAAGGCCGACCAGACAAGCCCGGGTTCCTTTCCCGTAGGTTCCGTGGGCGTCCCAGGAAGGTGTCGTTCGCCAGTTCCCACACTGGTGTCCCGTCCACGAATGCGGCGTCCGGCCTGCGAGAAAGCGCGGATGTTGGGGTCCCCCCCCATCCCCCCGGGGTCCCCCCCCCCCACTCCCCCCCGGGGTCCCCCCCCCCACTCCCCCCCGGGGTCCCCCCCCCCATCCCCCCCGGGGTCCCCCCCCCATCCCCCCCGGGGTCCCCCCCCCGTACCTGCGATGAGGCGGGAGTGGGTGGGGGAGGGGGTCCTCGCGGTAAACAAGAAAAGAACCGATGCGCCCGCGTCTCCGTATTCGATCCGGGTCGGTCGGTTCCCCGCTGGCTCCCGGCGTCTCTGTCTCGCTCCGGCCCTTCGCGATGCCGCCTCTCTCCTTCGCCGCGCGGCCGCTGCCCTGGTCCGGCGCCGACCGGGGCAGCGGCCCTTTATGTGCGCGAGGAACGGCCCGCCCCCCGTCCGGGCCCGCCTCGGGGCGGAGCCCCGCGGGATGACGCGGGCGTCGGGCAGGGCGCCAGCGTTCGCACTTCGTCCTAATAATATATATATATTAGGACGAAGTGCGAACGCTTCGCGTTCTCACTTCTTTTACCCTGCGGCCCCGCCCCCTTTGGGGCGGAGCCCCGCGGACCAATGGGGCAACCCCGCTGGCCCCCTTGGGGGCCAGCGGGGCCAACGGGAGCGCGGGGCTGGCATCTCATTACCGCGAACACGGAAGGGCAGGGGAGCGAGCCCGCCTACAACGAGGGTCTCATTAGCATTGCGGGCGGAAGCGGAAGCCGCCCGCACCGGGCGTTAATGAGATGCCGCACGGGCGGAGCCGGCGGCGGCGCGACCAACGGGCCGCCGCCACGGACGCAGACGCGCGGGCGTCGGGGCGTGGTCGCGCATAATGGAGTTCCACATGGGGGCGGAACCCCGGTGAGCCGGGGCGCCCGGGCGTCGACCGCTCCGCCTCCGCTTCCTCCTTCTTTCCCCCGCCCCGCTCGCCCCGAGGACTATATGAGCCCGGCGACGGGTCGATCGTCCACACGGAGCACGGCTACCGACGCGGCCGCCCGGACCTACCCGATCGGCGCAGAGGGGGAAAAAAAAAGACACACACGCGCACCGCACGGGGGACCGCCGACCCCCCCCCCCTCCCCCAGCGTACGAGGTGGGGAGTTTTGTTTTCTGTCGCCTCCTCGCCCCCCAAAGAAGACCCGCACCCCGCCGGGCGTAGACGATGTCGGCGGAGCAGCGGAAGAAGACGCAGGTCCGCGATGCCGGGGTCGCGATGACGGACGGGGAAGGGGGGCGCCTGCAGGCCGCGGCAGAGGCGACAGGCAGCCCCGGATCTCCGGATCCCGCCGACGGACCGCCGCCCACCCCGAACCCGGGCCGTCGCCCCGACGCGCGGTCGTTCGGGTGGCACGGTGAGCCGGAGGACAACAACGAAGACGACGCCGGGGCTGCCGTCGACGACTCGACCGCGGACGACGTCGTCTCGCCGCGGCAGCTGGCCCTGTTGGCCTCGATGGTGGAGGAGGCCGTTCGGACGATCCCGTCGCCCCCCCCGGAGCGCGACGGCGCGGAAGAAGAAGCAGCCCGCTCTCCTTCTCCGCCGCGGACCCCCTCCATCCGCGCCGGTTATGGCGACGAGCACGCCGACGACGACGACGACGACGACGACGACGACGATGCCGGCCGCTGGGACCGCGGACCGGAGACGGTGCCGGTCCGCGGGGCGTACCCGGACCCCATGGCCAGCCTGTCGCCGCGACCCCCGGCGCCTCGCCGCCGCCGCCGCCGCCGGCGCTCGGCTGCCTCTGACTCATCGAACTCCGGATCCTCGTCGGCGTCCTCCGCCTCTTCCTCCTCCTCCTCCTCATCGGCGTCCGCCTCCTCGTCGGACGACGACGACGACGACGCCGCCGCCAACGCCGCAGACCACGACGCGGGCGGGGCCCTCGGCGAGGACGACGGGGCGGGGGTCCCCGCAGGGGCACCGCCCCCGCCCCGGCCGAGCCCACCCAAGGCCGCGACCAAGGCCGGGGCGCCGGCAAGGACCCCCGCGGCGACCGCGGGCCGCCTGGAGCGCCGCAGGGCCCGCGCGGCGGTGGCCGGCCGCGACGCCACGGGCCGCTTCACGGCCGGGCGGCCCAGGCGGGTCGAGCTGGACGCCGACGCGGCCTCCGGCGCCTTCTACGCGCGCTACCGCGACGGGTACGTCAGCGGGGAGCCGTGGCCCGGAGCCGGACCCCCGCCCCCGGGGCGCGTGCTGTACGGCGGCCTGGGCGACAGCCGCCCCGGCCTCTGGGGGGCGCCCGAGGCGGAGGAGGCGCGGGCCCGGTTCGAGGCCTCGGGCGCCCCGGCGCCCGTGTGGGCGCCCGAGCTGGGCGACGCGGCGCAGCAGTACGCCCTGATCACGCGGCTGCTGTACACGCCGGACGCGGAGGCGATGGGGTGGCTCCAGAACCCGCGCGTGGCACCCGGGGACGTGGCGCTGGACCAGGCCTGCTTCCGGATTTCGGGCGCGGCGCGCAACAGCAGCTCCTTCATCTCCGGCAGCGTGGCGCGGGCCGTGCCCCACCTGGGGTACGCCATGGCGGCGGGCCGCTTCGGCTGGGGCCTGGCGCACGTGGCGGCCGCCGTGGCCATGAGCCGCCGCTACGACCGCGCGCAGAAGGGCTTCCTGCTGACCAGCCTGCGCCGCGCCTACGCGCCCCTGCTGGCGCGCGAGAACGCGGCGCTGACCGGGGCGCGGACCCCCGACGGCCGCGGCGGCGAGGACGACGGCGCCGACGCCGACGGGGCGGCGGGCCGCCCTCGGGCGTCGTCGCCGCCGGCCGACGAGCGCGCGGTGCCCGCCGGCTACGGCGCCGCGGGGGTGCTCGCCGCCCTGGGGCGCCTGAACACCGCGCCCGCCTCCGCTGCGGCCGAGGACGGCGGCGGCGGCGGCGGCGACGACGACGCCGGCCGGCGCGCGGAGGCCGGCCGCGTGGCCGTGGAGTGCCTGGCCGCCTGCCGCGGAATCCTGGAGGCGCTGGCGGAGGGCTTCGACGGCGACCTGGCGGCCGTGCCGGGGCTGGCCGGGGCCCGGCCCGCCGGGCCCCCGCGCCCGGAGGGGCGGCCGCCCCCGGGGCCCACGACCGCCCCGCCGCACGCCGACGCGCCCCGCCTGCGCGCGTGGCTGCGCGAGCTGCGGTTCGTGCGCGACGCGCTGGTGCTGATGCGCCTGCGCGGGGACCTGCGCGTGGCCGGCGGCAGCGAGGCCGCCGTGGCCGCCGTGCGCGCCGTGAGCCTGGTCGCCGGGGCCCTGGGCCCGGCCCTGCCGCGGAGCCCGCGCCTGCTGAGCTCCGCCGCCGCCGCCGCCGCGGACCTGCTGTTCCAGAACCAGAGCCTGCGCCCCCTGCTGGCCGACACCGTCGCCGCGGCCGACTCGCTCGCGGCGGCCGCGCCGCGGGAGGGGCGCAAGCGCAAGAGCCCCGCCCCGGCCAGGGCGCCGCCCGGCGGCGCCCCGCGACCCCCGAAGAAGAGCCGCGCGGACGCCCCCGCGGGCGCCCCGCGCCCCGCGTCCCCGGCCGCGGGGGCCGAGCCCCCCGCCCCGCCGCCGCGCCCCCCGCGCCCCGCGGCGCTGACCCGCCGGCCCGCCGAGGGCCCCGACCCGCGCGGCGGCTGGCGGCGCCAGCCGCCGGGGCCCAGCCACACGCCGGCGCCCTCCGCCGCCGCCCTGGAGGCCTACTGCGCCCCGCGGGCCGTGGCCGAGCTCACGGACCACCCGCTCTTCCCCGTCCCGTGGCGCCCGGCCCTCATGTTCGACCCGCGGGCGCTGGCCTCGCTGGCCGCGCGCTGCGCCGGCGCGCCCCCGGGGGGCCCCGCCACCTTCGGCCCCCTGCGCGCCTCGGGCCCGCTGCGCCGCGCGGCGGCCTGGATGCGCCAGGTGCCCGACCCGGAGGACGTGCGCGTGGTGATCCTGTACTCGCCGCTGCCGGGCGAGGACCTGGCCTCGGGCCGCGCCGGAGGCGGGCCCCCCCCGGAGTGGTCCGCCGAGCGCGGCGGGCTGTCCTGCCTGCTGGCGGCCCTGGGCAACCGGCTCTGCGGGCCCGACACGGCCGCCTGGGCGGGCAACTGGACCGGCGCCCCCGACGTCTCGGCGCTGGGCGCGCAGGGCGTGCTGCTGCTGTCCACGCGGGACCTGGCCTTCGCCGGGGCCGTGGAGTTCCTGGGGCTGCTGGCCGGCGCCTCCGACCGCCGGCTGATCGTCGTCAACGCCGTGCGCGCCGCGGACTGGCCCGCCGACGGGCCCGTGGTCTCGCGGCAGCACGCCTACCTGGCGTGCGAGGTGCTGCCCGCCGTGCAGTGCGCCGTGCGCTGGCCGGCGGCGCGGGACCTGCGCCGCACCGTGCTGGCCTCCGGCCGCGTGTTCGGGCCGGGGGTCTTCGCGCGCGTGGAGGACGCGCACGCGCGCCTGTACCCCGACGCGCCGCCGCTGCGCCTCTGCCGCGGGGCCAACGTGCGGTACCGCGTGCGCACGCGCTTCGGCCCCGACACGCTGGTGCCCATGTCCCCGCGCGAGTACCGCCGCGCCGTGCTTCCGGCGCTGGACGGCCGGGCCGCGGTCTCGGGGGCCGGCGACGCCATGGCGCCCGGCGCGCCGGACTTCTGCGAGGACGAGGCGCACTCGCACCGCGCGTGTGCGCGCTGGGGCCTGGGCGCGCCGCTGCGGCCCGTCTACGTGGCGCTGGGGCGCGACGCCGTGCGCGGCGGCCCGGCCGAGTTGCGCGGGCCGCGGCGGGAGTTCTGCGCGCGCGCGCTTCTGGAGCCCGACGGCGACGCGCCCCCGCTGGTGCTGCGCGACGACGCGGACGCGGGCCCGCCCCCGCAGATACGCTGGGCGTCGGCCACGGGCCGCGCGGGCACGGTGCTGGCGGCGGCGGGCGGCGGCGTGGAGGTGGTGGGGGCCGCCGCGGGGCTGGCGACGCCGCCGAGGCGCGAGCCCGTGGACATGGACGCGGAGCTGGAGGACGACGACGGACTGTTTGGGGAGTGACGGGGCGGGGGCTGGGGTGGGCACGGGGGTTGGGGGCATGTGTGTAAACCAGGAAGAGCGATGTTTGTGTGCACGTTGGAGAAATAAAGAACGAGACAGACGATGACGAACAGCGTTGTGCGGTTTATTTGGGGGTGGGGGTTGGGGGTTGGGGTGGGGCGACGCTGCGTCTCGAGCGCCCGCGGGGGGTCTGGGTCTCTGACCTGAGTGGAGGGACGGAGGTCAGGAGGCCCGAGCCCCCCCAGGGGAGCCAGAGGGAGACGGGAGGGGGGGAGAGGCAGGGGGAGAGGGAGACGGGAGGGGGGGAGAGGCAGGGGGAGAGGGAGACGGGAGGGGGGGGAGAGGCAGGGGGAGAGGGAGACGGGAGGGGAGCCAGAGGGGGATGGGAGGGGGGGAGAGGCAGGGGGAGACGGGAGGGGGGGAGAGGCAGGGGGAGACGGGAGGGGGGAGACGGAGACGGGAGGGGGGAGACGCGGGACGCGGGGGGGGGGGGGGGAGAGGCAGGGGGAGACGGGAGGGGGGAGACGGAGACGGGAGGGGGGAGACGCGGGACGCGGGGGGGGGGGAGACCCGGGACGCGGGGGGGGGAGACCCGGGACGCGGGGGGGGGAGACCCGGGACGCGGGGGGGGGGAGACGCGGGGGGGGGTGGGTGCTAGTCCCAGGCCTGCCGCGCGGGGGCGGGCGCGGAAAAAAGGCGCGCGCCGGTGCGCGTGCCGGGGCGGCGCGGCGCGGCGCGTGGGGGGAGGGGTGGCCCGCGGGGGAGGGGCGGCCGGCGGAACCCGCCGCCCCCGGGAAAGCCCGCGGGCCCCCGCCCCGCGCCCGGTCGGGCGCCTGCCGCGGGGGAGGGGCGGCCCGCGGGCCGCCGCGGTCGCGCGCACACCCCCACTTTCGCCCCCCCCCAAAAACACCCCCCCGGGCCAGCGAGCCCCCCACGGAAAACGCGGGGGCGGGAGTCCCAGGCCTGCCGCGCGGGGGCGGGCGCGGAAAAAAGGCGCGCGCCGGTGCGCGTGCCGGGGCGGCGCGGCGCGGCGCGTGGGGGGAGGGGTGGCCCGCGGGGGAGGGGCGGCCGGCGGAACCCGCCGCCCCCGGGAAAGCCCGCGGGCCCCCGCCCCGCGCCCGGTCGGGCGCCTGCCGCGGGGGAGGGGCGGCCCGCGGGCCGCCGCGGTCGCGCGCACACCCCCACTTTCGCCCCCCCCCAAAAACACCCCCCCGGGCCAGCGAGCCCCCCACGGAAAACGCGGGGGCGGGAGTCCCAGGCCTGCCGCGGCCGCCCCCTGCGCCCCCTTAAGAGGCAGCTCCCTCCACCGGCGCACACTGCGAGCCGCGGACCCCCACGCGCGCCAGCCGGGACGGGTGAGTTCGCTAGGCAAGCACGGGCTGCCGGTCACACGTGCATGCGTGCCGAGTGAACTCTCCCGCCCCGACACGCTCCGGGCCCCGCCGCCGCGCGCCGCCCGCCATGTCCCGCCGCGGTCCCCGCCGCCGACCCCGCCACCGCCCCCATCGGCGCCTCCGCCGCCCGGCGCCCGCCGCCGACCTCGCGGTGCCGCGGCCCGGCGCGCACCCAACCGCGAACTCCCAAATGGTCCCTGCGCACAACTCGGGAACCGCGGTCAAGAGCGCGCCGGCCTCGTCCTCGCTCCTGCGGCACTGGCTGCTCGTACCCGAGGCGGACGACGAGGATGACGCCGACTACGCCAGCGACGACGCCGAATGGGCAGACAGCCCCCCGAGCGAAGGCGCGGGGAAGGCGCCGGAGACCCCGAACACCGCGCCTGCCGCCGCCTCCCCCCCGCCACCGCCCCGCGAGGAGCGTCGGCCGCCGCGCCCCCTTCCGCCCCACCTGGCACTGCGGTTGCGCGCCACGACGGAGCACCTGGCGCGCCTGCGCCTGCGCCGGCAGCCCCCGCCGTCCCCGCCCGCGGACGCCCCGCCGAGGAAGGTACGCCTCCCTCCCCCTCCGACCCTGCCTCCCCCTGCCCGCCTGACCCTCCCCCTCCGACCCTGCCTCCCCCTGCCCGCCTGACCCTCCCCCTCCGACCCTGCCTCCCCCTGCCCGCCTGACCCTCCCCCTCCGACCCTGCCTCCCCCTGCCCGCCTGACCCTCCCCCTCCGACCCTGCCTCCCCCTGCCCGCCTGACCCTCCCCCTCCGACCCTGCCTCCCCCTGCCCGCCTGACCCTCCCCCTCCGACCCTGCCTCCCCCTGCCCGCCTGACCCTGCCTCCCCCTGCCCAACAGGTGTGCTTCTCGCCACGCGTGCGGGTGCGCCATCTGGTGGCCTGGGAGACGGCCGCGCGCCTGGCCCGGCGGGGCACCTGGGCCCGCGAGCGGGCCGACCGCGACCGGTTCCGGCGCCGCGTGGCGGCGGCCGAGGCGGTCATCGGACCGTGCCTGGAGCCGGAGGCCCGCGCCCGAGCCCGAGCCCGGATCCACGGACCCGGCGGACCCGCGGAGGAGGCGGCGGACAGCGGGTCCGCCGGGTCCGGGCCGTCGGGCGGTCTAGGGTTGAACCAGCGAGGCGGCCTCACCCGGCGGAGCTCCGGAGAACCGAAGGTCCGCGCGAGGCCGCTCTCGGAAGAGACGATGGAGGGCCCCGCGTATATATCTGCGAGGGGCCGGCTCCGCCCCGCCGCTGCGCCCGCCCCAGGAGGCGGCGCCGACCAACCGGGGGCCGCCGCGCCGGCGCGGACTCCGCCCTCGCGACCGCCCCGCACGGCGCCTATTGGCCGGGCACCCGCGTGCGTTCGCCGGCTTCCCGGTATGGTAATTAAAAACTTTTAATGGGCGGTCTGGGCCGCCATCCCCGCTCATGGTAATTAGCAACTTTTTAATGGGCCGCCATTCCCGCTTATGGTAATTAAAAACGTTAGGACAACCCCTCGGTCCTCGCGTAATTACTCCCTCGGGGTTCCGGGTTATGTTAATTACTTTCTTGGCAGAACACGCAGAGCCTCGCGCGTCGCCGGGTGGGTGGGCTGATTGGCCCCGGATTGGTCCCTGGGGCTTCCTAGTATGCTAATGAGTTTCTCCCTGGGGGCGGGCGGCCGGGGACGCTGACGAGGAACCACTCAGGGCCGCGCCAGCGGGGCGCCGGGGGACTCCCATCTGCGTCGGCGGGGGGCGGCGCATGCTAATGGGGTTCTTCGAGGACACCCGGTTGGTCCCCGGGGACGGGGCCGCCCCCAAAGGGGGATTCCCTCCCGCCGCCCCCGTCGGGGCGCTCGGCTATTGGGGGAATCGTAAATGCCGCCCCTTTGGGGGAGTGGATAGGCGCCGGGTATAAGGCAGCCCCGTCTGACGGTCGGGCCGCATTCGCACCCCGGCACTGCGAGCGACGGAGCGGAGCGGCCCGGCAGGAGAAGACCCGAAGAGACCCGGAGGGACCGGACCGGCGGCGGTTCGCTCTTCCTCGCGACCTCATGGAACCCCGGCCCGGCGCGAGCTCCCGGGCGGACCCCGGTGCCGAGCGGCCGCGGCGGGAGACCCCCGACACTCAGGTGAGAGGGCGACCACCGGGGTGGTCGCGGGCGGTGGGTTCGGGGGACCCGCGGCGGGGGGCGCTGACTAGGGTCGACCCCCATGGCGCTGTCGCCCTGGCTTGGCTTAAGCAGTCGGGAGACCCCCCACGGGACAACACCCCCTCCCCAGCGGCTGCGCTCGTTGACGGGCTAAGCCGGACGCGGGTTGCCGTGTGCCGCCCCTGACCCTTCTGGGGGGGGGGCCCGATAACGGGGGGCGGGGAAAGGGGGGAAGACGAGGGGTCGGAATCCAAAGGACCCAGACCACCTTTGGTTACGGACCCCTTTCTCCCCCGCTTCCGAACAAAAAGCAGCGGGCGGGATGGGGGGGACGACACGGCGGTCCCGCCTGACGACCCGCCCTCCCTTTTGTTTTTTTGTAGCAGCCCACCGCCCCGAACGCCTGGGGGCTATTGACCGACCTGCAGTGGCTCGCCAGCAGCGACTCGGAGGTGGAGACCGAGGTGGGAATCTCTGACGACGACCTTCACCGCGACTCCACCTCCGAGGCGGGCAGCACGGACACGGAGATGTTCGAGACCGGCCTGATGGACATGACCACGCCCCCGGCCCGGCCCACGGCCGAGCGCCAGGGCAGCCCCCCGCCCGACGACGCGCCGCGACCCTGCGGGGGCGGGCCCGAGGGGGAAGGAGGGGCGGGCGGGGAGGGCGACGTGTGCGCCGTGTGCACGGATGAGATCCCCCCGCCCCTGCGCTGCCAGAGTTTTCCCTGCCTGCACCCTTTCTGCATCCCGTGCATGAAGACCTGGATTCAGTTGCGCAACACCTGTCCCCTGTGCAACACCAGACTGGCGTACCTGATAGTGGGCGTGACTCCCAGGGGGTCGTTCAGCACCATCCCGATAGTGAACGACCCCCAGACCCGCGTGGAGGCCGAGGCGGCCGTCCGGGCCGGCACGGCCGTGGACTTTATCTGGACGGGCAACCAGCAGACGGCCCCGCGCTCCGTGACGCTGGGGGGGCACACGGTCCGCGCCCTGTCGCCCGCCCCCCCGTGGCCCGGCACGGACGACGAGGACGACGACCTGGCCGATGGTGAGGGCGGGGGCGGAGGCGGAGGGGCGGGGAGGGAGGGGCGGGCCGCGCGTACCCGCCCAACGGGCGCTGACCGGGGGTCTCCCTCGTCTCTTGTCTCCCTCTGCAGTGGACTACGTCCCGCCCGCCCCCCGAAGAGCGCCCCGACGCGGGGGGGGTGGCTCGGGGTCGACCCGCGGAGCCTCCCAGCCCGCCGCGGCCCGACCGGCGCCCCCTGGCGTCCCGCGGAGCAGTAACAGCAGCAGCAGCAGCGCACCGTCGCGGGCGGGGATGGGGTCGGGGTCGGGGTCGGGGGGTGGCAGTGCCGCCGCGGTCGTCGCGGCGAGGGCAGCCGCTCTTCCTCCTGCGGCCGGCGGGGGGCGGGCGCCGTCGAGACGGGTAGGCGGAGACTCTGAGGCGGCGCAGGGCAGGGCACCCCCTCCGAGACAGCCCCGCGCGGCCCAAGAGCCCCCCATAGTCATCAGCGACTCCCCCCCACCCTCTCCGCGCCGGCCCGCGGGCCCCGGGCCACTCCCCTTCTCCTCCTCCTCCGCACACGTGTCCTCGGGCCCCGCGGGAAGTTTGTCAGAGCCGGGGCCCGCGGCGCGCCCGCACGCGGCCGTCGCCCCGCGCGTACGCAGCCCGCCCCGCGCCGCCGCGCCCACCCCCGCCCCCGTGTTTGCGAGCGCGGACGCTGCCGGGCCCGGCGCGCCGCCCGCCGTGTCCGTGGACGCGCGCCGCGCGCCCCGGTCGCGCATGACCCAGGCTCAGACCGACACCCAACCACAGAGTCTGGGCCGGGCAGGCGCGACCGACGCGCGCGGGTCGGGAGGGCCGGGTGCGGAGGGAGGCCCCGGGGTCCCCCGTGGCACCAACACTCCCGCCACCACCACCGCCGCCGCCTGCTTGGTGGAGGGGGCGGCGGCCCGCTCCCGGAAGAGGCGCGGGTCGGGCTCGGGCTCGGGCCCCGCCGCGTCCTCCGCCGGCTCCGCCGCCGCCTCTTCCTCCGCCGCCGCACCGCGCTCGCCCCTCGCCCCTCAGGGGGTCGGGGCCAAGAGGGCGGCGCCGCGCCGGCCCCCGGACTCTGAGTCGGGCGGGCGTGGCCACGGGCTCGCCCCGGCGTCCTCGGACGCCGCGCCCCCGTCGGCGTCCCCGTCGTCCCAGGCCGCGGTCGCCACCTCCTCTTGCCGCTCCTCCTCCTCCTCCTCCTCCTGTTCCTCCGCGGGCGGGGCTGGTGGGAGTGTCGCGTCTGCGCCCGGCGCTGGGGAGAGACGAGAAACCTCCCTCGGCCCCCGCGCTGCTGCGCCGCGGGGGCCGAGGAAGTGTGCCAGGAAGACGCGCCACGCGGAAGGCGGGCCCGAGCCCGGGGCCGGCCCGGCGGCCGGCCTCACGCGCTACCTGCCCATCTCGGGGGTCTCCAGCGTCGTGGCCCTGGCGCCTTACGTGAACAAGACAGTCACGGGGGACTGCCTGCCCGTCCTGGACATGGAGACGGGCCACATAGGGGCCTACTTGGTCCTCGTGGACCAGACGGGGAACGTGGCGGACCGGCTGCGGGACGCGGCCCCCACGTGGGGGCGCCGCACCCTGCTCCCCGAGCACGCGCGCAACTGCGTGAGGCCCCCCGATTACCCGACGCCCCCCGCGTCGGAGTGGAACAGCCTCTGGATGACCCCGGTGGGCAACATGCTCTTTGACCAGGGCACCCTGGTGGGCGCGCTGGACTTTCACAGCCTCAGGTCGCGACACCCGTGGTCTCTGGAGCAGGGCGCACCCGCGCCGGCCGGGGACGCCCCCGTGGGGCACAGGGAGTAGCTAACGCTTTGCTTTTGCCAGAAGGGAAGCCCCCCGGGACCACCAGCCGAGCCGCGCCGGGGGGAGGGGGGAGGGGGGAGGGGGGGAAGTGGGAAGACGGGGAGGAACAAGGAAGTGAAGGTGGGCGGGCGGGCGGGTGGGTGGAAAGGACACGGAACCGAACAGCACACCAGCATTTTGGTATTGACTTTTTGGCCTTGTGGAAACACAAGAAAATTATACTTTATATTTTCTTAAGAACTTTGTAATAAAAGTTGTTGTATTTTTATACACCTCGTTGTTGGCCTTTGATATAGTCCCCCGAGCGGGCGCCGGGGAGGGGGGGAAAGAGAAGGAGGAGGAGAAGGGGGCGGGGAGCAGGCGCCGCGGCGGGCGCGCGAAGGCCCCCCGATGCCTGTTGATCTTTTTCAGACAGAGCCGGGGCCTGGCCTGCGTTCTGGCTCACTAGGCGGGGGTGGTGGGTCGGGTGGTGGGTCGGGTGTTTGTTTTTTGCCCGTGTCGACAAACAAGGGGTGGGGCCTGATCATGCAGAGCACGCACGTCTGGCCGTCCAGACCCCCGGGGGCGGGGTCTGGGTGTTAGGCGTAGGGAGGGTGGGGGGAGCGGGAGGGCGCCTGGCTCGGGGAAGGGGGGGGTCAGCCGCACCACCGGCGCGAACACAGGGGGCAGGGGGTAGGGAACTTTGAGACCACGCGTGCGAGGCGAGGCGAGAGAGAAGGGGGGAAGGGGAGGGGGGGGAGCGAGGGCGGTTGAATCACAACACATGCACGCCCTCTGCCCCCCGGGGATGGGTGGGAGAAAGGAGAAGGAGGAAGAGAAGACCCGAGGCATGCACCTGCACTTACGCTCGTGCCCCCAGCCCGGCCCCGCCCCGCCCACACACCCGCCCCGGCACGCCCACCCCTCCTTACCCTAGCTGCGGTGAGTCCCATCGGGGTAAGGGGTCTCGCGCGTTCACAACACCACACCACACGGCCCACCACAACACGACACGACTCCGCGTTTCGCGGGGCATGCACGTCAACACACCGCGCGCGTGCCTACCTTTCCCTAGCGGCCCCGGCCCCCCGGCCCGTTTCTTTTCCCCCCCACCCCCGCCAAAGCGCTAGAGGAAGGGGACGGGCACCACACCCACGGGTGTGGCGGGGCACATGACTGTGTTCCGGGGGGGGGGGGTGTGACCGGCGCGTGGGGGGCGGTGGGCGTATGGGCCCGACCCGCGCCTGACCCCTGGGAACGACGCCCCCCGGCAGCAACGCTCCCGGGGGGGGGGGGGGGGGTGGGTGAAAGGGAAGAGGAAGGAAAAAGGGAGGTGGAAGGGAAGAGCAAGGAGAAAGGGAGGCGGATCCGAAAACACCGGATCCGTTAAACAAAACAAACCAAAACAAAAACAAAAAAAAAGACACGGGTTTGCTCGCAGGTGGTGCGGCTGACCTGCCTGCCTTTCTGGTACCCTCGCCTTGTGTTTTTTTTTGTCGTCTCTGGTTTGTTCTTTCTCCCCCGCTGTTTTCTTTTTTTCCCCCCCCCCTCCCCCCGGCCTCAGCAGAAGCTCACCTGTACGACCCTAAACCTACCTGCAAAAATGCGCAGCGCTCGGACGGCGGCAACGGGGGGGGGGCCTCTCTCGCACACAGAAACACGCAGCCGCGCCCCAGTAGTTTCGGTCCCACGGCGGACGGCTCACGTGGGGGGGGGGGGAAGGGGGGGGTCTTGGTGAGACACGGGCAGAGGACGGGGTGGGGTGGGAAGAGAGAGAGGGGAACAAAAAGAGAAAAAGGGGAGCGGCGGGACGGGGGAAGACGAGGAGAAGGGAACGGATGAGAGGCGGGCCGAGGAGCGAGGCGCCCGGGAGGAAGAAGAAACGGAACGGAGAAAACGCCGCCGTTGCGGCCCGGGGCCCCGGGGCCCCCGCGCTCCGCCGGGGCCCCGGGCCGGACCGCCGTGCGCGGGACGCTTTCCGACCGTCGCCGGGCGTCGACCTGGGACCCCCAGCCGGGAATCGAAAAAAGCCTCCGGGGGCCCCTTTCGCGCCTCTCACAAAAGCGCGGGGCCGGAGGGGGCGGCCGCCGAGGTGCGCAGGTCCCTCCGGCCAAGGCGCGGCCGGGGAGCTCCCGGGGCTCGGCCCCAACACGCCCCGGGGGCCCCCACAGCAGCGGCGGGCCCCTGGAAGCGCGGAAGAAGACGGGGAAAAAAAAGAGGGGGGGGGGGGAGTGCTGGCGGGAGAAAAAGAAAAGGCACGCTTGTGTGCGGAGAAGCCTTCTTTCTCTGGAGTCCGTTTTTCGGCGGCAGGTCCCTGTGGCTGTTGTTGCCGCGCCCCCGGTTTTATAAAGACACGGATGACGCAGCAAAAACAGCCACAACAACACGTGGGCGGATTCCAGCGGGGGGGTTGCCTCTCCGGCGTTTTAATGGATCTCTGGGCACGGCGCCCAAGCCTGCGGAGCACTTAACTAATGCATGGCACGCGGACGCGCGAGTGCTTAATGGAAGGGCGTGGGGCGGGCTGCCGGATGCCCGCGGGGGCCTAATGCAGCGGGAGGCGTGTGTCGGTGGCGCCGCGGGCCGTCTGCTGGCCCGCGGCCACGTAAACAATGACACAGGGGTTTTCTTCGCCTCGGCTGACACGGGGCGGTGCCGGCCCGGCCGCGGGCTGCGGCGCTCCTCAGCTGCGGCCGCGGGCTCCGGGGCTCCACACTCTCCCTGGCTGTCTCTGTCTTCTCTTTTTTTCTTTTCCGTGTGTTTTCTTTCTCTCTTTTCCCCCCCCCTCCCCCCGCCACCCAACCCACCCAACCCACCCAACCCACCCAACCCACCCAACCCACTCCCCTGCTCCCCTGCTCCCCTGCTCCCCTGCTCCCCTGCTCCCCTGCTCCCCTGCTCCCCTGCTCCCCTGCTCCCCTGCTCCCCTGCTCCCCTGCTCCCCTGCTCCCCGCTTGCCCTCTCTGGCTTTGGTGCTTTGGTCTCGATCGGGCGGCAGGGGCGTCTGGACTCGCGGAGGGCCGGAGAATGGAAGGCAAGGGGATGCAGGAGGAGGATCGGGACTCCCATCTCCTGCCCTTCCATCCTCTGTTTTTCTGGGTTTTCCCCCCCCCCCCCCTCCTTCGGCCGCCCGTCTCGTTCCGGACCTCCTCCTTGTGTTTTCCCCATTATTCACCCCCGCCTTGGCTGTCCGGGGGTCGGCGTGCTGTCGCAGGCTGCGGGTGCGGGGTGGGGGTGGTGGGGGGAGCGCGTCTGTTTCTTGCCGATCCGCCGGTGGGGCGCGGCGCGGGTGGGGTGGGGGAGCGAGTGTTGTGGGTTTTTTTTTTTCCTGTTTCCCCACCACCACTCCCACCCCGACCGCCGCCGCGCCCGCGTTTCTGCCGCCCGCGTGCTTCGGTGTGGACCCCGGGGTGGCGGGGGGTGGCGGGGGGCGGTGGGAAGGGATGGGGGCTCCGTCGTTTGTTTAAGTAAAGATCGCCCCCGTGTGTTCGTTTGTATGTTCTGCGCGGCGCCGGGAGTGGCCGAGCGTCGGGGGGGGGGCCCGTTCGGGGAGGGAGGGCGGTGGGGGCCTGGGGTTGTGGTGCCGGAGGGGGGTGGGGGTGGGGGTCGAAGAAGGAAGGAGAAAAGGGGGAGGCAGGAAAAGAAGAAAAGATCCCGGGAACGCCGGGGGGGGGGGGAACGCCCAACGAGACAACGGGTGGCTGGGGTGGTGGTGACGGGCGGGGGGGGGGGACGCTTTCCCCTTTTCTCCCCTTGGGGTTCGCAGACCTATAACGTTTGCGCAGGGGAGGAGAGGAGGGGAGAGGGGAGGGGAGGAGAGGGGAGGGGAGGAGAGGGGAGGGGAGGAGGAGAGGAGGAGAGGAGGAGAGGAGAGGAGGGGAGAGGAGGAGAGGAGGAGAGGAGGAGAGGAGGGGAGAGGGGAGGGGAGGAGAGGGGAGGGGAGGAGAGGGGAGGGGAGGGGAGGAGAGGAGGGGAGTAAAATCCGTCTGGACGCGTGCGTTAATTAGCAAACCCCGGGGCTATAAAAGGCGCGGTCTGTAACCGGGGATCTCGGTTGGGCGACGTCTGCGGTCTAGCGGCCACGGGGTGCCGGTGGGATATACGGAACCTGGCCTGAGGTGTTGCCTGTCAGCCTTGCGGGCTTGGGGACCGGCTGGGTGGTGGGTGGGGTAGGCACGTTTGAATACGACCGACCACACGACGTGTAGGCTTCTGAGCCGCGAATCCCCACCATGGCGTCGGGGGCTGGGCGTGCCCATGCACGCAGGGAGGACGGAGGTGATAGCGTTATTAATGCCCCGCCCCCATACAATAGTGTGGCCGGCGCGAGCGCAGGCCAGTTTGTCGTTATTGATATTGACACCCCCACGGACTCGCCTCCACCGTACTCTGCAGTGACGTCGTCGGTTGGGTTTGTTTCACCAACTTCCTCCGGTGACGGCGAGGTGTTTGAGCGTGGTCGTTCGCGCCGAGCCGCCTGGCGGGCCGTTCGGCGCGCCAGGCGACGCGCCGAACGACGGGCGCGTCGCCGGAGCTTTGGCCCAGGGGGGTTGTTTGCGGAGACCCCCCTGTTTCTCCCGGAAACTATGCTTGGGGCCCAACCTGGCATGGGAAGCGACCTTCCGTCGGGCCTCCCTACTTACGCAGAGGCAACTTCGGATTGCCCCCCCACCTACGCCATGGTCATGGCCGCGTGCCCGACTGAGCCAACGTTCGAGTCAGTGGGGCCGGCCGACCAACCCCGCCTGCAAAGCTCGCGCACGTGGCGGCCCCCGCTTGTCAATTCGCGAGAGCTGTACCGGGCCCAACGCGCGGCCCGCTGTGCGTTGAGCTCCGACACGCCCCAAGCCCCAGGGTGGTGCGGCGGGACGTGTCGTCATGCTGTTTTTGGGGTGGTAGCGGTGGTGGTCGTTATCATCTTGGTATTCCTTTGGCGGTAAGCTCTTTCCCCCCCCCCCGCAATACAACTAATAAAAATCACGTGAAATGCACATGCTGATTCGTCGCGTGGTATTTAACGGGTTCCTGACCCACAAACTCACACCGCGTCTGTTTTGGTTGGTTTTTACTCTTTATTAATAAGGTTGCATACGGACTCGGAGGATGCGGGTTATACCTTGATTTTGATTTTGTGACGTCGCTGTTCTGCCGCACGAGCGGCCGTGCCGCTTGAGCTTATGGAGCGAAGGTGTTGTAGGGCCGCGGATGCCCCGAGCCAGCAGGTTTTGGAGAACGGATACCGACAGTGACAGTGATACACGATACCGTTTATCGTGTATTCCCCCGCGGAGGATGCGCCGGAGACGTTCTTGATAGTTCCGCAGCTGAACGGGCCCACACACCGCAGCCGTCCCCCACGCTTATCCTCTAGTTCGCGCAATACGGGCGGGTGGTTGACCAGGTCCGCAAAGTTGCGGAGCTCGGTAACCAGCGGAGGGGTGTGATGAGAGTCCTTGTACACCGCAAAGAAAAAACAGTGAATGGGGCCGCTGGTCGAGCAGGAGGCGCGGACCAAATAACTCCGCGCGGCCATGCACGCGGAGTCCGTTTTGATCGCGTGGAGGGCGTTTTCGGCCTGCCACGTGGCATTCAGACAGTAAGGGGGGGCGACGTGGGTGATGTCCGGGGCCCGTAAAAACAGGTTCGAAAGGGGCGTTGTTGTCATGTTGCGGGGGGGGTTGGTGAACACGCGTCTGCCGTGAGCTCCTGGACGCGCTATGAAACGGGCCGGGCCGGGGCCCCAGATTTATCCGGTGGGTCATCTCCCTCCTCCCATGCGCGCGCCGGCATCGCCCCGGATTCCCCGCCCCTCCCGCTACGCGCGGCAAGAACGTCACATGGCACCCATTGGGTTAACGTCGATATGTTTATTTTTGTCTAAAATAGGGAGTTGCAGTAGAAATATTTGCCATGCACATATAACGGGGCGATAGTGTGACTGGCCGTCAGCTCGCATACACGACTCGAACACTCCTGGCGGTGCGTGTCTAGTATTTCAATCAGACCTGCCATGCATGCCCCCGGGATGTAAAAGTGCATCTTCTCGCCGGCCCCCACCCCCACGGTCGTGTAATCGATCTCCGCCACGCCGCGCTCGACGCGGTTGGCAAGGCGGGCCAGAATGACCAACACAAAGGAGGCAATATCCTTAATGTCCGACAGGCGTCGCCGCGAGCACAGGTCGTCCAGCCCGCACAGGCCTCGTGCCTTCAGATAGCACTGGAGAAAGGGGCGCAGGCGCGTGGCAAGGTTTTCCAGCACGGCGGCCGCCGTTCCGATGATAGGGTCCTGGGGGCGTAGCGGCAGACTGTGGTGAACGCACATCTTGCACCACGCCAGCGTCTCGTCCGCGGACGCCAGGGCCTCGATGAAATTCTCCTGGCGCAGCACACAGTCGCGCATGGCCTTGGCTGTCGACGCGGCCCGCGGGTTGGCTGCGAATGTGCGGTAGAGGCTCGGGCCGTGAGTGACCAGGGTTTCCCAGGAAACCCGACGGGTCTCGGCGTCAAAACCCCCCGCTTGAACGGCCAGCACGGGAGCCCAGGGGCTGTTCGCGGCGGGAAACGGCATACCACCAAAGGGGTCTTGCATGACCAGGGCACTACGCCCAAAGCTTTCGCTGATGCGCTCAACCGCCGCGCGCTCGGATATGGATCGCAGGACCGCCCGAACGGCGGGGTCGATGGTGTCGGCAGAGGGTGCCTTTCGCTCCGGGCCCGGAGCGCGGCCGTCCGCATGCGGGGGGGTAAGGGACAGGGCCATCAGCGGAGGGGGGACCTGGCGCGTGCCTCTCGTCCGCGGGACCCCGGGAACGTCGAGCTGCTCCCCTCCGCGCCACGCCTCGCCGTGGGTGACGCCGGGGCCATCCGTCCGCGCCGATGCGGAGTGGCGACCCCCTTGGGCGCGGGTGTTTCTGGAGACACGCCGGCGGGGGTTTTGTGTGGAATCGGCAATGCCGGGGCCGTATCGACCCCGGCCCCTGCGGCGACCTCGCCGCCCGCCTCGGGTATGCGGTGCCTTGGTCGACGGGGGTTGGATGCGGGCCACCTTTCCCCCGTGCGGTTCCCTCGGGGAGGGTGACCGCCTGGCCCCGAGGCGCGCCCACACGCCGGTGGTCGCTGGTGGTGGGTCGTCGGTTCTCCGCCGCGCCGCCGGGCGAGCCGGCGGGGCTTCGGGTGTGCCGGCGTCCCCTGGGCGGGCCGGGGGACCTTTGGGAATCGCGTCGTTGATGGCCTCCGCCCCTCCGTCTCCGCAGGGGTCTTCCATGTCCTCGTCCGACGAGGAACACTCCCCGCTGCTGTCGGACTCGCGGTCGTCGCGGCGGCCTTCTTCCCGCTCGAGAGAGTCCTCCTCGAGCTCACTGTCGGACAGGTCCAATCCTAGGTCGATTAGCATATCAATGTCGGTAGCCATGTTGTAGGTCGCCGGGGCTGGGATGGCAGGTGTCCTCCGAGGGGCGCGTGGCGGAAGACAGTGGTCGGGCCCGAATCGAGGAGCAGCACCGACGCGTAACCGTGGTTGGTACACGGCAGCACACAGCGCCCGACGGACCGGTGGTTGGCCTTATACCCGCAAGGCCGGGGCCGGCTTCCAGAAACTCCTCCTTGTCCCTCCCCGTCTGGTGTCACCGCCCCCGCCCCGTCATCCCCAAAAACCAATCGGACGCCGAGGGTGGGTTTTGTGCATTTAATTAGCATACGGCATGTATGGGTCCGCCTACACGTACACGCGTAGGCGGGGGATGGGTGGGTGGAAGAACGCGGCAGGGTGGAGTTTATGCGGAAGTCGGACGAGCCTGCCTATTCTGGCGCGGGGTGGGGACAATCATGCCCAAGGCCAGATTGGCTCTGCAAACGATTTTAATTTGCATGGGACATGCGATGGTGGGTAAGCCCAAGGTAGGTCTTGTATTTAATTTGCATGGGCGATTGGTTCCGCCTCCGTCGGAAGAGGCGTTACGTCACAGATCAAACAGGCGCCGCTGAATCTCCTGTTCGTAACGAAGCGCCACAAGCACCACCCCGGCCACGACGGCGATATAGCACAGGCGCACGGCAATACCGGACAGGATGATGGAACAGCAGCGCCCACAGACGCCCGACCACCCTTTGGAGCGCCCCCCGGGGGCTGCCGGTTCCGCGTTCTTGGGGGCCGATCCCCGCCGCAGGATAAAATACAGCTCCGCAAGGGCGATGGTGGAGACGAAACACCAGGTGGTGATGGTTAGAAACAGGGGATATGTGATCGCGCAGGCGCCCCGGGAAATGAGCGCGGTGCCCACGATGAGACCGAGGGCCACAAAGCGGAGCAGCAGCTCACAGCCTACGATGGCGCCAATGGTTGGGCGGTGGTACAAGAAGGTGACCGGATCCGCCTCGAACAACTGAACCAGGGTTTGTCGTTGAACGGATAGCTCGCAGAGGAGGCGGGTGATTTTTGTGTAGGGGTATTGCAAGAACACGCTCGATACTATGCGGCCGGCGTAGTTCAATAGATAGGTCGCCGGGGCCACCATGTTGTGCGCGGGACTCACGACGCCGAACATGCATCGTCGTTGGTAAAGGGCGACGAACGCCAGATACAGAAACCAACCGACGACCACCAGGCGCATCTGGGTGTCCCATAGGGCCTCCAGGCAGTTTACAGCCTCGTGGACGTTCATGACCCGGCGACTCATGGCGCCGGGGATGGCCGGAAGGGACACGGCCTGACCTTCGATGATATTGGCATAGCAGACATGGGCGTGGGGGTTCCAGGCCCCACCGGGGGGGGTGGTCGGCGGGCCCAGGAACAACAGCGTCTGGTTTATCTTCATCCACACGAGGGCGGTATCATTTTTTGCCCCGGCGGGGCGTACCGCGTAAATACATCGGTGGAGCGGACTGGCACCAAAGACGATGTACCACGCGAGCACGAGGCCGTAGGCCGTTATAAAGACGACGGTTGTGAGGTGCTGGAGGGAGCGGACCGCAAGCATGGCGTGCCCGCGTCGACGGTAAACAGCGTGTGCAGGCGGTTGTTATCGCATTTAGTGGCAAAGCACTGCTGACACAGGGACGCGCATAGGCGGTTGTTGGTCCCGACGCTCAGCGCGAGAAAGGTCCGGGCCGTTGCGCGACTCGCCCTGCCGTGCTTGAAGCGCAGACACGATAGGCTTTGGTTCAGGGTGCCGCGGCCGGGGATCAGCTGCAGGAGGACCCAGTCGTCCTTAATGACGGCCCGGCGAACGGACACGGCCTGATATTCCCGCGCGTGCTCGGGAAAGTGAGCCTCGATGCACGCGACTATTCGCCCCAGCAGTTCGGACGCGAACCCCTCCACGGTCTCCTCGGCGTCGGGCCGCACATTGTAGCGGCCCAGAACCTCCGTTAGGGTCTCGCGTCGCCCAAAGTGCTCCAGGGCATTGCGCGACGCCTTCTTCTCAAAAAAGCTTACGTAGTCCCCGCCCAGGCTGTGGAGGACGCGGATCTCCCGCGGGGCCTCCGAAAAGATGGGCGGGGCGTGAAAATGGAAGCGCCGCGGGTCGGCGTGCGCGGCGACGAACGCCGGAATGTCCTCGCAGGCGGGGGGGATCACGAACACGGGCAATAACCGGCCGCACGCGGAGCCGTCGGGGGCGATCTTGGCAAAATACGGCAAGCGCAGGCTATGGCCGTGGGCGTACACGCCCGTATCGATCAACAAAAAGTTCTTTACGTGGCTCCCTATGGCCTCCACGAAGTCGCGGTCCAACAGCACCGCCTGCTGGATCACCCTCGCCACCCCACGCATCGTCAGAGAGCCGTGCACGACGTACGGGGCGGGGACCGGCAGGCACACGCGCAGCCCGATTTTGTCGGTGCAGGAACACACGACGGAGTCCGGTTCGCTGGGTGCCGCCGTTGGTATCTGTTCGTGCAGCAGGTCAAGGTATGCCGCCTCGTCGTCCGGGGGGGGGCCGTGGGTCGTGTCCATGGGGTCTATGTCCTCCTCCCACTCCTCGTCACCAGGGCCCCCGGAGTCGGGGAACCAGTCCCCGTCGCCGTCGTCGCCACCGGCCGAGGGTCTGTCGCCCGTGTGTTCGGGCGACACGCGGGGCCGACAGGCGCTTTTGAAAAAATAACAGGGATAGGCGTCGGGGTCTACGCGGGCTGCGGGAAACAGCAGCTGAACCGCCGCCAGCGCCCCGCGCCTAAAGTGACCCAGGGCCTCGTGTAGCCGGTGAAAGGGGACGGGCTCCTTCAGGGCGATGTCGAGATCCAGGATGATGTTCGTGACGGCCAGCGCGGCGTTAAAGATCTCGTTGCGGTTCACGTACATCTGACCCCCGACAGCCAGGCCACCCGGGGGGAGCGCGGGACCCTGGGCGCAAATGCGGCGCGTGAGCCGCCGGCCAAGCGCGCCGGGTTCGGGTGCCGTCGCCACGTCCGCGACCACAGCCGCCTCCGTCGGGCGCGCGTCCCGCGTAACGCGGGACCAGTCGTCCCGCGCCGCGGCGGCAAATGCCTGGCCGGTCGGGGCCATGGTAATCCTGTACACGGGCAGGGGGGTCTGGACCGACGCGTCCTGGATGAGAGCCGCGATTGCCGGGGGCGTAGTGCCCTGCTGCTCCGTGGCGGCCAGCTTGAGGAGGCGCTTGACGATTCCGCAGGTTTGGGGAGCGGCCGTGCCGCTCCCTGCATCGTCCCCGTGGGTTGTTGGTGCGAACGCGGGCCAGCCGTGGGGAACTAGGAGCTTTTCTGCTTCCGCCAGGCGTCCCATCATTTTGGTGGAGGAGTCCGCGACCCCGCAGTACGCGGGGGTGGGCATGAGGGCCGCCGGGGCATACGTGCGCGCGCGCAGGTAGGCGGCGGCCGTGTCTCCCGCCAGGGCGGTTTCCTTGGGGGTGACGTTGTGCTTTACGTACTCGCGAATGTTCAGCTGGGCGCGCACGTGCCGGAAAAACTGTTCCACCGCCTCCCGGCCCAGGGGCGAGGGCTGCTCCGTGCTGGCCGCGGGGCTGGGGTCGTGGGTGGTCACGGCCCGGAGATGCGTGGCCAGGCGCGGGGGGCTGAAGCACTCAAAGTGGGCTAGGTAGATGTATGTAATGAATTCACGGTCGGACACGCGCAGGCAGCTGCGATCGTGGGCGATGAACTTCTCCAGCGCGCTGGTCTCGCGTACGTCGGCTGCGATGCGACGCTCCACATACAGCGGAAACCCAGCGGCCGCAGCCCCGCGGGAGTACTGGCTTGTGCAGCAGAACCGAGTGATTGCGGCGAAGGAGGTTAGGGAAGCGGCGCTGAGGGTGTCGGGGTGTGGGTCGTGGGGGATTGCGTAGGTTGCGCAGATGTCTTTGACGGCCTGCAGATCGTACGTGGCTCCAGCGCCCCCCAATCGCGGAGCCTGGAGTAGGTAGTACCGAGCGGCCAACACCAGGCTCTTTTCGTCCGGTCCAAATTTGCTCAAAAACCAAAAGGGACTTTGGGCACTCCCATAATACGCCCGGCGGTACGCGGCCAACACGCGCGCCTCGTGGTGCACGAATAGCGTGGTAAGGCCGCGCTGCCCTAGGGACATGCGCCCAACAACCGAACGCAGCGACTCGCCGGGCTCGTACTGCGCGGCGGCACTGCTGCGTCCCACGCGGGCGGTGGCGTTGTGGATGGCTACGGTGAGCGCCATGATCATGTTAGCGTGGAGCGCGAAAGTCGCCTCCGAGTCCAGGGTGGCGGTGATGTGGGCCGGGAGCAGCGGGGACCCGCGGCCCAGGGCGTCTTGCAGCACGGCGACGTCTTCCGCTCGCTCGAAGCGGCAGACAAACATGGGTCGGGTTCGCCCTTTGGGTTGCTGGGTACCGCCCACTTCCGTCCCCAATAAACAAAAGGTCACTCGAAACGAGTCGCCATTTAGCCCCCCCGCAGCCCGGTAGAGCGCCCGGCTCCCTTCGAACCTCTCCTGCTCGGTGGGCGCGCCTGTCGGGCCATTGGGCGCATCGGGCCGGTACGCGTCGTAGCTGAATATATACAACGGCTCGGCCCCCAGCAGGCAGTTTGTGAGGAGGGCGATCGAGGAGGTGATAACGCACCCGTCGGTCGCATACAGCGCCGTAACCTCCACGGGAGACACAACCGACCGCCTGTTGTGGTCGCGGTTTTCCATCCCCATCGCCCCTGCGAACCCGGAGGGGGGGTGGGGAAAGCCGGCGAAGACCCGCCCGCGTGTCTCGGGATGGCTTCCCTGCTCGGGGTGCTGTGCGGTTGGGGAACGCGCCCCGAGGAACAACAATATGAGATGATTCGAGGCGCGGCTCCGCCCTCGGAGGCGGAGCCGCGGCTGCAGGAGGCCCTGGCGGTGGTGAATGCGCTGTTGCCCGCCCCCATCACGCTTGACGACGCCCTAGAGTCGCTGGACGACACCCGGCGCCTCGTGAAGGCACGCGCCCTGGCCCGCACATACCACGCCTGCATGGTCAACCTCGAGAGGCTGGCGCACCACCACCCGGGACTCGAGGCCTCTACCATCGACGGGGCCGTTGCGGCCCACCGTGACAAGATGCGCCGCCTGGCGGACACGTGCATGGCCACCATCCTGCAGATGTACATGTCGGTGGGGGCCGCGGACAAGTCCGCGGACGTGCTCGTCTCCCAGGCCATCAGAAGCATGGCCGAGAGCGACGTTGTCATGGAGGACGTGGCGATTGCGGAGCGGGCCCTTGGCCTCTCCACCTCGGCTCTGGCCGGAGGGACCCGCACCACGGGGCTTGGGACGACCGAGGCCCCCCCCGGGCCTACAAAGGCACAAGCCCTGGAGGTTGCGTTGGTCCCAGTCACCCATACCGGCGACAGCCCCCCTGTTCACACCGGGCCCGTGCCCCCCGCGGACCCTACACCGGAACCGCGTCCCCGCACGTCCGCCCCCAAACGCCAGGCCTCGCCGACCGAGGCCCCCCTCCTGCTCGCATAGTTTGCGTTTCTGTGTGGTTAATAAACGTCGGCCGGTTCCACCCCACCTGTGTGTTTGTGTATGTGATAACGACGACGGACCAGAAAACCGAGCGATGGGCCGACAGACAACAGAACACCAACACCAGGGCATGTGCGGAACAGACCTGTTTATTGACCGGGGCCCAATTTTGCCCGACGCAAGGCGCGGTCTAGATGCCGGTGGAGCCAAACCCCCCGGCCCCCCGCTCGCTTGGGGGGGCGTCCGCGTCAAACTCGTTCGTAAACACCAAAAGCGGTGGGTCTCTGGGGGCGGTGGTCGCGTCCGGAACACCTCTGGGGTAGGCCCGAAACGCTCCGTCCTCGCGGATATTGTCTGGGGGGATCCAGGGGAGGGCGTTGGTTCCCGCAACGACAAGCTGGGCGACCTTGGATCCGGCCTTTAGGGTCACCGGGGCTCCGGTCAGGTTACAGACAACAAACGCGCAGGCGTGCCCTGAGGGCCAGCGTGTAGGCACGACCAGGAGGCCCCTGGCGTTGAGCGACGACCGCCCCAACACATAGCAGGCCTCTGGTCCGTCGGCCGCGCGTAATACGCGGAGGGACGGCTGTATGACCGTTGTGCCGTTCGCCGGGACGGTCACGGGTCGGCGAATGAGAATGTCAAAGCCCGCGTCCTCCTCGCGCTTCGGCAGAAAGGCAGGCGCCTCCTGCACGCAGTCGCCGTGCTCGGTGGTTACCTGCGTTAGCTCGCCCGCGTAGACGAGCGATGTCCCCCGCCGTCTGGCCGGCAAGGCCACCGGCCCCCCGGTGGTCGCGAGCGCCCCGTCCAACCAAGGATCCTCTCGTATCCCTGCCAGGGGGGACGGCGCCACCTGTGGAAATCGGTGCAGGGAGATTGGCTCGCTGAGGGTAGGGGGGGTCGCCAGGATGTCCAGAAACGTCACGTCGACCCGGAGGGTCCCGGGGGCAAACCCGCGCGTCCCTTTTGGCGCTACGACCACGGCCAGAACGGTTCCGCGGTATCCCGAGTCGACAAGACCAAGCATCACGTGGGGCCCGGGGCCGGATACCGCGGGGGCGTGAACAATCGCGCAGAAGTTCCGCGGCATTGCCATTCGCAGGCCCAGAGAGACGCGGCCAATGGCCCATTCGGAGTCCCCGCATTCTGTTGGGGTAAAATCCACGACGCGTTTGTTGACCATGTTCAGTTGAACAACTCCGCCCCCGCGACTAGCTACGGCCGTTCGCCAGTCCCCATCGGTATTCCGGTTGGAGCAGTCCGTCTGGACAAGGATCACCCCGGGCCCCCACTGACTCATCGCCGTGATGACGGGGAACCCCTCAAGACTGGGCCGCTGGGTGATGTTGTTATTTGTCTCGCTCGTCGCGGGCGTGCCCGGAGAGCCGCAGAACACGGCAGACGGACGCGGCGTTATCGGGGGCGCGCAATGCCAGGGCGAAAGCGCCGGTGTGGTGTCCGTCCCGGGGGTCCTGGTGCCCTTTTATTTAGGCATGACCTCGATGGGCGTATGTATGATCGCGCACGTGTATCAGATATGCCGGCGGGCACTGGCCGCCGGGTCAGCATGAGCCCGCCCTTTTGGGATGGGTGGGCGTGTCGTTGGGCGGCCCCAGGCCGTCGCTTCCTCGCGGAAGTCGGGCCTGTTCGGGGCGTGTCTGTCCGTTGGCCCCCTAGGGATTGGTTAGTCCCGTCGCTTGCGGTTATATCCACTTCCTATAAACTCTCCCCCGCAACCCACAGGGAGCCACTCCCGCGGCCCCCGTGGGTTACGCAGGCCCTCGCTGCTCTCCCGTACTCCGCCGGTTTTCCTCCCTCGCCACCTTCCGACGCTCTCTCTGCCTCATTCGCCGACGCCTTCTGGTCCGCGCGGGCGTCCCCGGTGTCTCCACTAGACCATGACCTCGCGCCGCTCCGTCAAGTCGTGTCCGCGGGAAGCGCCGCGCGGTACTCACGAGGAGTTCTACTATGGCCCGGTTTCCCCGGCGGATCCAGAGAGTCCGCGCGACGACTTCCGCCGCGGCACTGGCCAGACGCGTGCACACCAGAGGGGCGAGGTTCGCTTTGTCCATTATGACGAGGCTGGGTATGCCCTGTACCGGGACTCGTCGTCTTCGGACGACGAGTCCCGGGATACCACGCGACCGCGTCGTTCGGCGTCCGCCGCGGGCTCACACGGCCCCGGCCCTACGCGCGCTCCTCCCCCGGGGGCCCCCGTCGGGCGCTCGCACGCCCCCACCGCGCGGACCCCCAAAATGACCCGCGGGGCGCCTAAGGCCCCCGCGACTCCGGCACCCGACCCCGTCCGCGGCAGGCGACCCGCCCAGGCCGAATCCGCCGCGCTCCTCGACGCCCCCGCCCCCATGGCCTCGGGAAGACCCAAAACATCCGCCCAGGGACTGGCCAAGAAGCTGCACTTCAGCACCGCCCCACCGAGCCCCACGGCGCCGTGGACCCCCCGGGTGGCCGGGTTTAACAAGCGCGTCTTCTGCGCCGCGGTCGGGCGCCTGGCGGCCACGCACGCCCGGTTGGCGGCGGTACAGCTGTGGGATATGTCGCGGCCGCACACCGACGAAGATCTCAACGAGCTCCTCGACCTCACCACCATTCGCGTGACGGTCTGTGAGGGCAAAAACCTCCTGCAGCGCGCGAACGAGTTGGTGAATCCCGACGCGGCGCAGGACGCTGACGCGACCGCGGCCGCCCGGGGCCGCCCCGCGGGGCGTGTCGCTGCGACCGGACGGCCCCCTGCCCGCTCAGCTTCCCGCCCCCGCCGCCCCCTCGAGTAGCGACCCCGGCCGCGTTCAGACAATAAAACACCACAGTCGATGTAACCCCTTCGTTGTCGGTACGCGTTTGTGGCCTGGGGCGGGAGGAAGGACCCGCCTCTCTTTCGGTCGCGGGGGACGGACCACCCAAAACGGTGGGGAAGTCACGAGGTTTGGGGCGGCGCTGGGTGATACTTAAATGCGGGGTGGTGGACGCGAGATGTCAGTCCTCGGGGACGCACGGCACACCCCCGGCGAATTCCCCTCGCGAGGGCCCCTGGCCTTTCCTTGTCGCGGGTCCCGGATCCCTCCCCCCCTCTTCTTCACCGCCGGGCGCTCGGTCGGTTCGGGTACGTCTCCTGCGTCTCTTGAGATCGTTATTCCCGGAACCCACCGCACCCAATGGACCTGTTGGTCGACGATCTGTTTGCGGACGCGGACGGGGTTTCGTCACCGCCCACCAGGCCAGCCGGGGGACCCAAGAACACCCCAGCCGCCCCTCCGCTGTATGCCACCGGTCGTCTGAGTCAAGCCCAGCTGATGCCCTCTCCGCCCATGCCCGTCCCCCCCGCGGCCCTGTTCAACCGTCTCCTCGACGATCTGGGCTTCAGCGCGGGCCCCGCGCTGTGCACCATGCTAGATACCTGGAACGAGGACCTGTTCTCGGGGTTCCCGACCAACGCCGACATGTACCGGGAGTGCAAGTTTCTATCGACGCTGCCCAGCGACGTGATCGAATGGGGGGATGCATACGTCCCCGAGCGCTCCCAAATTGACATTCGCGCCCACGGCGACGTGGCGTTCCCCACCCTGCCGGCCACCCGCGACGGTCTGGCTTCGTACTACGAAGCCATGGCGCAATTTTTCCGCGGCGAGCTGCGGGCGCGGGAGGAGAGCTACCGGACCGTGTTGGCCAACTTTTGCTCGGCCCTGTACCGGTACCTGCGCGCCAGCGTTCGGCAACTACACCGCCAGGCGCACATGCGGGGCCGCGACCGTGACCTGCGGGAGATGCTGCGCACCACGATCGCGGACAGGTACTACCGCGAGACCGCGCGCCTGGCGCGCGTCCTGTTTCTGCATCTATACCTCTTTCTGACCCGCGAGATCCTATGGGCCGCGTACGCCGAGCAGATGATGCGGCCCGATCTGTTTGATGGCCTCTGCTGCGACTTGGAGAGCTGGCGCCAGTTGGCGTGTCTGTTTCAGCCCCTGATGTTTATCAACGGATCGCTCACCGTGCGGGGAGTTCCCGTCGAGGCCCGGCGATTGCGGGAGCTAAACCACATTCGCGAGCACCTGAACCTCCCGCTGATACGAAGTGCGGCGGCGGAGGAACCCGGGGCGCCTCTCACGACCCCTCCCGTGCTGCAGGGCAACCAGGCCCGCGCCTCTGGGTACTTTATGCTGCTGATTCGGGCCAAGTTGGACTCGTACTCCAGCGTCGCGACCTCGGAGGGCGAGACCGTCATGCGGGAGCACGCGTACAGCCGCGGGCGGCACAGAAACAATTACGGATCGACCATCGAGGGTCTGCTCGATCTCCCGGACGACGATGACGCTCCCGCGGAGGCCGGGTTGGTGGCGCCGCGCATGTCGTTTCTCTCCGCGGGACAGCACCCCCGCAGACTGTCCACCGCCCCCCTTACCGACGTTAGCCTGGGAGACGAACTCCGCCTGGGCGGCGAGGAGGTGGATATGACTCCCGTCGATGCCCTGGACGACTTCGACTTGGACATGCTGGGGGACGTGGAGTTCCCCTCCCCGGGAATGACCCACGACCCCGTCCCGTATGGGGCTTTGGACGTGGCCGATTTTGAGTTTGAACAGATGTTTACCGATGCCCTGGGCATCGACGACTTTGGGGGGTAGGATGTGTGACCTGGCTGGCCCGCCCCACCGCCGCACCCGCTCCCCTCCGTCTGTATCGCGATAGAGGGTTCGCAACCACAGCAATAAACACTGGCAAGCAAATCATCACACGCGGTGTTCGTTGTCTGTTTATTACGGGACTATGGAAGAAACGGGGTTACGCGGGGGCGTGCCATCGGGGCGGGCGTTAGTCGCGCCTACGAGCCCGCGGTCGTGTAGATTCGCGTCACAGAACGGCTTTTGGCGCCGGGGGGGTGGGGACCCGCGTATAAAGGCAAGCGCGCGGTTGCCGTTCTCGCATTTGTCAGTGGGTCTGCGTGGAGACGAGGCCCACCCCCCCATTGTGGGAACGGCCGCGTTTTCTCTGTTCCCGTCGCGCCGGGTCCTTCCCCCGCTTCCCGGGGGTCAGGAGGAACACCTTCCCCCCCCCATCTTCCCGTTTGGGCCCCCTATTCGCGCCGCCCCTTTTCCTTTTTTGTCTGCGGGGAGGGCGTGTGTAAAAACTCGGGCCTCCGGCCACCATGTCCGTGCGCGGGCACGCCGTACGCCGGAGGCGCGCCTCCACCCGGTCCCATGCCCCGTCCGCTCATCGCGCCGACTCGCCCGTGGAGGACGAGCCCGAGAGCGGTGGAGTCGGGCTAATGGGGTACCTGCGGGCGGTGTTTCACGTGGACGACGACAGCGAGCTCGAGGCCGCGGGGGAGATGGCGAGCGAAGAGCCGCCCCCGCGCCGTCGCCGGGAGGCCCGTGGTCACCTCGGGTCCCGACGCGCGTCCGAGGCCCGAGGTGACCACGGGCCTCCCCGCCGGGCGTCCTTTCCGCGCCCCCGGTCCGTTACGGCCCGAAGCCAGTCCGTTCGCGGACGCCCGGACCGCGCCATTACTCGGGCCCCGCGGGGAGGCTACCTGGGCCCAATGGACCCGCGTGATATTTTGGGGCGGGTGGGCGGTTCGCGGGTGGTGCCCTCGCCGCTGTTCCTGGACGAGCTCAATTACGAGGAGGACGACTACCCCGATGCCGTTGGGCATGATGACGGCGACGGGGCGCGGCCTTCTCAGACGGTCGAGATTCTTGCGGGCCGCGTGTCGGGCCCGGAGTTGCAGGCGGCATTCCCCCTGGACCAACTGACCCCCCGAGTCGCCACATGGGACGAGTCCGTGCGCTCGGCCCTGGCTCTGGGCCATCCGGCCGGGTTTTACCCGTGCCCAGATAGCGCGTTCGGGCTCTCGCGCGTGGGGGTCATGCACTTTGCCTCCCCGACCGACCCAAAGGTGTTTTTCCGTCAGACCCTGCAGCAGGGCGAGGCGCTGGCCTGGTACGTCACGGGCGACGCTATTCTGGACCTGACGGATCGGCGGGCAAAAAACAGCCCCTACCGCGCGATGGGCTTTCTGATGGACGCCATCGTGCGGGTGGCGATAAACGGGTGGGTATGCGGGACGCGCCTGCATACGGAGGGGCGCGGCTCGGAGCTCGACGACAGGGCGGCCGAGCTCCGACGGCAGTTCGCGAGCCTTACGGCGTTGCGGCCCGTCGGGGCCGCTGCCGTGCCGCTGCTCAGCGCGGGAGGGGCCGCACCCCCCCACCCTGGCCCCGACGCCGCGGTCTTTCGCAGTTCGCTGGGGTCCCTGCTGTACTGGCCTGGGGTGCGCGCGCTCCTGGGGCGCGACTGTCGCGTGGCCACCCGCTATGCGGGGCGCATGACGTACATCGCCACCGGGGCCCTGCTCGCCCGCTTTAACCCTGGCGCCGTCAAATGCGTCCTCCAGCGGGAGGCCGCGTTTGTGGGGCGCGTCCTGGACGTGCTGGCGGTCCTGGCGGAGCAGACGGTCCAGTGGCTCTCGGTGGTCGTGGGGGCGCGCCTGCACCCGCACTCCACCCATCCCGCGTTTGCGGACGTGGAGCAGGAGGCGCTGTTTCGCGCCCTGCCCCTGGGCAGCCCCGGTGTCGTGGCGGCCGAGCACGAGGCGCTGGGCGACACCGCGGCGCGCCGTCTGCTTGCCACCAGCGGGTTAAACGCCGTGTTGGGCGCGGCCGTGTACGCGCTGCACACGGCCCTGGCGACCGTTACCCTGAAATACGCCCTGGCCTGCGGGGACGCGCGCCGGCACAGGGACGACGCGGCGGCCGTGCGCGCCGTTTTGGCAACGGGGCTCATTCTGCAGCGGCTGCTGGGCCTGGCCGACACGGTGGTCGCGTGCGTGACCCTGGCCGCGTTTGATGGCGGGTTGACGGCCCCCGAGGTGGGCATGTACACCCCCCTGCGCTACGCGTGCGTCCTCCGAGCGACCCAGCCCCTGTACGCACGGACCACCCCCGCCAAATTTTGGGCGGACGTGCGCGCCGCCGCGGACCACGTGGACCTTCGCCCCGCGTCCTCGGCGCCCCGGGGCGCCGTGAGCGGAACGGCAGACCCCGCCTTCCTGCTCGAAGACCTGGCGGCCTTTCCCCCCGCCCCCCTCAATAGCGAGTCCGTGCTGGGACCGAGGGTCCGCGTCGTGGACATCATGGCGCAGTTTCGGAAACTGCTCATGGGCGACGAGGAGACCGCCGCCCTCCGGGCGCACGTGTCCGGGAGGCGCGCGACCGGGCTGGGCGGCCCGCCACGCCCATAGGCGCCTCCCGATAAAAAGCAATCCTATATCCCGGGACGCGGCATACCTACGACCGGCGGTGCCCCCGACCGAACGGTCTCCGCCATGCAACGCCGGACGCGCGGCGCGAGCTCCCTGCGGCTGGCGCGGTGCCTAACGCCGGCCAACCTCATCCGTGGCGCCAACGCGGGCGTCCCCGAGCGGCGCATCTTCGCCGGGTGTCTGCTCCCCACCCCGGAGGGGCTCCTCAGCGCGGCCGTGGGCGTCCTGCGGCAGCGCTCCGATGACCTGCAGCCGGAGTTTCTGACCGGCGCCGATCGCAGCGTCCGGCTGGCGGCGCGGCACCATAACACCGTCCCCGAGAGTCTGATCGTAGACGGGCTCGCCAGCGACCCGCACTACAATTACATCCGGCACTACGCGTCGGCCGCCACGCAGGCGCTCGGCGAGGTGGAGTTGTCGGGCGGCCAGCTGAGCCGTGCCATCCTATCGCAGTACTGGAAGTACCTCCAGACGGTCGTGCCCAGCGGCCTGGATGTCCCCGACGACCCGGCGGGCGACTGCGACCCCAGCCTGCACGTGCTGCTGCGGGCCACCCTGCTCCCAAAGCTGCTGGTGCGCGCCCCGTTCAAGAGCGGGGCCGCCGCGGCCAAGTACGCCGCCGCAGTTGCGGGGTTGCGCGACGCGGTCCACAGGCTCCAGCAGTACATGTTCTTTATGCGCCCCGCAGACCCGAGCCGGCCGAGCACGGACACCGCACTGCGGCTGAGCGAGCTCCTGGCCTACGTCTCCGTGTTGTACCATTGGGCCTCGTGGATGCTGTGGACGACAGACAAGTACGTGTGTCACCGCCTAGGCCCCGCCGATCGCCGGTTTGTGGCGCTCAGCGGCAGTATGGAGGCGCCCGCGGAGACGTTTGCGCGCCACCTGGACCGCGGGCCCAGTGGCACCACGGGCTCGATGCAGTGTATGGCCCTGCGGGCGGCGGTCAGCGACGTCCTGGGCCACCTGACGCGCCTGGCCCACCTGTGGGAGACCGGCAAGCGGAGCGGCGGTACGTACGGGATCGTGGATACCATCGTCTCGACAGTCGAAGTTCTATCGATGGTCCACCACCACGCCCAGTATATAATTAACGCGACGCTCACCGGGTATGTCGTCTGGGCTTCCGACAGCCTGAACAACGAGTACCTACGGGCGGCGGTGGACAGCCAGGAGCGCTTCTGCAGAACCGCCGCCCCACTGTTCCCCACGATGACCGCTCCGAGCTGGGCCCGGATGGAACTGAGCATCAAGTCCTGGTTCGGGGCCGCCCTGGCCCCGGACCTGCTTCGTAGCGGGGCCCCGTCGCCCCACTACGAGTCCATCCTGCGCCTTGCGGCGTCTCGCCCACCGGGGGGGCGTGGAGCGGCCGGCGGGAGCTGCCGGGACAAGATCCAACGGGCCCGGCGCCATAACGCACCCCCGCCGCTCCCCCGGTCTCGCCCACACTCGACCCCCGCGGCCTCTCGGCGGTTCAGGCGCCACCGCGAGGATCTCTCCGGACCCCCGCACGTCGACGCGGACAACCCGGGTCCCGAGCCCCGCGCCGTCCGGCCGGCCACGTATTACACGCATATGGCCGGGGTGCCCCCGCGCCTCCCGCCCCGCAACCCCGCGCCGCCCGAGCAGCGGCCGCCGGCCACGGCGCGCCCCCGTTCCGTTCAGCGTGAGGCTGGCGGGGGTTACGATGGTGCGCGGGCCTGGGGGCCGGAGGCGGAGGTCGAACCGGACCAAATGGAAAACACGTATCTGCTGCCCGACGATGACGCTTGCCTTCCCGCGGGCGTCGGGCTCGGTGCCGCCCGCGCCGCCGCCGCCGCCGCCTGGCCGGCCGAAAGCCACGACCCCCGCGCCCCCTCCGAGGACGCAGACTCCATTTACGAGTCGGTAAGCGAGGATGGGGGGCGCGTTTACGAGGAGATCCCCTGGGTTCGGGTATACGAAAACATCTGCCTTCGCCCGCCGGACGCCGCCGGGACTGCTCCGACGCGAGACGCCTCGGCCTCCCCGTACATCGAGGCGGAAAATCCCCTGTACGACTGGGGCGGGTCTGCTCTCTTTTCCCCTCCGGGTGCCAAACGCGCCCCGGACCCGCGACTAAGCCTCTCGCCCATGCCCGCCCGCCCCCGGACCAACGCGCTGGCCAACGACGGCCCAACGAACGTCGCCGCCCTGAGCGCCCTGCTGTCCAAGCTCAAACGCGGCCGACACCAGAGCCATTAAGAAACGCGGCCGCCGGCACCACCGTCTCGGTCCCCGGCCCCTTTCCCCGCATGCCTGTTTTCAATAAAAAGTAACAAAGAAAAACAACACCAAGTTCCGCATGGTCTGTCGTACGCGGTTAGCTGTTTATTTTTTTGGGGGGGGAGGAGGGTATTGGCCAAATGCCGTAGTTGGTCGGTGGGATGGGGGGAAGAAGAGAGGCAAGAAGCGGGACCGTCGGACGCGCGCCTCAGGGCAACCCCAGGGTGTTACGTATCGAAGTTACGAAACGAACAAAACCGCCGGGGCTTCGTGGGTAGTAGCATATGCGGATCGCGGGCTCCTCGCAAAACTGGTCGATGCCGCTGACGCTGTCGACGAGTCGCAGGCAGGCCCGGATGCCGTCTCCGCTCACCCACCAGTAACCCGACGATCTCTCCGCCTGGACGCGTGCCAAAGCAGCCAGGTGCTTGGCCGCCGCACGGGGGATAAGGGTGGCCGGGGCGCTGCAGCCGCCGACCGCCTGCTCGTGCTCGACGGGGGTCGGGTCCCACGAAACACAGCCCGCGTTGAATTCCTGCCAGCCACTGGCGCACGGCGAGAGTCCCCACGAGGACCTAGGGGGTACGAGAACCAACGCGGCGACGAGCGCAAAGGCACCGACGATCGTTCCGACGCCGATCCAGGCCACGGCCGGAAGACCAGCCCGCGCCGAGGAGGCCGCGGGGGCCAGGGGCCGGTAGGCTGGTCCCGAAGCGCGGAAAGCCATACCGCCGCAGGCTTGAATATCGGGGCGGGGTGCTCCTCTGGAGCCCACGCGGCGTGCGCCGTTCGGGTCGGGCCGAGGATTTCCGGTGGGGAACGCAAGTGCGGCGGCTTATAACGCCGGGGGAAATGAGGTGGGGGGGGGGGGTGGGTACGGCGGACGGAAGGGGTGGAAAAGAACCCAACCGGAGGCAGGGCCCGGGCCCGGAGTTACCGCAGCCGACGATACCGCACCGAGGAGGCGTGGGTAACGTACACTACCGCGGTCCCGGCCAGGACCACCGCAACAAGGACGGCCACTCCGATCCCTGCCCCCTCCACCGCCCGTATCACCTGCCGCGCGGTGGGGTCCCGCGGCGGGGGCTGGTGGCTGCCGTGGTGTTCTAGAACCGGAATTCCGTCCGGGTATCCTGCCAGCCGGCAGATGTACTCGGTTTGGTCGTACGAGACCGGCAGGGTGGAGCGGATCGTGGCAGTGCCGGGGCGCCCGCACGATCCCTGGGACGCGACGGCCACCTTCTCCGCCGGCGAGGAGTCGTCCCCCAGGAACCAGGCAAACGTCACCCCCTCGGGCACGCAGCCGGCCGTACAAACAGCATGGTCGCCCGTAAACTCCATGGTGATGGTTGGCCGCGGCAGCACCGATGCCACCCCGCTGGCATTGCGCCGAGAAAACGACACGGAGTCGCGGTGCCACGTCAGCTGACAGGTGAAGGTCCGCGGGGGGCCCTGGCCGCCGACAGACGCGGAGGTCACGGTGGAGACGGTGGAAAAGCCGTCGGGGCTCTCGTGTGTCTGCGTGTCGATCTGGGTCGGGTCGAGCACCTGGCGGCCGTCCTCGAACCAGACAAACTCCGCGCGGTTACCTGGGTAGTAGGTGGCGGCCGTGCACGTCGCCTTGAACGGCTGGCCCTCCAGCACCGCGTGGGGGTGGATGGTCAGCGACGGAGGGCGGAACATGCGAACGCGCACCCAGGTCCCGTACGCATGCGGGCGGTCCATCCGCCCCCAGACCCAGTAGTACATGCCCTGGGTCTCCAGGGTCAGCTCTTCAATGATGAGCCGCTGGGTTGGCAGCGGCCCAACAACAGAGTACAACCGCGGACTGGCGCCAGGGCCGGCGCCCTCCGCCCAAATTACGTGCGGGTCCGTTCGGTTGGGGGCGCTGTCGTACACCAGTTGACCCCCTGGCGGGGCCGACACGTTTACCATCACCTCCTCTAAGCTAGGCGCCGTGCCGATCTCGGCGTCCGTCGCCGTGGAATAACGCCAGATCTGGAGGCGGAACTCCGTGCGGGTGGAGTTGGAAAACCGGCATCGGATTTGCACCCGCGAGCCGTACTGGGCCAGCGGGTCGTGGCGGTTGCACCGCACGGGCCCCGAGGATGTCGTTGGGGGCCGAGTCTTGGTGGGCGGGACTGGCTTGGTGGTGGGGGCCTTATGCTTTGTCGTGTTGGGGTGTCGGGGGGGCGTGGGTGTGGTTCGGGGGGCAGACGCGGTCCGCGGGTCCCCGGAGGGGGCTGCATCGCTCGCGTTCCCCCGCGGACCCACCGTTATCGTGCGTCCGGGGGAGGCATTGGCCAGCACCACGACCACACCCACCCACAACAGGCCCCACAGTGCCACGGTTAGGCCCACCCGCCCGAGGGCCATGACCAGAAGAGCCCCCGACGCCTTCCGAAAGACCGGTGGGCGTACCCGGTGCAGCGAGGAGGGTCGCCGGAACCCACTCCCCGCGAACAACCACAACACGGGTGTGTCGTTTTTTTGTGCCACCTCCCAAACAAACACCCCAACAGTGATGGGCCCGCTTGCCCCCACCCCGGCCTTTATACCCGCCCCCGGCACCTGCCCCCACTCCCCCCCCTTCCCCAGGGGATCGGAGCGGTAGGGCGAAATCATCACACGCCGGTGGTATTCGGGGAACTCGTGCCATTTATTTGAAATCGTGCTCACCCCAACCGCCGGCTTGCCGCCATTTGCGGCTGCCCCAGCACCCCCACCGCAAACCCCAACGCGTACACGGAGAAAAAGAGGCCCCGCAGGGTCGCGGCCGCCCAGGGCCCGGCTTCTGGGTCCTTGTGGAGGCGGCGCCGGAGCCCAAGTACCTGCGTCAGCGAAATCCACACGGCGCCCCCTAACATCGCATATACGGCAACGTCGGGGACCACAAACATCAGCCCGTGGTTCACAACCTGGAATCCGATGTACACAAACAACAGCGGGTCCGTGAGGTCCCGGGGGGCGAGGGTCTGACACAGCTCCGTCAGGCCCGCCGCCGCGTGGCCCCCGACAAACACCTGGGGCCACAGCGGCAGGACCGGACCTCGCATCGTCCCCCGCACGTGCTCTCGCGCGGCGCAGGCGGCCAGCGCAACGGCGCCTGCAAAGGTAACCACAGGAACCCAGACGTTTTCGGGCCGCACGGCCCCGTCGCCGCAGGCCCGCTGATATCGCCGGTGGTGCGTTGAAGGCAACAGGGGTCCGTGGTCTGCTGGCCGCTCGGTGTCATCCGGGGCGTATCGGGGTTGGGGAGACTCGACCGTGCAGACGACGCAGAAGCGGCGGTGGCGGGGGCAGGCCTTGGAAAAGCTGTCCCTGGCGGCGGTCGCCCCGAGGCCCGCCACTACCGCCGCCGTCAGGGCTGCTGAGGCGGGGGGGTCGATCCACCAGTAGCGCGCGCTGCCGCCGATCGTCAGCCCGCCGACGACGACCCCCAGGGTGCCGACAAACAGGGGCCGCGGGGCGAGGAGGAAAAGGGGATGGACGTCGTCGGCCAGCACCAAGAGCGCCGCATAGGCGGCCCCGAGCGCCAGGCACTGGGTCGCCGGGCCAGGAACCCCCGGAGGCGCGCCGGCCTCTCCGAGGCTCCACAGGGCCAGGGCCGCCCCCCCGCCGACCAGCCTCAGCCACGCGCACACACGCGTGGGCGGCCGGGCGAACGCAGGGGGGGCGCGAAGGAATCCCAGGCCGGTGCTCCCGATAACGAACGCCCCCGACATGGCGTCCGCATACGGGCCGCACGATAGAACGACAGACCCCACGAAGCCCAACGTGGTGGCCTGGAACCAGATATGCACGACCCCCCGAGCGATGGCCCCCACACAGGCGAGGCGGGGGCGCCCGTCGTCCCCATTATCCCCCCCGGTGCAGGTTTCGACGCTCACGCCCGCGACCCCGGGGCCGTCCCCGCGACACATCCCGCGCCCAGGGCCCGACGGCGCTCGGTGAATCTACGAAGGGCCCCCATCCCACTCTTATAAGCGCACGCATAACAAAAAAAAGGGGGGGGGCGAGGGGAGGACGGAGGCGCAAACCGTAACCACACACGACAGCCAGATTGATTGGAGAGTGTACATTACCCCATTTATTTACATAACGCACCCCGCGGGCCCAGGCGCTGTGAGGCGGTCGGTCGCCGCCCATCGCCGTCAGGGCAACCCAAAGCCGTATGGGGTTCTTTGGGGACCACGGAAGACGGAGAGGGGGCCGGGGCTCGCGTCGCCTGTCGGGAGGTCGCGAAAGTAGCACGCGTAGCGGCCGCCGTCTCCACCCTCCGCCGCCTCGGGTCCGTATCTTGCGGAGAGGGGGGGCGACTCGGCTCGCGTGGGGGCGGCGGGCACTCCCGTCTTCGGCCGCTTTGTGACGTCGTCCGCGTGTACAACTTCGGCCCCGGCGTGCCTCCGCTTGGTCACCGACGGTTCCGGAAACGCGGGCTGGACCCGGGCTTGGCCCTCGAGTCCTTCTGGAACCCCGCGGTCGCCCGCGTCCGGCTCTGAGGAGTCCTGGCTGTCGGTCGGGCCGGCCAGAGAGTCCTGGGATGCCAAGCTCTCGGTGGAGGACCCCGGAGTCTGGCCGAGCCAGTTCAGGCAAACTCGCTGGGGTTTTAAAAGAAACACCGCCGATACCGCGTTGGGGCCGGTGGCGGTGACGCACACGCTGGGGACGGCGGCCGTGAGGAAGAACTTGAGGGTCCCCCCGCCGACCTGGAGCCGCCGGAGAACTGCCCGCATGCTGCAGTCATCGACGACAACCGAGAATGTGCGGTGCGTGTTTTCCCCGTAGACCGTCTTGGCGTTGGCGGCCGCCTGGCCCGCCTTCTTCAGCGCGCTGGTCAGAATTTGGACCTGGGCGCTGGTGCTGGACGACGCGCCCTCCTCGCGGGCGGCGAAGGTCACGCAGGTGCGCGCGTTAAAAACGGAAAACTTGCCGTTGGGTCCGAGCTCGAACGTGGTGGGTTTGGCGGTCTCGTCCCCGACGGCGTTTACGACCTTCGTGAGTTGTGGCTTCGTGAGGCGCAACTGGACGTCGGGGTCGCCCTGGGGGAGTAGTACCGCGAAGCTCGTCAACTCGCGTTTCATGAGCGTCTCGCTGGCAAGCTCTACGGCCTCCCCGTCGGACGCGGTCGTCCATATGCGCTGCACCAGCGTGCGAAACGGGGCCTGGCCCGTGACCGTCAGCTCCACCCGCCGCAGGTCAGGGTACTGGTTGGCGCGAAACACACTCAGCAGGGATCGCTTCTGGTCCACGAGAGACAGGAACGCCGCGGTGGGTCCGCTCCATCTATAGCGGCTGAACTGCGAATGGTCGAGGGGCAAAAACACCTGCTCGCCAAAAATCGCGTTATGTACAAGGAGGCCTCGGTCACCCACGACCAGGAGCGAGTCCAAAAGGCTCGTGCGAAGCGGCGCAAAGGCCTGCAGGATTCCGTTCAGCTCGGCGCCCTGCAGTACTATCTGGCAGGGCGGCCCGTCTTCCGTCCGCTCGCGCGTCGACGAAATCGCGTCCTCCGAAAGAGGGGCGGTGGTTGCAAAGTCGGGAAGGCGAGACATACCGCGACGCGCCGAGGAAATCCACAGAGACGAGGCACGTCGTGGCACCGGGCCCGGAGGCGCGGCTGTTTGTGCCAAAGGCGGAGGGGGCGTATTACGCGGAAAGGATGGGGGTTAGGGGGAAACGGGGGACCCGCGCGACAGAGCAGCGGCTACCCGAGCCAAGGACTACGGCGGACCCGCCGCCCTAGTCTGGTTAAATACGCCTTCCGCTCGTTAGGCCACACCCTCTTTGAAGGAATCGGGAGGGGGAGGGGGAGAGATGGTCGGCCTGCACCGGCGCGCGCCGATGGTTGCACCAATCCGCATGTAGATGGGAAATAAGAATTATAAAGAGCGTGCCTTTCCCGGGATAGCGTCTTGTTGGATCGGGGCCGTTGCCGCAGCCACTGTACACAGGGCGGCGGGCTTGGGTGTCCCGGACCGTCACACCAATACAGCTCTATAGAGAGACCTATCCGCACCTACAATCGTGTTGAAATGGGTCTGTTTGGGATGATGAAGTTTGCCCAGACCCACCATCTGGTGAAGCGCCGGGGCCTTCGGGCCCCGGCGGGCTACTTTACCCCTATCGCCGTGGACCTGTGGAATGTCATGTATACCCTGGTGGTTAAATATCAGCGCCGCTACCCCAGTTACGACCGCGAGGCCATCACGCTACATTGTCTCTGTAGTATGTTAAAGGTGTTTACCCAGAAGTCCCTGTTCCCCATCTTCGTGACCGATCGCGGGGTCGAGTGTACCGAGCCGGTTGTATTTGGGGCCAAGGCGATCCTGGCCCGCACGACGGCCCAGTGCCGAACGGACGAGGAGGCCAGTGACGTAGACGCCTCTCCGCCGCCTTCCCCCATCACCGACTCCAGGCCCAGTTTCGCCTTTTCCAACATGCGCCGCCGCGGACACGCCTTCGCCCCGGGGGATCGGGGCACGCTCGCCGCCGGGCCTGGGGCGGTGCCCCCCTCGGGCGCGCCCTCGAAGCCGGCCCTGCGTTTGGCCCATCTGTTCTGTATTCGCGTTCTGCGGGCGCTGGGGTACGCCTACATCAACTCGGGTCAGCTGGAGGCCGACGACGCCTGCGCGAACCTCTATCATACCAACACGGTCGCGTACGTGCACACCACGGATACCGATCTCCTGCTGATGGGCTGCGATATCGTGTTGGACATCAGCACCGGTTACATTCCGACGATTCACTGCCGCGACCTACTGCAGTACTTTAAGATGAGTTACCCGCAGTTCCTAGCGCTGTTTGTCCGCTGCCACACAGACCTGCACCCCAATAACACCTACGCGTCTGTCGAGGACGTGTTGCGTGAGTGTCACTGGACCGCCCCGAGCCGCTCCCAGGCCCGCCGGGCCGCCCGGCGGGAGCGCGCCAACTCGCGCTCCCTGGAGAGCATGCCTACGCTGACCGCGGCCCCGGTCGGCCTCGAGACGCGCATCTCGTGGACAGAAATTCTAGCCCAACAGATCGCAGGCGAGGATGAATACGAAGAAGACCCCCCCCTCCAGCCCCCGGACGTCGCCGGGACGCGCGACGGCGCCCGGTCGTCCTCCTCGGAGATACTCACCCCGCCCGAGCTCGTTCAGGTCCCCAACGCGCAGCGAATCGCGGAACACCGCGGCTATGTCGCCGCGCGTCGCCGCCACGTCATCCACGACGCCCCGGAGGCCCTGGACTGGCTACCCGATCCGATGACCATCGCCGAGCTGGTGGAACACAGATACGTCAAGTACGTCATATCGCTGATCAGCCCAAAGGAGCGGGGACCGTGGACTCTCCTAAAAAGACTGCCCATATACCAGGACATTCGCGACGAAGCTTTGGCGCGCTCCATCGTGACTCGGCATATCACCGCCCCGGACATCTCCGACCGGTTTCTGGAGCAGCTGTGGGCCCATGCCCCCCCGCCCGCGTTTTACAAGGACGTCCTGGCTAAATTCTGGGACGAGTAGCCGGCACGGAGGAGACGCGCACCCCCACCCCCTCCAGACCTGTTAATAAAAATCGTTTGTTGTTATCCATTGTGGGGTTCTGGTTGGCGCTTGATTTATCGTTTGCACGCGTTTCCCTTTTGGTCTTCTTCGTTGGTTTCGGGTATTCCTTCCCTTTTTCTCCCGCCCCCTACGTAATAATCACACCGGAGACCCAACAGTCCGTTTCGACCCGTTTATTTCGGCTAGACATGGCTACAAAGGCACCCAGACCCTCACAGATCGTTGACGACGGCCCCGGCGTACGAGGTGCTGCGGCACTCGAAGAAGTTGGTGTGTTTGTCGGTGGACATGAGGCTGAGGGGAAAGCTGACGTCGGGGGTGGGGGCGGAATACAGGGGCTGCATATGGATTAGGCCCAACAGGCGATCCGCGCTGAATCGCACGTAGTTCTCGATGGCCGCCAGGGCCCCCGGACTCAGGATAGAGCTGTCCGTCGGTGCCTGGGATCGGATGAACCCAATCTCTATATCCACCGCCTCCCGAAACAGCCGGTAGACGCGCGCCGCCTCGGGCTTGGCGTGGCCCCCGAGGTAGTTGTTGTAGATGTAACACGAGGCCGTCGTATGCACGGCCTCGTCGCGGCTGATAAGGTCGTTCGACTGGCAGGTGACCCGCAGGAGGTTGTTGGTGCGCAGGTATGCGATGGCGGCAAACGAGGCGGCAAAAAAGACGCCCTCTATGAGGATCATGAGGATGAACTTTTCCGGGACGGAGTCGCATTCCCGCACCCGCGCCTCCAGCCAGTCCACCTTGACGCGAATGGCCGGGTGGTTGATGGTGCGGGCCACATACTCGCGGCGCGCCTGGTCGTTGTTGTGAAAGAGCACCAGCTGGATAATGTTGTAGACGCGCGAGTGGACGACCTCGATGCATTCCTGCTCCACGTAGTAGTGAAGAATGTCCTTTTGGTCGAAGAGGCCGGAGAGGCCACCCAGGTTTTCCGTCACCAGGTCGTCCGCGGCAGACAGGAAGGCAAACAGAAAGCGGTAGAAGCCGAGCTCGCCCTCGGAGAGCTTGGAGACATCCTCCTCGTCCCCCACGAACACGAGCTCGGTCTCCAGCCAGCGGTTAAGGATGCTGAGGGAGCGCAGGTGGTTGATGTCGGGGCACTGGGAGGTGTAGAAGTACCGCTCGGGGTTGGGACACACTGGAACCTGGACCACCCCGGCCGCCGGCGCGTGGGTATCTAGGGGGTCGGCCCGAGCGGAGGAGACGGCGGGATCCATGGCGATATGCGGGAACGCGAGCGACACCTAACCCCGAACGGAGCGCTGTTGTTTACAACGCGCAGCTTGTGCAGACGATGTTGTCGTCCCCGCCGAAAACCCCGCTGTTGGTCGCCTTGCGAACCTTGCAGTAGTACATCCCCGTCTTTAGTCCGCGCTTATATGCGTGGACGAGAAGGCGGACCAGGGTGGAGGCGGGGAGCGTTCCGTCCGCCTTCTCTGTGACATACAGAGTCATGGATTGGCTGTGATCAACATAGGGGGCGCGGTCGGCACACAGGTCGATCAGCAGTTCCTGGTCGTAGTCGAACGCGGTCTTGAACCGCCGGAGGGGATGGGCGGGGTCCAGGCAAGGCAGGGCCTGGGCCACAGACCACTGGTTGGCTTCGAGCCCGTCCATCGCGTCCAGGAGCCGCTTCCCGCTGAACGTGCGCTCGAGTTCCTTCAGCAACAGCGTGTTGGGGCGCAGCGTCTCGCCGTCCCTGGTCACCTTGCTGAACAGGTTGGTGAACAGGGGGGCAAAGCCCTCGCTGACGTCCGAGATCTGGGCCGAGGCGGCGGTGGGCATGAGCGCGATGAACTGGCTGTTGCGCAGGCCGTGTTTCATCATGCTCTGGCGTAGCATCTCCCACTCGCCCTCGTACCGCGGACGGGCGTCCGAAAAGCGCTCCCAGTGAAAGCGGCCGGCCCGGTACATGCTGCGTTTAAAGTGGCTGAAGGGACGGGCCCCACGAACACACAGCGCGTTACTGGTCTTCATGGCCGAGAGCAGCATCACCTCGGCGATGTGTTTGTTCAGGTCCCGGAACTCGGCCGACTCCAGATCCAGGCCCATCTTCAGGCACGCCGTGTGCAGGCCCTGCATGCCGATGCCCATGGACCGCAGGTTGTCGTGGCCGCGGGCGCACTGGGGCGTCGGCTGCAGCGTGCTGTCTATCATGATATTAACCATCAGCACGCACGCCTGCACGGCGTCGCGGAGCATGCCAAAATCGAACGTCCGGCGGGAGACGCATCGGGCCAAATTCACGCTTCCCAGGTTGCAGACCCCGCTGGAGCGTTTGGAGGACGGGTGGACGATCTCTGTGCAGAGGTTGGAGCCGGCAATGGCCGCCCCTTGCGTGTCGTAGATGTAGTGGCGGTTCACCGCGTCCTTAAACATGATGAAGGGGCTTCCGGTTGTGGCCGCGCTGCGCACGATGGCGTACGCCAGTTCCTGGATGGGGATCGTCTCTCCGAACCCCATGGCCTCGAGGTGCTCGTACAGCTTCTCGAACTCCTCGCCGTGAAAGTCGGCGAGCGACATGCTGGTGTCCCTATCAAACAGGGACCAGGTGACGTTTTTCTCGCCGTCGAGGTGGCGGATCAGGCGCTTAAAGAACAGGTCCGGCATCCATAGGGCGCTGAAGATGTTGTCGCAGCGCTGGGCCTCCTCGCCGGCGAGGACGCCCTTCATTCTAAGCACGGCCCGAACGTCGGTGTGCCAGGGTTCCAGGTACACGCACGCTCCGGTGGGGCGCGTGCTCTGTTTGTTATGCGCCGCCACCAGAGAGTCGAGGACCTTCAGGGCCGGCATGATGCTGGCGGTGCCGGGGCCGGCGTCGTTAAACGCCTGCACACAGAGCCCGATGCCCCCGTTGCGGGCGAGGATGGCGCTGACGTTGCTGGTGATGGCCCGTAGGGTGGCCTGGTTGGTAGTGGCCTGGGGGTTTACCAGGTAGCAGCTGGACGTGTAGTAGTTGCGGGTTCCGAGGTTCAGCATGGCGGGGGTGGACGGCACGATCTGGTGGTCGTAGAGGCGGTGGAAAAAGAACTTGAACATTTCCCACCACGACCCCCGTCGCCCCAAGGCGATGTGGCGCATGCCGCGAGTCGCCCGGCACGCCAGGAACCCGGCAATGCGGGTGTACATCTGGAAGACGGACTCCATGTAGTGCCCGCCGAAGCGCTTTAGGTAAAACTCTTCGTACTTCAGCGCCGACTGCAGTCCCCGCTCGACGAGAGTGTTCGGGGTGCTGTGGATCAGACAGTCGTAATGATTTAGGGCCTGGGCCAGGATCATCAGCTGGGCCTCGTGTTCGCGAAGCCTTTCCGTTAGCCCGAAGTCCAGGGCCACCTCCTTGGAGCGCATCCATTCCTCAAAGGAGGCCTCCCGGGTACGGATGCGCAGGTGAACCAGAATCCCCAGGATGCGATACAGGCGGGCGGACCGACGCACCAGGGGTTTGAACCCGTTGACGAGCCGCGTCGCATACTCCCTCAGATAATAGGGCATGTATGCGTTGGGGGGGACAGGGGGAAGGTCCAGACACAGGCGTCGCATCTCAGCGAGCGCGTAGTTCAGGAGCCCAAAGTCGTCCTCCGTGAGGCGGGGGGCGCTGCCAAAGGTTCGTGGGGGCGTGCGCTTGGTCTCCTCGCGGGCGCACCGACAGAAGTACTCCAGCATGAGCGTGGGCTCGCGGTCTACGGCATCCCCCAGAAAACGCGCCACCGCCTCCGCGTTCTCGGGAGTGAGTTCTAGGGGGACTGGGTAGGCAGGGCCCGTTCCCACAGTGGGCTGGCTGTCCAGAAGCGGCGCCACATCGGCCTGGGGTGCGGCGGCGTGGGCCGTGGAACCGGAGTCGGCCGACGCGCGCGGGTTCGTCGCGGAGCCCGACCCGGTGCCGGCGCCCAGACCGGGGGTTCCAGGGGAGTCGCCGGGGTGCCGGGGTTTGGGGAAGTCCATGGGGGCGGGGCCGTCGCTCCATCTGCGGCGACCGACACCGTCGGGCTGCACGGAGTCGTCCGACTGCGAGTCGCAGTCGCTGTAATCGTCGTCAGTCGCCCCTCCGGCCCATATCGAAGAGGATCGGGACAGCGTCTCCGCGCGCGAGTCCGTATCCTCGTCCGATGAGTCCGAGTCCTCCGTTTCGGAGTCGGATGACGAGCCGTCTGAACATGACTCCGCGGCCCCGACGTCCTTCTCGGCGCCTGAGCCCGCGGTGCCGCCCCGGGCATCGCGACGGGAGCAGCAATCGTGGCCCCACGGAAAGGGGGGAGGAGGCGGGGGGCCAGCCTGGGGCCCTTGGGGTTCGGGGGCCCCAGGCTGGCCCCCGGAGAGGAACTCCCCGGACGTTTGGGTCCCGACGGACGTAGTCGCGGCCGGGCCCGATGTTCCGCCGAGAGCCACAACGGCGGTTCTGCCATCCCCGCCGGCTCCGACGTTTGTGATCGCGACAAAGGCACCGGTGGACGTAGAGCCCCCGAGGGCACGCGAATGACCGCGCGCCTCGTCTCCGTCGATTATCATGCTGCAGTTGGAGCCACATTGAACGAAACTGCTGTCGCTAATGCGGTAGGTCGCGGGGCCGGGGGGATCGTTGGAAAGCACCATCACGCCGTTGACTTTCCTGCAAAACACCTGGTCGCCGCCGGGGGGAGCAACCTCGGTGTGCCGGGTTTCCGGTCGTTCGGATGGAGACCGCGCTCCGGCGCGAGCGGACGCAGCAGGGCGGTTGGCCATTGGAACCCAGGTGACAGTGGCTCGGACGCGATGAACGGAACCAGCGGCAGGCCCGTGGGAGGCGGGGTGGGTGGTAGAACCGAAAGGACACACCAGCCGACGAATCACCCGGGCAATCGCAACAAATCTGCCAGCAGGACAGCACCGGTTGACAGGAACGCAACAGGAATCGGTGGGCGAGGGCGTGAGGGCTAGCAGGAGAGCGGCGACCGGCAAGTCCCCAAAGCACCCACCTGTTGTGGTAACCCAAACCGCCCGCGTTGGCTTTTATCCCCGGCACCCAGGGGTGGGGTGCGATCGTGTTCTGAGTCAACCTAAGTAGGATATGCCTATCTCCTGAGTCACGGGGGTGGGATGTGTCTATGAATCTCATTTGCATTTCGGTTCCGCCATTTCAGAGACATACGTCAGTCACACCACTTCACGGATTTAACCTGGTTTTATTGAGACGGACGCACGGGCCCGCGAACAGCAGAGAAGGCGAGGGTGGAGCGGGGGAAGGGGGAGGGGAAGGTCGCTCGGGCTGGGCGGCCGCCAATAGACGATCACGCGCAGGCTCGCCACCCGCCGGGGCGCCACACCACGCCCTCCAGAATGACAACCGGAACACCGACCGCCCCAAAACGCTCGGTGCGGTGCAGACAGCGGGGGCTGTCGTCGGGCATGACGCCCAGCTCTGCGAAGGCGGCGTATGTGCAGGTGCGTGCGGTAGGGCGCCCCCGTAGATCCGGTTGCCAGCGGTACAGCCTGTCAACAAACTGGGGGTTCGTGACTTGGCTCGCCGAGCACCGCGGGGTTTGCGAGCTCGCGGCCAGGACGGCAAGCGGAAAGTCAACGTTTCGGTTCGGGGGAGGGGGCGTCATGTCCTCGGCCCCGTGGATCGTGTTGGTTATCCGGAGGCGCCCAAACAGCCGCTCGAGGGCCGACTCCAGTCCGCGCGGGGGGAGCTGGCTCTTGACCACGTACACACAACAGAGCTCCTGATCCCGGCGCTGTCGGTAGGTGAAGACCAAGTACAGGAACGCCGCCCCAGGGGCCCCCAGGCACAGCTCGGCGTCCAGGTCCACAAAGGCACATGCCGGGATGGTAACGGCCGAACGGGGCCTGCCCGGGTGGCCAGTGTGTGTGGCCTCCTGGGGTCCGCTGCAGACGGCGGTGACGCTAGCCAGCTCGTCCTGTGTGACCCACGACACCAGCCCCCCGAAAAACCGCATGATCTCGTGGGGGAAAACGTGCGTGTGGACCATGGCGCGCAGGCATTCGAAAAACCGATCCAGCCGCGCCCCGACCCGCGTCCCGCCGTAGTTGGTCGTGATGTGGGCCCGGACCGCCTCGGCGGCGTTGCGCGCGTCGTAGGCGGCGGCGCACGCGGCCACCAGAAAGTTAAACGACACGAGGCCCGCGCGCGCGCATCCGCTCTCGGCCCGCCCGGACCCCAGGGCGGAGGCCTCCAGGAGCTGGCTCCAGGCCTCGGCCAGTCGCTCGGTCTGCCGGCCGGGCGGAGCCCGATGACGGGCCAGGTGGGGGAGGTCGGTGGGGTGCCGCAGGACCAAAAGGAGCGCCCCGGCCCGCTCCGCGTTTGGTTGGCAGAGATCCGTCAGGGTTACCTGGCGGGTCAAGTGATAGCGGGGGGCGCCGGGGAGGGCCGGCCCTCCCACGCGCCTGGCTCCCCGGAGGATCTTGTCTACGGCCTGTTCGGTATCGTCTTTGGTGGTGCGCGTCCCCGGAGACGACTCTGCGGGGTCGATACCCAGCAACCACATCGTACTGGCCGTCCTCCTGGGGGCCCTATCTCCCAAAAACGCCGGGCCGTCGCGGCGAGCGATCGGCGGGCGCAGGACACGCCGGAGCGGGGCGGGGCCCGCGGACTCGCGCGGGCTGGTGGTGGTTTCCACGGCACTCTCGGCCCACGCCATTAGGGCTGTCGGGAGTGGCTTGGTTTTCATGGTTCCCTTCGATCGCCAACGGGCGAGGTGTGGGGGGTGGGGAGGGAAGGGGGCGGGAAGGAAAACACGCCACCAGAAAACACACGCACCCTCACGGGCGAAGACGTCTTCCGCCTCTGCTGGGTTCCGGTGTCCGAATGGCCAGGCCGGTGCATACGCAAATGTTTAAAGGGCCTGTTGGGCCGCCCCACGGCATGGCCGCGATCCACTTGGTCCGGTTTGCCGCCGCGCCGCCCCCACCCGACGACATCCGGGCCCGATCCCGCGAACGGAATGCCGGGACATAATGCGCCGTATAACACGCCGCGCCTTCGCGGCGTACTCGCGACACGCCCCGGGTTCCCAGAGGGGCCCCGGGTGATACTTAGCCCCTCCATATAGGGCGGTGGCAGTCATTCCCGTTGGGCCCGCGGTCTCCCCGCCGCGTCGCCGAGCGCGCACGCCGGTCGCCATGTCGGACAGCGCGCTCCAGGTCCCGGCGCCCGCCGGCATGACCCCCCCGTCCGCGCCACCCCCGAACGGACCTCTGCAGGTCCTGTTGGCGAGCCTGACCAACCTCCGCCGGCCGCCCTCCCCCCCGGACGAGCCGGCGGGCAGCGCGGACGACCCGGCGTTTCTGTCCACGGCCAAACTGCGCGCCGCCGTGGCGGCGTTTCTGTTGTCGGGCGCGGCCGTCTGCCCGGCGGATGCGCGGGCGTGCTGGCACCCGCTCCTGGAACAACTGTGCGCCTTGCATCGGGCCCACGGGCTTCCGGAGACGGCGCTCTTGGCCGAGAACCTTCCCGGGCTGCTCGTACACCGCATGGCGGTGGCGCTCCCCGAGACCCCCGAGGCGGCCTTCCGGGAGATGGACGTCGTCAAGGACACTGTCCTGGCGATCACCGGCTCCGACACTACCCACGCGCTGGAGGCCGCCGGTCTGCGAACCACGGCGGCCCTGGGGCCGGTGCGCGTCCGCCAGTGTGCAGTGGATTGGATCGACCGCTGGCGGACCGTCACCAAAAGCTGCCTGACCATGAACCCGCGGACCTCCCTTGAGGCCCTTGGGGAGATGTCGCTTAAGATGTCCCCGGTCCCCCTGGGGCAACCCAGCGCTAACCTGACCACCCCGGCGTACAGCCTCCTCTTCCCGTCCCCGATTGTGCAAGAGGGTCTCCGGTTCTTGGCCCTGGTCAGCAATTGGGTGACGCTGTTCTCGGCGCACCTACAGCGCATCGACGATGCCACCCTGACCCCCCTCACGCGGGCCCTGTTTACGTTGGCGCTGGTTGACGAGTACCTGACGACCCCCGATCGGGGCGCGGTGGTCCCGCCCCCACTGTTGGCGCAGTTTCAGCACACGGTGCGGGAGATCGACCCGGCTATCATGATCCCGCCCCTCGAGGCCACCAAAATGGTTCGCAGTCGCGAGGAGGTGCGCGTGTCGACCGCCCTAAGCCGCGTCAGTCCGCGCTCGGCGTGCGCGCCCCCGGGGACGCTGATGGCGCGCGTGCGTACGGACGCGGCCGTATTCGACCCCGACGTGCAGTTTCTCAGTTCGTCGGCGCTGGCCATCTTCCGCCCGGCCGTCACCAGCCTGCTGCAGCTAGGGGAGCCGCCCTCCGCCGGGGCCCAACAACGGCTTCTCGCGCTGCTGCAGCAGACGTGGGCTTTGGTCCAGAACAGCAACTCGCCCTCCGTGGTGATCAACACGCTTATCGATGCGGGGTTCACGCCCGCGCACTGCACCCACTACATATCGGCCCTGGAGGGGTTTTTGGTGGCGGGGGTGCCCGCGCGGACGCCCCCTGGCCACGGGCTCAGCGAGATCCAGCAGCTCTTTGGGTGCATTGCCCTCGCGGGGGCGAACGTGTTCGGGCTCGCGCGGGAATACGGGCACTACGCCGGCTACGTGAAAACGTTCCGGCAGGTCCAGGGCGCCAGCGAGCACACGCACGGGCGGCTCTGCGAGGCGGTCGGCCTGTCGGGCGGCATCCTCAGCCAGACGCTGGCGCGCATCATGGGCCCGGCCGTGCCGACGGAACACCTGGCGAGCCTGCGGCGGACGCTCGTGGGGGAGTTTGAGACGGCCGAGCGCCGTTTTAGCGCCGGCCAGCCCAGCCTCCTGCGCGAGACGGCGCTCATCTGGCTCGACGTGTACGGCCAGACCCACTGGGACCTCACCCCCACCACCCCGGCCACGCCGCTGTCCGCACTGCTCCCCGTCGGGCCGCCTAGCCACGCCCCGTCTGTCCACCTGGCCGCGGCCACCAAGATCCGCTTCCCGGCCCTGGAGGGAATACACCCCAACGTCCTCGCCGACCCGGGGTTTGTCCCTTACGTGCTGGCCCTGGTGGTTGGGGACGCGTTGCGGGCCACGTGCAACGCTGCCTACCTGCCCCGCCCCATCGAGTTTGCCCTGCGGGTGCTGGCCTGGGCTCGCGACTTCGGCCTGGGCTACCTCCCCACCGTCGAGGGGCACCGCACAAAATTGGGCGCGCTGATCACCCTCCTCGAACCGGCCACCCGGGCCGGCGTCGGGCCCACGATGCAGATGGCCGACAACATCGAGCAGCTGCTTCGCGAGCTGTACGTAATCGCCCGGGGGGCCGTCGAGCAGCTGCGACCCGCGGTCCAGCTGCCTCCGCCCCAGCCTCCAGAGGTGGGCACCAGCCTGCTGCTGATCAGCATGTACGCCCTGGCGGCCCGGGGGGTGCTGCAAGAGCTCGCCGAGCGCGCCGACCCCCTGGTCCGCCAGCTGGAGGACGCGATCGTGCTGCTGCGGCTGCACATGCGCACGCTCGCCGCCTTCTTTGAGTGTCGGTTCGAGAGCGACGGGCACCGCCTGTATGCCGTGGTCGCAGACGCCCACGAGCGCCTGGGGCCCTGGCGTCCCGAGGCCATGGGCGACGCGGTGAGCCAGTACTGCGGCATGTATCACGACGCCAAGCGCGCGCTGGTCGCGTCCCTCGCGGGTTTGCGTTCCGTCGTCGCCGAGACTACGGCGCACCTGGGGGTATGCGACGAGCTGGCGGCCCAGGTCTCGCACGAGGGTAACGTGCTGGCCGTCGTTCGGCGGGAAATTCACGGTTTCCTGTCCATCGTGTCGGGCATCCACGCCAGGGCGTCGAAGTTGATGTCGGGGGACCAGGTCCCCGGGTTCTGTTACATGAGTCAGTTCCTGGCGCGCTGGCGGCGCCTGTCGGCCTGCTATCAGGCCGCGCGCTCGGCCACGGGCCCCGAGCGGGTGGCCGAGTTTGTTCAGGAACTCCACGACACGTGGAAGGGCCTCCAGACGGAGCGCGCGCTGGTCGCAGCGCCCTTCGCCAGCTCGGCCGATCAGCGCACCGCAGCCATTCAAGAGGTGATGGCCCACGCGACCGAGGACGCCCCCCCCAGCCCAGCCGCAGACCTCGTCGTGCTCACGAACCGTCATGACCTGGGGGCCTGGGGGGACTACAGTCTGGGGCCGCTGGGTCAGCCGACGGTGGTTCCGGACTCCGTGGACCTGTCTCCCCAGGGGCTGGCCGCTACGCTAAGCATGGATTGGTTATTGATAAACGAGCTACTGCAGGTCACCGACGGCGTGTTTCGCGCATCGGCGTTTCGTCCTTCCGCTGGGCCGGAGGCCCCCGGGGACCTGGAGGCCCAAGACGCCGGCAGTAGCATCCCCGAGACGACGACACCCGGCCCACAGGACACGCAGGCCCGCGCGCCGGCGACACACCCGGCGGGTCGCGGGACGGTCCCTTGGCCCAACACCCCCGTGGAGGACGACGAGATGATGCCGGATGACACCACCGATACACCCGTAGACGTGCCTTTGGTTAAACAATAATAAAGCTTTATTATTGCACCCATCCCTCTTGGAGTTGTTTTTTTTTTGGGGGGGGGGTAACGTAGTGCGGGACAAAAAAAAGCAAAACTTGATGGGGTGGGCTCTGGTTTCCCAGGAAACCACACACACGAGACCGCGTGTGTGGGTAGGGGGACGAACAGGCGCTTCATGGGCGGGGGTCCGGGCGGCGGAAACAACACTACTCATCGGGGTGTCCGGCCCATAAACAGGCCCAGCTTCTGGCGGGCGCGGCACACATGATTCCGGCCGTGCCACCTTACCCCACGATGAAGCGCCAGGGGGATCGCGATATCGTGGTCACCGGTGTTCGGAACCAGTTCGCCACCGATCTCGAGCCGGGGGGGTCGGTATCATGCATGCGCTCGTCCCTGTCGTTTCTGAGTCTTCTCTTTGACGTGGGGCCCCGCGACGTGCTGTCCACGGAGGCCATCGAGGGATGTCTGCTGGAGGGGGGCGAGTGGACGCGCGCGGCCGCGGGCTCCGGGTCGCCGCGCATGTGTTCCATTATCGAGCTCCCCAACTTTCTGGAGTACCCGGCGGCGCGCGGCGGCCTGCGTTGCGTGTTTTCGCGTGTCTACGGCGAGGTGGGCTTCTTCGGGGAGCCCACGGCGGGCCTGCTGGAGACGCAATGTCCCGCACACACGTTTTTCGCCGGCCCCTGGGCCATGCGGCCGCTGTCCTACACGCTCCTGACCATCGGCCCCCTGGGTATGGGGCTCTACCGGGACGGCGACACGGCTTATCTTTTTGATCCGCACGGCCTGCCCGCGGGAACGCCCGCGTTTATCGCCAAGGTGCGGGCGGGCGACGTGTACCCATACCTAACGTATTACGCCCACGATCGTCCAAACGTGCGGTGGGCGGGCGCCATGGTGTTTTTTGTGCCCTCAGGCCCGGGGGCCGTGGCGCCGGCGGACCTCACCGCCGCGGCCCTGCACCTTTACGGGGCCAGCGAGACTTACCTGCAGGACGAACCGTTCGTCGAGCGGCGCGTGGCCATCACCCACCCACTGCGGGGCGAGATCGGGGGGCTCGGGGCGCTGTTTGTCGGTGTGGCCCCTGCGGGGGAGGGAGAAGCCTCGGGCCCGGTCGTCCCCGCGCTCCCCACACCCACCCACGTCCGGACCCCTCAAACAGACCGGGCCGCCTTGGTGGCCCGGGGTGTCCCGGGCCCACCCGAAACATCGCAGGCAGGGCCCCCGAACCGCCCCCCCGATGATGTGTGGGCGGCGGCCCTGGAGGGGACTCCGCCCACGAAGCCCTCGGCCCCCGACGCCGCGTCCTCGGGTGGACCGCACGCCGCCCCGCCCTCGCAGACACCCGCCGGGGACGCGGCCGAAGAAGCCGAGGACCTGCGGGTCCTGGAGGTGGGGGCAGTACCGGTGGGTCGCCACCGGGCGCGCTATTCTACCGGTTTGCCCAAGCGCCGCCGGCCCACCTGGACCCCACCGTCCAGCGTGGAGGATCTGACCTCGGGAGAAAGGCCAACCCCCAAGGCCCCGCCCGCCAAGGCCAAGAAGAAGTCCGTACCCAAGAACAAGGCCCCCGTCACCGCCGGGGTCCCCGCCTCCTCACCGACGCCCATCGCCGCCACGGTCCCTCCCGCACCGGATACCCCCCCGCCATCCGGGCAGGGCGGCGACGACGGGCCCGTGAGCCCGTCGTCGCCGCCCGCGCTCGAAACGCTGGGGGCCCGCCGTTCCCCGGAGCCCCCCGGCGCCGACCTGGCGCAGCTGTTCGAGGTCCACCCCAATGTGGCCGTCACGGCGGTCCGGCTCGCGGCGCGCGATGCCGCCCTGGCCCGCGAGGTGGCCGCGTGTTCGCGGCTCACCATCAACGCCCTGCGGTCGCCCTACCCGGCGTATCCGGGGCTGTTGGAGCTCTGCGTCATATTTTTCTTTGAGCGCGTACTCGCCTTTCTGATCGAGAACGGGGCCCGCACGCATACGCAGGCCGGGGTGGCCGGCCCGGCCGCAGCCCTGTTGGAATTCACCCTGCGCATGCTTCCCCGCAAAACGGCCGTCGGGGACTTCCTGGCCTCCACACGCATGAGCCTGGCGGACGTTGCCGCCCACCGGCCCCTCATCCAGCACGTGCTGGACGAAAATTCGCAGATCGGTCGCCTGGCCCTTGCTAAGTTGGTCCTGGTTGCTAGGGACGTTATTCGGGAGACGGACGCCTTTTGCGGGGAACTCGCGGACCTGGATCTGCAGCTGCGCGCCGCCCCGCCGGCCAATCTGTACGCACGCCTCGGAGAGTGGCTCTTGGAGCGCTCGCGCGCCCACCCGAACACCCTGTTCGCCCCCGCCACCCCGACGCACCCGGAGCCGCTTCTCCATCGAGTCCAGGCGCTGGCCCAGTTTGCCCGGGGCGAAGAGATTCGTGTCGAGGCGGAGGCTCGCGAGATGCGCGAGGCCTTAGACGCCCTCGCCCGCGGGGTCGACTCGGTCTCGCAGCGGGCCGGGCCCCTGACCGTGATGCCCGTCCCCGCCGCCCCGCGCGCTGGCGGGGCTCCGTGCCCGCCCGCCCTGGGTTCCGAGGCCATCCAGGCTCGGCTGGAGGACGTGCGGATCCAGGCCCGCCGGGCGATCGAGAGCGCGATCAAGGAGTACTTCCACCGGGGAGCCGTATACAGCGCGAAGGCTCTGCAGGCCAGCGACAGCCACGACTGTCGGTTTCACGTGGCCTCGGCCGCCGTCGTGCCCATGATCCAGTTGCTGGAATCGCTACCTGTCTTTGACCAACACGCGCGGGACGTCGCTCAGCGCGCTGCGCTCCCCTCCCCGCCCCCGCTCGCAACCAGCCCCCAGGCCATCCTGCTACGGGACCTGATCCAGCGGGGCCAGACCCTAGACGCCCCCGAGGACCTGGCGGCCTGGCTCTCGGTCCTGACCGACGCCGCGACCCAGGGGCTCATCGAACGCAAGCCCCTGGAAGAGCTGGCGCGCAGCATCCACGGCATCAACGACCAGCAGGCGCGGCGCAGCTCGGGGCTGGCCGAACTGCAGCGCTTCGATGCCCTTGACGCGGCGCTTGTTCAGCAGCTGGACAGCGACGCGGCCTTCGTCCCGGCGACCGGCCCCGCGCCGTACGTCGACGGTGGCGGGCTGTCCCCCGAGGCCACGCGCATGGCCGAAGACGCACTGCGGCAGGCAAGGGCCATGGAGGCGGCCAAGATGTCGGCGGAGCTCGCTCCGGAGGCGCGCTCGCGACTTCGGGAGCGCGCCCATGCCCTCGAGGTGATGCTCAACGACGCGCGGGAGCGCGCCAAGGTGGCCCACGACAATCGGGAGAAATTCTTGCGCAAACTCCAAGGGGTCCTGCGGCCCCTCCCGGACTTTGTGGGCCTAAAGGCGTGTCCGGCCGTCCTGACGACCCTGCGGGCCTCCCTGCCCGCCGGGTGGACCGACCTGGCCGATGCCGTCAGGGGGGCCCCCCCGGAAGTCACGGCGGCGCTGCGGGCGGACTTGTGGGGGCTGCTGGGGCAGTACCGAGAGGCCCTGGAACACCCAACTCCGGATACCGCGACGGCTCTGGCCGGCCTGCATCCCGGCTTCGTGGTGGTGCTGAAGACCCTGTTTGTCGACGCCCCCGAGACGCCGGTTCTCGTGCAGTTCTTTTCCGATCACGCCCCCACAATCGCCCACGCCGTGTCGAACGCCATCAACGCCGGGAGTGCCGCCGTCGCCACGGCAAGTCCCGCGTCGACGGTGGATGCGGCCGTGCGGGCGCATCGCGCCCTGGCGGATGCGGTGTCGGCGCTGGGCGCGGCTGCCCGCGACCCGGCCTCGCCCCTGTCCTTCCTCGCGGCGCTGGCCGATAGCGCCGCGGGGTATGTAAAGGCTACTCGGTTGGCCCTGGAGGCGCGGGGGGCCATCGACGAACTCACGACCCTGGGGTCGGCGGCTGCCGACCTCGTAGTCCAGGTGCGCCGGGCCTGCGCCCAACCGGAGGGAGACCATGCTGCCCTCATCGATGCCGCGACCCGCGCGACGACCGGTGCTCGGCAAAGCCTCGCGGGGTACGAGGCTGGGTTCGGGGGCCTGCTGCACGCCGAAGGGACGGCCGGGGACCATTCCCCCAGCGGGCGCGCACTGCAGGAGCTGGGCAAGGTCATCGGCGCCACACGACGCCGCGCCGACGAACTGGAGGCCGCCGTCGCCGACCTGACGGCGAAGATGGCGGCCCAGCGCGCCCGGGGCAGCAGCGAGCGTTGGGCCGCCGGCGTGGAGGCGGCGCTGGACCGCGTCGAGAACCGCGCCGAGTTCGACGTGGTCGAGCTACGCCGCCTGCAGGCGCTGGCGGACACGCACGGCTACAACCCCCGGGACTTTCGCAAGCGCGCCGAGCAGGCGCTCGCGGCCAACGCCGAGGCGGTCACCCTCGCCCTGGATACGGCCTTCGCGTTTAACCCCTACACCCCCGAGAACCAGCGCCACCCCATGCTCCCCCCGCTCGCCGCCCTCCACCGCCTCGGCTGGAGCGCGGCGTTCCACGCCGCCGCCGAAACTTACGCCGACATGTTTCGGGTTGACACCGAGCCCCTGGCGCGGCTGCTGCGGCTCGCGGAGGGGCTCCTGGGGATGGCCCAGGCAGGCGACGGGTTTATCGACTACCACGAGGCCGTGGGGCGCCTGGCGGACGACATGACGAGCGTGCCCGGCCTGCGCCGGTACGTGCCGTTTTTCCAACAGGGCTACGCCGACTACGTGGAGATCCGCGATCGCCTGGACGCCATCCGGGCCGATGTGCACCGGGCGCTTGGAAGCGTGCCCCTGGACCTGGCGGCCGCCGCGGAGCAGATATCCGCGGCCCGGAATGACCCGGAGGCCACCGTGGAGCTGGTCCGGACCGGGGTCACCCTGCCGTGTCCCAGCGAGGACGCGCTGGTTGCGTGTGCGGCGGCGTTGGAGCGCGTGGACCCGAGCCCCGTGAAGAACACGGCATACGCCGAATATGTCGCCTTCGTGACCCGGCAGGACACGGCCGAGACCAAGGACGCGGTGGTGCGCGCCAAACAGCAGCGCGCGGAAGCCACCGAGCGGGTCATGGCGGGCCTGCGGGAGGCGCTGGCCGCGCGTGAGCGCCGGGCCCAGATCGAGGCCGAGGGCCTGGCCAACCTGAAGACCATGCTGAAGGTGGTCGCCGTCCCGGCGACCGTGGCCAAGACGCTCGACCAGGCGCGCTCGGTGGCGGAGATTGCCGACCAGGTCGAGGTTCTGTTGGATCAGACCGAGAAAACACGCGAGCTCGACGTGCCTGCGGTTAACTGGCTAGAGCACGCCCAGCGCACCTTCGAGACGCACCCACTGAGCGCCGCCCGCGGTGACGTCCCCGGCCCCCTGGCGCGGCATGCCGCCCGCCTGGGGGCGCTCTTTGATACTCGTCGCCGCGTCGACGCCCTGCGAAGGTCCCTGGAGGAGGCCGAGGCGGAGTGGGACGAGGTCTGGGGTCGTTTTGGCCGCGTCCGGGGGGGCGCCTGGAAGTCCCCCGAGGGGTTCCGCGCCATGCACGAGCAGCTGCGCGCCCTGCAGGACACCACCAACACGGTATCGGGGCTGCGGGCCCAACCGGACTACGAGCGCCTGTCCGCCAAGTACCAGGGCGTCCTGGGCGCCAAAGGCGCCGAGCGCGCGGAGGCCGTGGAGGAGCTGGGCGGGCGCGTCACCAAGCACACCGCCCTATGCGCCCGGCTGCGGGATGAGGTGGTGCGAAGGGTGCCCTGGGAGATGAACTTTGACGCCCTGGGTCGCCTGCTGGCGGAGTTCGACGCGGCGGCCGCGGACCTGGCTCCATGGGCGGTGGAGGAGTTCCGGGGCGCGCGGGAACTCATCCAATACCGCATGGGCTTATATAGCGCGTACGCCAGGGCCGGCGGCCAGACGGGCGCGGGCGCGGAGTCCGCGCCCGCGCCCCTGCTCGTTGATCTTCGCGCCCTCGACGCCCGCGCCCGGGCGTCTTCCCCCGAGGGCCACGAGGTCGACCCGCAGCTGCTGCGCCGCCGGGGCGAGGCGTATCTGCGCGTTGGCGGAGACCCGGGGCCCCTGGTGCTGCGTGAGGCCGACAGTGCTCTGGATCTGCCGTTCGCCACCAGCTTTTTGGCCCCGGACGGAACGCCGCTGCAGTACGCGCTATGCTTCCCGGCCGTCACCGACAAACTCGGCGCGCTGCTGATGCGTCCCGAGGCGGCCTGCGTACGGCCCCCGCTTCCGACGGACGTCCTCGAATCGGCCCCGACGGTGACGGCCATGTATGTCCTGACCGTCGTTAACCGGCTCCAGCTGGCCCTCAGCGACGCCCAGGCCGCCAACTTTCAGCTGTTCGGTCGCTTCGTGCGCCATCGCCAGGCGAGATGGGGCGCCTCGATGGACGCGGTGGCCGAGCTTTACGTCGCCCTCGTCGCCACCACCCTCACGCGCGAGTTTGGGTGTCGCTGGGCCCAGCTGGGCTGGGAGTCCGGATCGGCGGCGCCGCGTCCGCCGCCGGGCCCCCGGGGTTCCCAGCGCCACTGCGTCGCCTTTAACGAGAACGACGTGCTGGTCGCGCTGGTGGCCGGCGTACCGGAACACATCTACAACTTCTGGCGCCTGGACCTCGTTCGCCAGCACGAGTACATGCACCTCACCCTCGCCCGCGCGTTCGAGAACGCAGCAGAGTCCATGCTGTTCGTCCAGCGCCTGACCCCGCATCCCGACGCCCGCATCCGCGTGCTGCCGACGTTTTTGGACGGAGGTCCCCCGACCCGGGGCCTTCTTTTTGGCACGCGGCTGGCCGACTGGCGTCGGGGCAAGTTGTCCGAAACCGACCCGCTGGCGCCCTGGCGCTCGGTCTTGGAGCTCGGGACCCAGCGCCGGAACGCCCTGGCGCTCGGGAATCTCGGTCCGGCCCAGGCTCTGGCGGCGGTGAGCGTACTCGGGCGCATGTGTCTGCCGAGCGCAGCTCTGGCCGCGCTGTGGACCTGCATGTTTCCCGACGACTGCACCGAGTACGACAGCTTCGACGCCCTCCTGGCCGCGCGGCTGGAGTCTGGCCAGAAGCTCGGCCCATCGGGGGGGCGCGAAGCGTCCCTCCCCGAGTCCCCCCACGCCCTCTACCGACCCACGGGCCAGCATGTGGCCGTGCTGGCCGCCGCGACCCACCGCACCCCCGCCGCGCGCGTTACGGCCATGGACCTGGTTCTGGCCGCGGTGCTCCTTGGCGCGCCCGTCGTGGTGGCGCTCCGTAACACCACGGCCTTTTCCCGCGAGTCGGAACTGGATCTGTGCCTGACGCTGTTTGACTCGCGCCCTGGCGGGCCGGATGCCGCCCTGCGCGATGTTGTGTCGTCCGACATCGAGACGTGGGCCGTCGGCCTCCTCCACACCGATCTCAACCCGATCGAAAACGCGTGTCTGGCGGCGCAGCTTCCGCGCCTGTCGGCGCTCATCGCCGAGCGCCCTCTCGCCGATGGGCCCCCGTGCCTGGTCCTCGTGGACATCTCTATGACCCCGGTCGCGGTCTTGTGGGAACCCCAGGAGCCCCCCGGCCCCCCTGACGTGCGGTTTGTGGGCAGCGAGGCCACCGAGGAGCTCCCGTTTGTGGCTGCCGCGGAGGACGTTCTCGCGGCAAGTGCTGCCGACGCGGACCCCTTCTTCGCGCGGGCCATCCTCGGGCGGCCCTTTGACGCCTCCCTCCTCACGGGGGAGCTGTTCCCGGGACATCCGGTTTACCAGCGCCCCCCTGACGACCCAGGTCCCTCCGCTCCAACCGCCGCCCACGACCCGCGGGACCTTGTGGGTGGGGATGGCGTATTGGGTCCCGAGGACCCCACTGCCCCCGTTCGACAGGCGGACCCGGGGGTCCTCGCCCCCACTCTCCTCACCGACGCCACCACCGGCGAGCCCGTCCCTCCTCGCATGTGGGCCTGGATCCACGGACTGGAGGAGCTGGCGTCCGATGACGCCGGCGGCCCCACGCCCAATCCGGCCCCGGCCCTTCTTTCTCCGCCCGCCACCGATCAGTCCGTCCCCACGTCCCAGTATGCACCGCGGCCCATTGGGCCGGCAGTCACGGCTCGCGACGCACGACCGAGTGCCCCTTCACACAACACGCGGTCCGCGCACGTGGACCCTCGCGACGACCCACGGCTATTGCCACCCACACCGAGTCCCCCCAAGGATGCCGTGCTTCCTCCCCCAGCTTTTTCAGGCTCTGCTGCCGCTTGCTCCGCCGCCGTGCCACGCGTGCGTAGATCCCGCCGGGCGCGCGCCAAATCGCGCGCGCCCCGGGCCTCCGGACCCCCCGAGGGGTGGCGTCCGCCGGCACTCCCCACCACGGCCGCCCCGTTCGCCGCTTTTGCGCGTCCTCCCGACCAGCCGCGCGCCTCGGAATCCGCGCCCCAGGCTTGGGTTTCTGCTCTGCCCCTTCCGCCCGGCCCTGCATTCGCCCGCGGGGCCTCTCCCGTCCCCGCGCTCGCTCCCATCCCGCCCCCGCCCGCCGAAGGGGCGGTCGTCCCCGGGGACGACCGCCGCCGCCAAACAACAACGCGTCCCTCGCCAACACCCCCCCGGGGCCCCGTGGCCGGCCCACCCCGGCGCCTCACGCGCCCCGCGGTCGCCTCGCTCTCGGCCTCGTTGAACTCCCTCCCCTCCCCCCGGGACCCAGCCGACCATGCGGCCGCGGTTTCTGCCGCCGCGGTGGCAGGGCCGCCTTCTCCGGGCCTTGCCCCCCCGGCCTCTGCTGTCCAGACCACCACGCCGCCTTTGGCACCAGGCCCGGTTGCCCCAAGCGAGCCTCTGTGTGGTCGGGTCGTGCCCGGTGGCCCGGTTGCCCGTCGCCCCCCACCCCAGTCACCCACAACCAAACCCGCCGCGCGTACGCGCACCCGCTCGCGCTTGGCGGTCCAGCCCCAGCCCCCCCAGCCCCAGCCCCCCCAGCCCCAGCCCCCCCAGCCCCAGCCCCCCCAGCCCCAGCCCCCCCAGCCCCAGCCCCCCCAGCCCCAGCCCCCCCAGCCCCAGCCCCCCCAGCCCCAGCCCCCCCAGCCCCAGCCCCCCCAGCCCCAGCCCCCCCAGCCCCAGCCCCCCCAGCCCCAGCCCCCCCAGCCCCAGCCCCCCCAGCCCCACGCAACTCGGACGCTTACACCCCAGAGCCCAAACTTGGTCCCGACGCCCGAGTCTCCCCCACACACAAACACACACCCCCCATTGGCTGCTGTGACTTCGTGGGCTTCCTCTCTTGCGCTTCACGTCGACTCCGCGCACCCGCCCGCATCGCTGCTTCAGACGCTGCACGTCTCCGATGATGAACACTTCGACGCCGACTCCCTGCCTTTCTCGGACTCGGATGATACCGAGGCGCTCGACCCCCTCCCACATGAACCGCACTTGCCCCCCACCGACGAGCCACCCAGCCCATTGGCCCCCGACAACATCGAGTCACCACACTCGCAATTTGGTCCCTTGCCCGTACAGGCAAACGCCGTCTTGTCGCGACGCTACGTACGAAGCACCGGTCGTAGCGCCCTGGCGGTTTTGATCCGCGCCTGTCGCCGCATACAACAACAGCTGCAGCGGACCCGCAGGGCGCTGTTTCAGCGCAGCAATGCCGTGCTGACCAGCCTACATCACGTGCGCATGTTACTGGGTTAGACGCGCTCGATTATTTGGTGTTGTCGATCGCAAAGCGTTGGGCCCTACAACCCCCAAATAAACATATCAACCGCGAATATCGTATGTTGGTGTTTTTTATTGAACCACCGGGGGTGGGGGGGGGGCAACAAGAGACGGCCGCGGAGGGACCGGCCGAGGACTTACGGGGTACCGGGGGTCGTGGGGTCTCGCACGACAAAGGGCGAATAGGTGCGCTTCAGGCCCACCGATGGCCGCAGCCATGCGGCGGGGGCGTCTCCCGCGAACATAGGCTGCGGGGTGAACGTGTTGTTGGCGTGGGCCAACCCGAGGTCCGTCAGTGCCGCGGCCTGCCCGCGAAGAAACTCTCGCACCGCACCTTGCGTTCCGTGCGGATGCGGGTAGTTGTTATCCATGATGAACTGAGCGTTGTTGGTGGCCAACACGAGCCCGCGCATGCCGAGCGCCCGGACGTTGTCGGCGGTAATGGTGCTGGGGCGGTGAAACTGTGGGGCGGCCATCGGGACCTTGGGTCGCGCCGTAAGGATGGGGCCGGAGGCGGGAGCGGAGGGGATGTGTGGCTCGCGGGCGTCTGGGATGCACTGGCGGGCGGGACGGTGGCTCGCCCCCTTTCATATGCGCGTGCCAACCGCCCACCAGATAGCGGCCCCCAGAAACAGCCCCGCCGCCAGCAAAAGAAGCGCCGGGGGGCCCGGACGCGGGGCCCGGAACAACTGTACGGCCTGATGCCACGGACGGGAACCAGCCCGTCCGGGTGGCGGTGGCGGACCCAAGACATCCCCACGACTCCCGGGGCCCGTGGCGGCGACCCCCGACCCGGGCGCTCCAGAAGAGGGGTGCGCCGCCACCACCGCCCCGTAGTCCTCCGGGGACCTCCGGGACCGGCGGCGACGGGCGAGGGCCTGTTCGGCGGCGCGACAGAGGATCCGCCGCGTGCGGACGGCATCCTCGGGGCCCATGAACCGAAACGCGAGCTGCACCCGGGGCATGCGCACAAAACAGCTGATCCACATGCTGGCCATCATCGGCCGGGCGTCCAGGCCGAGGCGCCCCTTGACGTCGTCCAGATCTCCGAGGGACAACCCGGTCGTCTCGGTGGAGCGCAGAATCACGTTGGTCTGCTCCGCCGTAATCGCGCCCCCCGGGGCGCCATGGGGCCGGTTAAAAAACCCCTGAAACAACACCGAAACGCCGGTGTTCTGCACGCGCAGGTAGGGGTTACAGGGAACGTCGGCCCAGTCGTTCATGAGCCGTAGAACGTACTCGATCGGAAAGGCCTCGTCGGACCCATCCTGGCCGTGAAACTGGAAGGCGCATCTCGAGGGGGGGTTGGATGGCGAGTAGGGGCCCGACTCCCCACCCCCGCCGCGCAACGTGGCGGGAACGATGAGCCTGATGCGCTGAACGAGACCCTCGAACGCGTCCCCCGGACGGCCGCCGTAGGGCTTCCCCATCCCCGCCATGGCGACCGGGCAGGGGTGCGTGTCCCCTACAGTTATATAAAACAAATACGCCCCGGGCCTCGGTCTCGGTTCGGTTCAGTTTAGTTTACCGCCGGAGCGCGCGTCAGCCCCGCAGGATCTGGTGCAGGTCCAGGAACCGGTTAATGACCGCCGCGAACCGTTCGCGCTTTCGGGCGAGCAGCTCGCCGTGCACGCACGCGGCGTCCTGCGTATGTGGGGCGGCGGGGCCGTCGGGCGCTTTTATATGCCTGGCGTACGTCAGCAGGGAGGCCAGCCGCTGCGTCCGCGACAGGTAGTTCAGCTTGGCGTCCGTGGTCGGGAATATAACCTCTAGTTCGGCGGGGGTCATGTCCTCGAACCAGACGGCCGCGTCCCCCGCGCCGTCTCGCGAGACGTAGCGCGCGTCTAGACTTTCCAGGGTCTCGGACCGCAGTGCGCAGTCGGGGATTGCGTCCCGTAAAGTTCGCGGACGCGTGCGCCCCGCTCGACCGGCCATGACAACGTCCGCCCTGGGGGTGCCGTCAAGCGCCGCCGTGCGCGAAGACTCGCCCGGCAGCAGCTGGAAGGAGGGCGCGTTCGAGCGTCCGTATGTGGCCTTCGATCCCGACCTTCTGGCTCTCAACGAGGCCCTCTGCGCCGAGCTCCTGGCGGCCAGTCACGTGATAGGCGTGCCGCCCGCAGGCGCGCTCGACGAGGACGTGGAGAGCGACGTCGCGCCCGCCCCCCCGAGGCCCCGCACGGCCATGCGCGAGGCCTCGGGGGCCTCGGGGGGGCGGGGGCAAGGGTCCACCCGCGGCCCGCCCGCAGATCCCACAGGAGAGGGACTTTTGGACACGGGGCCCTTCGCCGCGGCGTCCGTCGACACCTTCGCGTTGGACCGCCCCTGTCTGGTCTGCCGCACCATCGAGCTGTACAAGCAGGCCTACCGCCTCTCGCCCCAGTGGGTGGCCGATTATGCGTTTCTCTGCGCCAAGTGTCTGGGCGCGCCCCACTGCGCCGCGAGCATTTTCGTGGCCGCGTTTGAGTTTGTCTACGTCATGGACCACCACTTCCTGCGCACTAAGAAGGCGACCCTCGTCGGCTCCTACGCGCGCTTTGCCCTGACCATCAACGACATCCACCGGCATTTCTTTCTCCACTGCTGCTTCCGTACCGACGGCGGGGTGCCCGGGCGTCACGCCCAGAAGCAACCCAGGGCGGCGCCCTCCCCGGGCGCCGCCAAGGTGCAGTACTCCAACTATTCCTTCCTCGCGCAGTCCGCAACCCGGGCCCTCATCGGGACCCTGGCCTCCGGGGGCGATGATGGGGCGGGGGCGGGCGGGGGCTCGGGAACGCAGCCCTCCCTCACCACCGCCCTGATGAACTGGAAGGACTGCGCCCGCCTGCTCGACTGCACCGAGGGCAAGCGCGGGGGCGGAGACAGCTGCTGTACGCGCGCCGCCGCCCGCAACGGGGAGTTCGAGGCCGCCGCCGGGGCGCTGGCGCAGGGGGGTGCGCCAGAAACGTGGGCGTACGCCGACCTGGTCCTGCTGCTGCTCGCCGGCACCCCCGCCGTGTGGGAGTCGGGGCCCCGGCTGCGCGCCGCCGCGGACGCCCGCCGCGCCGCGGTCAGCGAGTCCTGGGAAGCGCACCGCGGGGCGCGAATGCGCGATGCGGCCCCACGCTTTGCGCAGTTTGCCGAGCCCAAGGCCCAGCCCGACCTGGACCTGGGCCCTCTGATGGCCACCGTGCTGAAGCACGGCCGGGGCCGCGGGCGCACCGGCGGGGAATGCCTGCTGTGCAATCTGCTGCTTGTGCGAGCCTACTGGCTGGCCATGCGACGCCTGAGGGCGTCCGTGGTCCGCTACTCGGAGAACAACACCAGCCTCTTCGACTGCATAGTGCCTGTCGTGGACCAACTCGAGGCGGACCCCGAGGCGCAGCCCGGGGACGGGGGCCGGTTCGTGAGCCTGCTTCGGGCCGCGGGCCCCGAGGCCATATTCAAGCACATGTTCTGCGATCCGATGTGCGCCATCACGGAGATGGAAGTCGACCCCTGGGTTTTGTTCGGCCACCCCCGCGCCGACCATCGCGACGAGCTGCAGCTTCACAAGGCCAAGTTGGCCTGCGGCAACGAGTTCGAGGGGCGGGTCTGTATAGCCCTGCGGGCCCTCATCTACACCTTCAAGACGTACCAGGTATTTGTGCCGAAGCCCACCGCGCTGGCCACATTTGTCCGCGAGGCCGGCGCGCTGCTCAGACGACACTCGATCTCTCTCCTGTCTCTGGAACACACCCTCTGTACCTATGTATGACATCGCCCCCCGTCGCTCCGGCTCCCGACCCGGGCCCTGCCGTGACAAGACCCGGCGGCGGTCGCGCTTTTCCGCCGCCGGGGTCCCCGGTGTGGAGCGCCGGGCCTCTCGCAAGAGCCTGCCGTCGCACGCATGCAGGCTGGAGCTCTGTCTGCACGAGCGCCGTCGCTACCGCGGCTTCTTTGCCGCCCTCGCCCAGACGCCCTCCGAGGAGATTGCCATAGTGCGCTCGCTATCCGTGCCTCTGGTGAAGACGACCCCCGTGTCGCTTCCCTTCAGCCTGGACCAGACCGTGGCCGACAACTGCCTGACCCTCTCGGGTATGGGCTACTACCTGGGGATCGGGGGCTGCTGCCCCGCGTGCAGCGCGGGGGACGGGCGGCTGGCCACTGCCAGCCGCGAGGCCCTCATCCTGGCCTTCGTGCAGCAGATCAACACGATATTCGAGCACCGCACCTTTCTGGCCTCCCTGGTCGTGCTGGCCGACCGCCACAGCACCCCCCTCCAGGACCTCCTGGCCGATATTCTCGGCCAGCCCGAGCTGTTTTTCGTACACACGATCCTGCGCGGAGGGGGGGCGTGCGACCCCCGGTTTCTTTTTTACCCGGACCCCACGTACGGGGGCCACATGCTGTACGTCATCTTCCCCGGCACGTCAGCCCACCTGCACTACAGGCTCATCGATCGGATGCTTACCGCGTGCCCCGGCTACCGGTTCGCCGCCCACGTGTGGCAGAGCACGTTTGTGCTCGTGGTCAGGCGCAACGCAGAGAAACCAGCGGACGCGGAAATTCCGACCGTGTCGGCCGCAGACATTTATTGCAAGATGCGGGACATTAGCTTCGACGGGGGGCTCATGCTAGAGTATCAAAGGCTCTATGCAACATTCGACGAGTTTCCTCCGCCGTAGCGCCGGCCCCCGCCGACCCGAACCCCGCGGCCCTGAGCCGCGCGGCCACGTCGTCCGCGGGGTGCCACGTTTCGGGAATAAACCTCTTTAACAGACTCTCGGTGATCTTGGCGTTATTTCCAAACAGGGCCTTGAACGTCACGCAGGCCGCCCCCAGCAGGTGCGAGAAGTAATAATCCGTATTAAGCGGAACGCCTTGGGCGATGGCGTACCCGGGATCCTCCGCCAGCTCGGACACCAGCAGCTTGCGGGGCTTGGGCCCGGTGCCATCGGGTCCGCGCGGCGCCCCGGGAGGGCGGGGGCGTTTAGCCGGGGAGGGTGTGGCTGGGTCGTCCCCGGGGGGTGCGGCGTCGTGCTCGCGAAGCGCGGCCAGCCGCGCGACCGTCTCCTCCGCCTCGCGGGTCTGGGCCACAATCACGTATGGAATCCGGTCCTTTATGGACGGCACCTGCGCGCGGCGGGCCATGAGCTTGTAATACACCGTGAGGTGGGGCAGGCGCTTGTTGGTGTACGCGCGCGGGTGTCGGCTGAGTTCGGCCGTGAGGACAAAGTCCTGGATGTCCCGCTCGGGGTCGGTGATGCGCCGGTGGGCGTCGACGAGGACGGCCTCAAACTCCCGCAGTCCCTCGGGCAGGGGCCGCGCCAGCCACTCCTCGGCGGGGCGCTCGGCCAACGCGGCGGCGGCGGCGGACACGGAATCGTTGTAAAACAGCAGGTCCACCAGGGTCCGGGAGGTGCGGTTGATGAACGCGCAATTGTTTTTGCGCACCAGGTCGACGCCCTTAATGAGCATCTTGCCCCCGCAGATGACGCCGATGTACTTTTTCTTGGCAATCAGCAGCAGCTTGGTGAACGTTTTTTCGCACTCGAGCTTGATCGGGGGGAGAAACAGCGCGCGCGAGATGTGGCTCGCCATCTTGTCGCCCATGGCCACGAGGCCCGCGGCCGTCAGGCCGCGACACAAAACGAAAATGGAGTCCGTGTCCCCGTAGATTATGCGCATGGAGTACGGACCGGGGGCGCGCATGCTGGCCGCCTCCGGAAAGTCGGCCAGCAGCTGATCGAACTCCGCCCAGCGCGCGTGCACGTACGCGCGCGTCGCGAGGAGCATCTCGCGGCCGATCGTCGTCACGGTTGCGGCAACATGCAGGCAGGGCAGAAGACCGTGCTGCACCCCGGTGAACCCATACACCGAGTTGCACACCACCTTGATGGCGGCCTGTTGCTTGTCGAGAAGGACGGCCTCCTCGGGAGTGCTCTGGGGGATCCGCGAGCGGATCTGCTTTCGCATGGCCAGCCAGTCGCGCAGCAGGATGCTCAGAAGGCTCTCGCGGACGTGGGCCTTCACGAAGAACAGCCGTCGGCCCCCCACCTCGATCTCCAGGTAGTCCCTGTCCGCCTCCAGGTGCGCGACGGCCTCGGGCCGTAGAGAGAGCGTACTGAAGCACAGGTTGTGGGCCTGGATGATGCTGGGGTACAGGCTGGCAAAGTCAAACACCACCACGGGGTCAACGTGAAACCCGGAGGTGGGGTCAAGGACCCGGGCCCCCTGGTACCCAACATGCCGGCCCCCGGTCTCCCGCGCGCCCTCCGTGTCGCGCTCGCCCGCGGCCTCCTCGCGCTCGTTCCCGTCCTCGTCCTCGTCCTCATCCTCTTCCCCGTTCCCGGTTTCCGGCCGCTCCCCTTCCTCCCGAGACACGGCCGGGCGCTTGGGCGCCTCTCTGTCGAGGCCCCGGAACCGCCCCTGGGTGTCCGGCAGTATGAAGCCCTTCTGGCCCGCAAGGCGCAGGAGGCACGTAAAGACGCGGATCTGTTGGCCGTCGTAGATGGTGCGGGTGATGTTGATGCCAGCCAGGCGCGCAACGGCGGAAAGCTCCAGGTGCGGCAGAAACTTGAAGAACAGCTGTCCGACCAGCAGTGAGTCCTGCACACAATACTCGCCGATCACCCCGCGTTGCGCGGGCCCGGAGGCGTAGTAGGCGGGGATGTCGCGATAGCTCAGATCCTTCTTCTTGTCCTTCAAGACGGCCTCGGCGACGGCGTTCAGCTTGTAGCTGGAGAGTTTGACCTTGTCGGTGATGATGCCGTACATGTCGATGTTTACCATCCCGTTCACCTTGATCTTGCTACGCTTCTGAAAGTGGCTCTGGCCGATGTCCCACACGCGGAACACACCCCGACCGTTCATGCGCCCGTACCCGTCGAGCGGGACCTTGTAAATCTCCGTCAGCTTGGTCAGGACGAAGGGCCAGTCAAAGTTGATGATGTTGTACCCGGTCACGAACTCGGGGCCGTACTGCTTGACGAAGGTCATGAAGGCCAACAGCATCTCGAATTCGCTGTCAAACTCCAGAACCACGGGGGTCGGCAGGCCCCTGGATGCGAGATCGCTGAGGTGGGACCCTGGGAGGTCGCAGGACCCGAGCGAAAACAGGAGGATGTGCTCGAGGGCGGTGGTGGACAGGTCGTAGAGCAGACAGGAGATCTGGATGACGAGGTCTTCCGGGCGTTCCGCTACCGGAAAGGCCAGCTCGTCCTCCCCCCCTGCCTTGCATTCGATATCGAAGCACATGAGCTTGTAGGCTGGCAGGTCACACATGGCCCCCTCGACGGCCAGGTTGTCCGCCGTGCAGTTAAACTCGACGTCGCTCGAGGTTCCGAACGCCGTAGGGGGCCGCGGTTGGGCCGGCGCGTTCCCGCGGCCGGGTCTGAGGCGGTACCAGCCAAAGGTGACAAACCCCGGGTTGTCCAGGATAAACCTGGTGGTGGCGTCGACGCCCCCCTCGTACTTCTTGATCGAGGGGCAAAAGTTGTCGCACAGGTACGCCAGCGCGCGCCCGCTTCGCACGAAGACGCGGTAGTACAGGGTCGGGCGCGTTTCGTAATAGTATACGTCGGCACGCTCCACCACCTCCGCCTCGAAGTGGTCCGCGGAGATGCCGCGAAACGACGCCCCCGGCGACTCGCGCAGGGCCGTCGCAAGGCGCTCGCAAAGATCTCGCGGGGCACGGCACTGTAGGTGCCGATCCACCTCCGCCTTGTTCATGTAAAAGTACTGCCGCGTGCCATAGACGTGAACGGCGACGCGATGGCCTTCAGGGGTCAGACCCAGAAGCGTGATGACGGTCCCGGCGGGAGTGATGGCGTCCATAAATCGCTCGTGAAGCTGGGCGGCGCGCATGCTGTATGCGTGTTCCACGTGCTCCAGTATGTCGTACACGTGGAAGACGGTGACGGTGGGGTTGAACCCCTCGGGGGCATGGTCCGCACCGCCCCACAGGCGCAAGCGACGCGGCCAGAAGCCCTCCGGGCCCACGCGGAGGATATCGCGCTCGTCCCCCCCGCAGTACACCTTAGGGGCGCGCCTGAGACGACCGTCGTGGACCCCGGTGCGCTGCTCCGCGGGGGCGTCCTCGTCCAGCGAACGCGGGGCGATGAATCTAAATTCGTCACACTCGCTGTAGTACGTATGGCGCCGGATCGGCCCGGGGGCCTTTGGTTGCGTTCCGGTCGGAGCGAGGTAGGGGTTGTAAAAGTTCTGCCGGCGGCAAGGCGGCGGTGCCGTCTGGGTGGTCCCCCTGGCGTTGTGAGGGGCAAAAAACCCAGACGCCGCCCGAGCCGCCGACTTTCCCCCGGGGGAAGACGGGCCGCCCGCGCCGCAAAACATCGCCGCGGGTCGTTTTCTGCTACGCCGCCCCCCCCCCCACCACCTCCCCGCACCACCAGCCTCCCACCCCGAGTTGGGGGTGGGATGGCGGTGCCAATGCCCCCGGCTCTTACCGGCAGACCCGCGTCTGGGTCCCTTTTTCGCGCCCCGGGTTCGCGAGCCAATGTGTGGTGCCCGTAGGGGCGCCGCGGTTTCTTTTTATCGGCCCGGCCGGCCGCGCTTATGGGCGGCCGATTATCTGGGTGAGCGTGACGTCGTAGGGGGCGTGGCCGCCCTTCTAAAAAAAGTGAGAACGCGAAGCGTTCGCACTTTGTCCTAATAGTATATATATTATTAGGACAAAGTGCGAACGCTTCGCGTTCTCACTTTTTTTAGAAGGGCGGCCACGCCCCCTGCCGATGACGCGTGGGGCGTGGCGGAACGTGGGCGGAGCCCGGTCCCACCCCTTCCAGTAAGCTGTACATATACCGGCCGCCCCGGCCGAGCATACCCAGCCGTAAGCCGCCATCCGCGGGCCTCTGAAATCGTCGCTGGAGCCTTGCGCCCAAACCACCGACCCGGCGCCCCCGTTTGGCGTGTTCCGGTGGCGGGCCATCCTCGCCCACCCCCACCCCACCCCCCACCAGGGGCCGCTTGGTGAACGGGCGGGGGCTACCCCCGCCCCCTGCGCCGGCGTTATATCTCAGCGGGGGGTAGACACCGACGGACAGCCGCCGTCGTCGACCACACACGGCCTTTCCCGCCTGCCACCGGTCGTCTTGCCGGGTCCCCGTTCCTGCCGGTCGCCGGTCTTCCGGAAGCCATGGATGCCAAGCCCAAGACAACGACCACCGTCAAGGTTCCTCCGGGGCCGATGGGGTACGTGTATGGCCGCGACTGTCCGGCCGAAGGCCTCGAGCTGCTATCGCTACTGTCGGCGCGCAGCGGCGACGCGGATGTCGCAGTCTCGCCCCTGATCGTCGGCCTGACCGTGGAGAGCGGGTTTGAGGCCAACGTGGCCGCGGTCGTCGGTTCCCGCACGACGGGCCTTGGGGGGACCGCGGTGTCCCTCAAGCTTATGCCCTCGCATTACAGCCCGTCCGTGTACGTCTTTCACGGCGGCCGCCACCTGACCCCCAGCACCCAGGCCCCCAACCTGACGCGGCTCTGCGAGCGGGCGCGCCGCCATTTTGGCTTCTCGGACTACGCCCCCCGGCCCTGCGACCTAAAGCACGAGACGACGGGGGACGCGCTGTGCGAGCGGCTCGGTCTGGACCCGGACCGGGCCTTACTGTATCTGGTGATCACGGAGGGCTTTCGGGAGGCCGTGTGCATCAACAACACCTTCCTGCACCTGGGCGGGGCGGACAAGGTAACCATCGGGGACGCGGAGGTTCACCGCATCCCCGTGTATCCGCTGCAGTTGTTCATGCCGGATTTTAGCAGGGTGATCGCCGATCCGTTTAACTGTAACCACCGATCGATCGGGGAGAATTTCAACTACCCCCTTCCGTTTTTTAACCGCCCCCTCGCCCGCCTCCTGTTCGAGGCGGTCGTCGGGCCCGCCGCCGTGGCCCTGCGTGCCCGGAACGTAGACGCCGTGGCCCGCGCGGCCGCCCACCTGGCGTTTGACGAAAACCACGAGGGCGCGGCCCTCCCCGCCGACATTACGTTCACAGCCTTCGAGGCCAGCCAGGGTAAGCCCCAGCGGGGCGCGCGCGACGGCGGAAACAAGGGCCCGGCAGGCGGGTTTGAGCAGCGCCTGGCCTCGGTTATGGCCGGCGATGCCGCCCTGGCCCTGGAGTCCATCGTGTCAATGGCGGTCTTTGACGAGACGCCCCCCGACATCACCACGTGGCCCCTGTTTGAGGGCCAAGAAACGCCCGCGGCGCGCGCCGGCGCCGTCGGGGCGTACCTGGCGCGCGCCGCGGGCCTCGTGGGCGCCATGGTGTTCAGCACCAACTCGGCCCTCCACCTGACCGAGGTGGACGACGCCGGGCCGGCGGACCCCAAGGATCACAACAAGCCCTCCTTTTACCGCTTCTTTCTCGTGCCGGGCACTCACGTGGCGGCCAACCCGCAGCTGGACCGCGAGGGCCACGTGGTGCCCGGGTACGAGGGTCGCCCCACGGCCCCCCTCGTCGGCGGAACCCAGGAGTTCGCCGGCGAGCACCTGGCCATGCTGTGCGGGTTTTCTCCGGCCCTGCTGGCCAAGATGCTGTTTTACCTGGAGCGCTGCGACGGGGGAGTCATCGTCGGCCGCCAGGAGATGGACGTGTTTCGCTACGTCGCGGACTCTGGCCAGACAGACGTGCCCTGTAACCTGTGTACCTTCGAAACCCGCCACGCCTGCGTGCACACGACGCTAATGCGTCTGCGGGCCCGCCACCCCAAGTTCGCGAGCACCGCCCGGGGGGCCATTGGGATCTTTGGAACGATGAACAGCGCGTACAGCGACTGCGACGTGCTGGGGAACTACGCCGCCTTCTCGGCCCTAAAGCGCGCTGACGGGTCCGAGAACACCCGGACCATCATGCAGGAGACGTACCGCGCGGCCACCGAGCGCGTCATGGCCGAGCTCGAGGCCCTGCAGTACGTGGACCAAGCGGTCCCCACGGCCCTGGGACGGCTGGAGACGATTATCGGCAACCGCGAGGCCCTGCATACGGTGGTGAACAACATCAAGCAGCTGGTGGATCGCGAGGTGGAACAGCTGATGCGCAACCTGATCGAGGGGCGCAACTTTAAGTTTCGCGACGGTCTGGCCGAGGCCAACCACGCCATGTCGCTGTCGCTGGACCCGTACACCTGCGGACCGTGCCCCCTGCTGCAGCTCCTCGCTCGGCGTTCCAACCTCGCCGTGTACCAGGACCTGGCCCTGAGCCAGTGCCACGGGGTCTTCGCCGGGCAGTCGGTCGAGGGGCGCAACTTCCGCAACCAATTCCAGCCGGTGTTGCGAAGGCGCGTCATGGACCTGTTCAACAACGGGTTCCTGTCGGCGAAGACGCTGACGGTCGCCCTTTCGGACGGGGCGGCGATATGCGCCCCCAGCCCGACCGCCGGCCAGACGGCCCCGGCCGACAGCAGCTTCGAGGGGGACGTGGCCCGCGTCACCCTGGGCTTTCCCAAGGAGCTGCGCATCAAGAGCCGCGTGCTGTTTGCGGGCGCGGCCGCAAACGCGTCGGAGGCCGCCAAGGCGCGGGTCGCCAGCCTTCAGAGCGCCTACCAGAAGCCCGACAAGCGCGTGGACATTCTCCTGGGGCCACTGGGGTTCCTGCTGAAGCAGTTCCACGCGGTCATCTTTCCCAACGGCAAGCCCCCGGGGTCGAACCAGCCAAACCCGCAGTGGTTCTGGACCGCCCTCCAGCGCAACCAGCTCCCCGCCCGGCTTTTGTCACGCGAGGACATAGAGACCATTGCGTTCATTAAGAGGTTCTCCCTGGACTACGGCGCGATTAACTTTATCAACCTGGCCCCCAATAACGTGAGCGAACTGGCCATGTACTACATGGCCAACCAGATTCTGAGGTACTGCGACCACTCGACGTACTTTATCAACACCCTCACGGCCGTCATCGCCGGGTCCCGCCGTCCTCCCAGCGTGCAGGCGGCCGCCGCCTGGGCCCCACAAGGCGGCGCGGGTTTGGAGGCCGGGGCCCGCGTGCTGATGGACTCCCTCGACGCGCATCCTGGCGCCTGGACGTCCATGTTCGCGAGCTGCAACCTTCTGCGGCCCGTTATGGCAGCGCGCCCGATGGTCGTGTTGGGCCTCAGTATCAGCAAATACTACGGCATGGCCGGCAACGACCGCGTGTTTCAGGCCGGGAACTGGGCCAGCCTGCTGGGCGGCAAAAACGCGTGCCCGCTCCTGATCTTTGACCGCACCCGCAAGTTTGTCCTGGCCTGCCCCAGGGCCGGGTTTGTGTGCGCGGCGTCCAGTCTCGGTGGCGGGGCCCACGAGCATTCGCTGTGCGAGCAGCTCCGGGGCATTATTTCCGAGGGCGGGGCGGCGGTCGCCAGCAGCGTGTTTGTGGCGACCGTCAAGAGCCTGGGCCCCCGCACCCAGCAGCTGCAGATCGAGGACTGGCTGGCGCTGCTGGAGGACGAGTACCTGAGTGAGGAAATGATGGAGTTTACCGCCCGCGCTTTGGAGCGCGGGCACGGCGAGTGGTCGACCGACGCGGCGCTGGAGGTGGCCCACGAGGCGGAGGCCCTGGTCAGCCAGCTCGGCGCCGCCGGGGAGGTGTTTAACTTTGGGGATTTTGGCGACGAGGATGACCACGTGGCGTCGTTCGGCGGTTTGGCGGCAGCGGGTGGGGCGGCCTGTATCGCCCGGAAGCGGGCGTTTCACGGGGACGATCCGTTTGGGGAGGGACCACCGGAGAAAAAGGACCTGACGTTGGATATGCTCTAGGGGGGAAGAAGAAAAAAAGGGGGGGGGGGGTCGAAAAGAACGGTTGGTGTTGTGTATGAAATAAACGATCGCAGATACAGCCGATATCGTGTCTCGTGACTGTGTATTCGGGTGAGCGACGGGCTCTCCTCCTCGGGGTAGCGAGTACTGGGTGGGTGTGTTGGGGGGGGGGAAAGAAAACAAAGGATTAAGGGGGAGGGAAACACAAGGCCCCGACGCCACAAATCACGGCACACCGGTGGCGGGGTGGGCGGGCAACGGGCATAAAGAGGGGACGTCGGGGGCCCGCCGCTGCATCAGTCCGCGCGAGGTGCGCCGCTGACCCTCTCAACTAAACCGCAGCACGGCCGGGCGACTTGCCATGGCGGCCGCGCCCCCGGCCGCGGTTTCCGAGCCCACCGCGGCCCGACAGAAGCTGTTGGCCCTGCTCGGGCAGGTACAGACGTACGTTTTTCAGATAGAGCTGCTTCGGCGATGCGACCCCCAGATCGGCCTGGGGAAGCTCGCTCAGCTAAAGCTCAACGCGCTCCAAGTGCGCGTGCTGCGGCGGCACCTGCGGCAGGGCCTCGAGGCTCAGGCCGCCGCCTTTCTTACCCCGCTGTCGGTCACCCTGGAGTTGCTCCTGGAGTACGCGTGGCGCGAGGGGGAACGGCTCCTGGGCCACCTGGAAACGTTTGCGAGCACGGGAGACGTCTCTGCCTTTTTCGCCGAGACCATGGGCCTGACCCGACCCTGTCCGTATCACAAGCAGATCCGGCTGGATACGTACGGCGGGGACGTCCGCATGGAGCTGTGTTTCCTGCACGACGTCGAGAATTTCCTAAAGCAGCTGAACTACTGCCACCTCATCACCCCTCCCCGCGGCGCCACTGCTGCGCTGGAACGCGTCCGGGAGTTTATGGTGGTGGCGGTGGGGTCGGGTCTCATCGTGCCCCCGGAGCTCAGCGACCCGTCACACCCGTGCGCGGTTTGTTTCGAGGAGCTGTGTGTTACCGCGAACCAGGGGGCGACCATCGCCCGCCGCCTGGCGGACCGCATCTGTAACCACGTCACCCAACAGGCCCAGGTGCGGCTGGACGCCAACGAGCTGCGACGGTACCTGCCCCACGCCACCGGGCTGTCGGACGCCGCCCGCGCACGAGCGCTCTGTGTGCTGGATCAGGCGCTGGCGCGAACCGCGGCGGGCGGGGCTGGGCCCCGCCCGCCGCCCGCCGATAGCTCTTCTGTCCGCGAGGAGGCCGACGCCCTGCTGGAGGCGCATGACGTGTTTCAGACCACCACGCCCGGCCTGTACGCCATCAGCGAGCTGCGCTTCTGGCTCGCGTCCGGCGATCGCGCCCGCCACTCCACCATGGACGCCTTTGCCGACAACCTGAACGCGCTGGCGCAGCGCGAGCTGCAACAGGAAACCGCCGCGGTGGCCGTGGAGCTCGCGTTGTTTGGGCGGCGGGCGGAGCATTTCGATCGCGCGTTCGGGGGCCACCTGGCGGCGCTGGACATGGTGGACGCCCTGATCATCGGCGGCCAGGCGACGTCGCCCGACGATCAGATCGAGGCGCTGATACGTGCGTGCTACGACCACCACCTGACGACGCCGCTGTTGCGGCGGCTGGTTAGCCCCGAGCAGTGCGACGAGGAGGCGCTGCGCCGCGTGCTGGCGCGGTTGGGGGCCGGCGGCGCGGCCGGGGGCCCCGAGGAGGAAGACCCCCGGGTCGCCGCGGAGGAAGGGGGGCGAAGGCGTGGTACGGGGACGCCCGCGAGCGAGGACGGGGAGCGCGTCCCCGAGCCTGGGGCGCAGGGGCCGGAGAGCTGGGGGGACATCGCGACGCGGGCCGCCGCGGACGTGCGGGAGCGACGGCGGCTGTACGCGGACCGCCTGACCAAGCGGTCGCTGGCCAGCCTCGGGCGCTGCGTGCGCGAGCAGCGCGGGGAGCTCGAGAAGATGCTGAGGGTCAGCGTCCACGGCGAGGTGCTGCCGGCGACCTTCGCCGCGGTCGCCAACGGTTTCGCGGCGCGCGCGCGCTTCTGTGCCCTAACGGCGGGCGCGGGCACGGTCATCGACAACCGCGCCGCCCCGGGTGTGTTTGACGCGCACCGGTTCATGCGAGCGTCGCTGCTGCGACACCAGGTGGACCCGGCCCTGCTCCCCAGCATCACCCATCGCTTCTTCGAGCTCGTCAACGGGCCCCTCTTTGACCACTCCACCCACAGCTTCGCTCAGCCCCCCAACACCGCGCTGTATTACAGCGTCGAGAACGTGGGTCTCCTGCCGCACCTCAAGGAGGAACTCGCCCGATTCATCATGGGCGCGGGGGGTTCGGGCGCTGATTGGGCCGTCAGCGAGTTTCAAAAGTTCTACTGTTTTGACGGTATTTCCGGGATCACGCCCACCCAGCGCGCCGCCTGGCGATATATTCGCGAGCTCATTATCGCCACCACACTCTTTGCGTCGGTCTACCGGTGCGGGGAGCTCGAGTTGCGCCGCCCCGACTGCAGCCGCCCGACCTCCGAAGGTCTCTATCGCTACCCGCCGGGCGTGTACCTCACGTACAACTCCGACTGTCCGCTGGTTGCCATCGTCGAGAGCGGCCCCGACGGCTGCATCGGACCCCGCTCAGTCGTGGTTTACGACAGAGACGTTTTTTCCATCCTCTACTCGGTCCTGCAGCACCTCGCCCCCAAACTAGCGGGTGGCGGGAGCGACGCGCCCCCGTAGGCCCGCCATGCGCGACGGCGCGCCCGCGCATGGGCGCGGGGGGGGCTTGATTTGCGCGCTGGTCGTGGGGACGCTGATGGCCGCGGTGGTGTCGGCGGCCCCCAGCCCCTCAGGTGCCGTGGCCGTGACCCCTGCGGCGAACGTGAGTCCCGCCTCCCGGCCGCCCCCCATCCAGAGCCCCGCGACCACCAAGGCCCGGAAGCAGAAAACCAAAAAGCAGCCCAAGCGGCCCGAGCCGACACCACCCCCCGACGTCAATGCGACCGTCGCCGCCGGCCACGCCACGCTGCGCGCGCACCTGCGGGATATCAAGGTCGAGAACGCCGATGCCCAATTCTACGTGTGCCCGCCCCCGACGGGCGCCACGGTGGTGCAGTTTGAGCAACCGCGCCGCTGCCCGACGCGCCCGGAGGGGCAGAACTACACGGAGGGCATCGCGGTGGTCTTTAAGGAGAACATCGCCCCGTACAAATTCAAGGCCACCATGTACTATAAAGACGTGACCGTGTCGCAGGTGTGGTTCGGCCACCGCTACTCCCAGTTTATGGGGATATTCGAGGACCGCGCCCCCGTTCCCTTCGAGGAGGTGATCGACAAAATTAACGCCAAGGGGGTCTGCCGGTCCACGGCCAAGTACGTGCGGAACAACCTGGAGACCACCGCGTTTCATCGGGACGACCACGAGACCGACATGGAGCTCAAGCCGGCGAAGGTCGCGACGCGCACGAGCCGGGGGTGGCACACCACCGACCTCAAGTACAACCCCTCGCGGGTGGAGGCGTTCCATCGGTACGGAACGACGGTCAACTGCATCGTCGAGGAGGTGGACGCGCGTTCGGTGTACCCGTATGATGAGTTTGTGCTGGCGACGGGCGACTTTGTGTACATGTCCCCGTTTTACGGCTACCGGGAGGGGTCGCACACCGAACACACCAGTTACGCCGCCGACCGCTTCAAGCAGGTCGACGGCTTCTACGCGCGCGACCTCACCACGAAGGCCCGGGCCACGTCGCCGACGACCCGCAACCTGCTGACGACCCCCAAGTTTACCGTGGCCTGGGACTGGGTGCCAAAGCGCCCGGCGGTCTGCACCATGACCAAGTGGCAGGAGGTGGACGAGATGCTCCGCTCCGAGTACGGCGGCTCCTTCCGCTTCTCCTCCGACGCCATCTCGACCACCTTCACCACCAACCTGACCGAGTACTCGCTCTCGCGCGTCGACCTGGGCGACTGCATCGGCCGGGACGCCCGTGAGGCCATCGACCGCATCTTTGCGCGCAAGTACAACGCCACGCACATCAAGGTGGGCCAGCCGCAGTACTACCTGGCCACGGGGGGCTTCCTCATCGCGTACCAGCCCCTTCTCAGCAACACGCTCGCCGAGCTGTACGTGCGGGAGTACGTCCGGGAGCAAAACCGCAAGCCCCGGGACGCCACGCCCCCGCCACTGCGGGACGCGCCCAGCGCCAACGCGTCCGTGGAACGCATCAAGACCACCTCCTCGATCGAGTTCGCCCGGCTGCAGTTTACGTATAACCACATACAACGCCACGTGAACGACATGCTGGGGCGCATCGCCGTCGCGTGGTGCGAGCTGCAGAACCACGAGCTGACTCTTTGGAACGAGGCCCGCAAGCTCAACCCCAACGCCATCGCCTCCGCCACCGTAGGCCGGCGGGTGAGCGCGCGCATGCTCGGAGACGTCATGGCCGTCTCCACGTGTGTGCCCGTCGCCCCGGACAACGTTATCGTGCAAAACTCGATGCGCGTCAGTTCGCGGCCCGGGACTTGCTACAGCCGCCCCCTGGTCAGCTTTCGCTACGAAGACCAGGGCCCGTTGATCGAGGGGCAGCTGGGCGAGAACAACGAGCTGCGCCTCACCCGCGACGCGCTCGAGCCGTGCACCGTGGGCCACCGGCGCTACTTTATCTTCGGCGGGGGCTACGTGTACTTCGAGGAGTACGCGTACTCCCACCAGCTGAGTCGCGCCGACATCACCACCGTCAGCACCTTCATCGATCTAAACATCACCATGCTAGAGGACCACGAGTTTGTGCCCCTGGAGGTCTACACGCGCCACGAGATCAAGGACAGCGGCCTGCTGGACTACACGGAGGTCCAGCGCCGCAACCAGCTGCACGATCTGCGCTTTGCCGACATCGACACGGTCATCCGCGCCGACGCCAATGCCGCCATGTTCGCGGGGCTGTGCGCGTTCTTCGAGGGGATGGGGGACGTGGGGCGCGCGGTCGGCAAGGTCGTCATGGGAATCGTGGGGGGTGTGGTGTCGGCCGTCTCGGGCGTGTCCTCCTTTATGTCCAACCCCTTCGGGGCGCTTGCCGTGGGGCTGCTGGTCCTGGCCGGCCTGGCCGCGGCCTTCTTCGCCTTTCGTTACGTCCTGCGGCTACAAAGCAATCCCATGAAGGCCCTGTATCCACTCACCACCAAGGAACTCAAGAATCCCGACCCCCAGGGCGTGGGTGGGGAAGGCGAGGAGGGGGGCGGGTTTGACGAGGCCAAGTTGGCCGAAGCCCAAGAAATGATCCGATATATGGCTTTGGTGTCGGCCATGGAGCGCACGGAACACAAGGCCAAAAAGAAGGGCACGAGCGCCCTGCTTAGCTCCAAGGTCACCAACATGGTTCTGCGCAAGCGCAACAAAACCAGGTACTCTCCGCTCCACAACGAGGACGAGGCCGGAGACGAAGACGAGCTTTAAGGGAGGGGGGCCTGTGCATAAATAAAACGCGGATGTTTAAAAATACACATGACTTCTGGTATTGTTTTTTTTTGGGGGGGGGGGGCGGGGTGACTAGAAAAATGCAGACAATGGCTAACAGGAAAACAACCCAAAACAACACCGCCTCATTGCGACCGGTCGCTCTCTTCCCCCCCCCCCAATAGTCTTCCGGGCCGCCCGTCGCATGTGGGGCCATCGGTTCGGATTCTAGCCCCCCCGCCGCCCCTCTAACCTAAATTCTGTGTTGTTCGTCCCACTTCCCCCCACCCCCCTCAAGAAAAACAAGCACATGAAGCGGGGATACTTTTGTCAGGAGTCGTTGTTTATTTAAAATATATGAGAATGCACACCCAAGGTCCGGATCCTCGAGGCGAGTTAGCGGGACCCCATCATCTGTGACACAAACAGATCGGCGGCCCGGGCCGTATCAACGTTCACGTGAGTCGCACTGCTGGCGTTAACTAAGGCGCTGGCCTCCGCGCTGGGCACCTCGGGTTGGGGTAAGCTCGCGGCGGGGGGAGGCGTGGGTCCTGGCGGCGCGGGGGGGGGATGAGGTAGTGGGGGAGAGGGACCAGGGGTAACAGCAACGGGGGGATACGAGGGGCGGGGGGGCGCTCCCCCCGCCCCGGCCAGAGGCCCGGGGCGAGCGATGTGCGACGGCGGCAGATAGATGGCCTCGGTGGGGTAGCGGGGTGGTTGGGCGGGAGTCTCCGTGTCTGCGTGGGGGTGGTGGTAGTGTCCCACCGGCGGATACGCCCCATAGGGGGCGTGGGTACGCGCACGCATGTGCGCCAGTTCCTGCTGTAGTGACGTCACCGCCCCCACCAGCGCCGTGATGGTTTCGTGGGACCCGGAAGCCTGGCGCGCCGCGCGCCGAGAGTCGACCGGGCGAGGCTCGGGGCGGGCCTCGCCAGGGTAATACGGGACGTCCCAGTCCTGCTCGTCACGGCCGCAGTCGTACTCCGACGAATTCACCTCGTGTCGGCGGCGCTTTACCGACCCCCGGACCCCGTGGTCTCCGGCGGCCGCCGATAGCCCACCCGCTTGGCGGTCGGCGGCGATGGCCCCCACCAGGGCGGCGATCTGGGCCTCCAGGGGACTGGGCCCCGTAAACAGCATACCCGGGTACGGGTGGGCGGGATGAGGCGGGTAATGCGGTGACGGGCCAGCGCCGGGGTGTCCGTAGGCCACCGTTCCCGCGGCCGGCAGTCCACACGCGGCCAGCGGCGGGTGGTGGGGCGCGGAGTGCCCGGTGACGAGCTGATTGTAATGAGAGGCGGGGATCCACAAATAACTCCCGTCGCCGGGCGGCGGAGGGGCCGGGGCGCCCGATGCCGAGACGGGGTTCATATCGGCCGGTGCCGGGAAAAAGGACGACGACGGCGCGGCTGCACACGCACGGACGGCGAGCGGGCCCCTGGCGACCTGCGGCGCGGAAGAGCTCGCGGCGGGGGATGTGTCCATGGGACCCGGGGAGCCGGTTTTATACCCGCGCTCCGGCGCGGAAACAGACTCCGCCCCCCAAATTTTAAATTTTTCGCTCGCCTGAAGGTATGTGTGTCCGGCAATCCCGGCCTGCCGCCGCCGCTCGGCCACCAGGCTCCAGCGGTCACGCAGCATCATGTTATTGACGGCGGTGGAGAGCAGCGTGTGGGTAAGCGCCTCCACGCCGGGGGCCCAGGTGCGCCCGGCCAGCGCGAGCTCGGCCTCGGCGGCCTCGCGTCGCACCCTCTCGCGCGTCGCCGGGTCCAGGTGGCGAAACGGAGTGATGGCCGCGTCTAGGCTGGTGTCGTAAGTGACGATGGTTCCAAGGCGCCGCCCAATGGCGCACAGGGCCACGTGCGCAAACAACGTGCGGTCGGGCGGTACCTCGTCCTCCCGGCGTTTTGTGGACAGCGAGACCGAGGGCAGGTAGTTGGTGATCAGGTACAACAGCCGCTCCTCCCGGGAGAGCGCGGGCCCGCGGCGCTCAAAAATAGCGGCGCTGGCGGCCGTCTCGAGGACTCGCTCCAGCTGCACGCACGCGATCAGCCCCACAAAAAACGGCCCCCGAGGGTCGTTGACCACGGCGAGCACCCGGCCCACCTCGCAGCGAGCGCGGTGGTCTACGTTGATCGGGAGGGGGTTATCCGGAGGCAGGGCCGCCCGCACCGTGTCTGGGTCCAGGGCCAGCTCCCCCGGGTCCCCGCTGTCGTACAGGGCCAAAAACCCGGCCACGTAGATGGGCACCGCCCGGTCGGGCAGAGGCGCCTCCAGCCGCTCGCGCGTTTCCGCCGATGCCATGAGCGCCCACACAAACAAAAAAAAAAAAACGCGGACACAAAAACAGTGACGGTTAAGGGGAGGGGGAGTGGACGCGGGCAAGGGAATACAGCGATGCCCCGAACCAACTACCCACTCGTGGGGCCTGCCGTTGTGTGTCCGCCAACGTTCGGGCCGGTACTAAAGCCCGCGTTTCGGGGTGCTGGTCCTTTTGTGACCAGGCGGACCAGAAACGACAAAAAAAAAACAACACCAACACAAAGCTTCAGGCTCTGTACCTAATCCACCCCCACACCCATTCCCTAGGCCACGGACAGGTATTGGGGAATGAACCCGAGACACAAAAAGTACAACAGGTCGTAGTCGCTGCTAACGTTGAACGTGGCAAATCGCTTGGCGTTCGACGCCAAGCCGATGCGTGCCTGCTGGGCAAGCAGCCCCAGGCCCTGTTCGTATTGTATCCCCAAGGCGTCGTGGGCGTTAATAATCTCCCCCACAGGGGTGGTGTTTGTGCGGGTGCGGTTGATGAGCTCCAGGGCGGTGAGGCGCACGAGCGCCGCCTGGCGAGCGCCCGACGACATATCCACCACGCGCCTCGTCGATGCCACCGGCCGCCCCGCCTGGGCGTCCAGGCACAGGGCGGCCAGCCCCGGAAACAACTGGGTCAGCTCGACCGTGGGGTCTGCCTGATACAGCGGAAGTACATAGTTAACACACAGCGCCTCCAGGTTGTTGTCGCCGCTTTTTATGGCGCCCGAGTCGAATCCGGATGCCCCCCGGGCGATGGCCTCCGCCGGGACGGCTCCCGGGATCAGCATGCCCAACTGCAGGCGGTTGTCGAGGCGGTCCGCGTACACGTTGCCGTTCGCGAGGAGCCGACGAAGCACGGCCAGGGCCGTAATGGTGTTGGCGGTCGCCCGCAGCAGCGTTTGGTCCTCCCACAGGAAGAGGTTGTGGCCGCGTCCCAAAAACGCGGCAGCGGCGCGGTTTACGTCGTCGCGATGGGCCACGTCGTCGGGGTTCACGCGGGTGCTGGTGTCTCGGGGAACGTCACCCGGGGCCGCAGGTAGCACCCCATGGCGCACCAACGTGGCGATCACGACGTGGGTCGCCAGGGCCCCGTGCTCGTAGCGGCCGCCGGCCGCCGCGAACTGCGCTTTGGGCAGCTTGTCGTCGCGGTAGCGGTACTGCGGGCGTCCGCTCTCGTCGCCGATCACCGCGGCTAGACACGCCAGGTAACGCGGCAGCCGGGCCAGCAGGTCCCCGAACGCAACGGGAGCGCGATCGCGATCGGGGGAGGACTCGTGGGTGGTTCGGTACAGCAGATACAGACATAGCACGGCACACTCAAAGGCGGAATAGTGGCGCTGGCCCACATACAGCCGGCCGCACGACTGCAGAGACAGGACCAGCGCGGTCATGAACGTCTTTGACATGCGACCGTCTCGAAAGTCGGCGCTGCGGGTAGTTAGGGGGAAGTCCGTGATGGTGCGTTCCTGGATCGTACGGTACCAGGTACCAAAGACGACCCCCGATGAACCCGCGGCCCCGCGGCCCGCGTACACCATGTGTAGCAGATCCACGGGGAGGTTGGTATCGTATCGTAACGGCGGGTCGTTGCGTACGATCTGGACCTCCATCTCCGCGGCGACAGGGCCCGAGGTGGGCGAAACCTCTGCCCCGCCCACCTCGGGCCCCCCCCTCGCCTCGGCGTCCCGCGCGGCATCCGCCTCTTCGGCCGCGGCTGCCGCGGTCTCCAGCGCCTCCAGGGCGCCGGCGATGTGATGCACCTGCTGCTCGATCGGGCGTATCCGGCGCTCGATGTGGACGGGAAGCTCGGCGGCCTGTAGGGCGGCGTTCTCCAGGGCCGCCGCGGCCGCAGTGCGCTGGGCCTGTAGAACTGCCGCCCGCTCCGCCGCCGTCTCCCGGGGGATGTTAAACACGGGCGACATCCAGAAGTCCCGGGGGAACTCGGGGGTGATGAAGCTTCTGGAGTCGGCGACTATGAAGCGCCTGTGTTCCCAAACGTCCAGTGCGTCGAAGGGGTAGTACGGGTCCATGTTCGAGGGCGGCGGGCGACGACGGCGCTCCGGGGACTAATTGGCCAGCGCCCAACACTGCTTTCTTTGGAAAGGGAGAGGCGACAGACGGGGACGACGGCGATGGAAACCCAGGGGCTGTTGTCGGGTGGGTGTCACCGGCGACAAATGAGTCCCCGCGCACCCGCGGGTTCCGCTTAAGGAGGTGACAATGTTTGGCCAGGAAGGGGGGGGGGGAACAAACCGAGGAAGGAAAAAAAAAACAAGGCAGAAACTCACTCGGTTTTGGTTCGGGGTTTGCTCTTGGCGGCCACTGGCACGCAAAAAAGCGCCGCGATTTTCTGAAGCACACCCCCACCCTCCGCAGCGACGCCTACGACCACTGCGGAGGGGGTGTCGCTCTCTGGTGGTGACGGATGACCCTCCGTCCCGTCCGGGGCACGTGCCGGGGAGGGGGGCCTTTGCGGCCTGCCGCCCGCGGCGCCCCGGCGCCGCGTTTGCCTGGTTCGTGGTTCCGGCGGAACGGCATACGTGGACAGGCTTTGGAGCATCCGCACGGCCGCGGTGATGTTGCCGGAGATCTTTTGCGGGACGAGCCGAGTCACGCGGCTGACGCGCAGCGTACGCTGCGCGACAAACACCAAAATAGGACACAGGTAGACTACCTTGTCGCCCGGAGGCGCGAGCGACTGCAGCAGCTTCACGGAGTGGCGCAGCTGCTTCATCCCCGTGGTCCGTTGTTCGCGTTTGCTGGCCGTGTCCCCGGAAGAAATATATTTGCATGTCTTTAGCTCGAGGATGACGCACACCCCTCCCAGCGTCTTGTCATTGGCGAATTCGAACACGCAGATGCAGTCTGGGCGGCGCGGCCCGAGGTCCACTTCGCATATTAAGGTGACGCGCGTGGCCTCGAACAGCGAGCGACCCTGTAGCGACCCGCTCATCAGCGTCAGCAGCGTTCCGCAAATCCTGGTGGCGTTGAACTCCCGCACCTCTCGGGCGAACGCCTTGTAAAAGCGAGTATGGCTTCTCACACCGGCCAACAGCACGCGCCTGCGTTCGGACAGGCTGCTCGTCCTGGCGGCCATACCAACGGACGCACGGCGTCCCGTCCTAGCCATCAACAGGGGGCCTCCGAAGCCCGCGGGGATCCGGAGCTGCCCACGCTGCTGCGGGTTTATATAGACGGTCCCCACGGGGTGGGGAAAACCACCACCTCCGCGCAGATGATGGAGGCCCTGGGGCCGCGCGACGATATCGTCTACGTCCCCGAGCCAATGACTTACTGGCAGGTGCTGGGGGCCTCCGAGACCCTCACGAACATCTACAACACACAGCACCGTCTGGACCGCGGCGAGATATCGGCCGGGGAGGCGGCGGTGGTAATGACCAGCGCCCAGATAACAATGAGCACGCCTTATGCGGCGACTGACGCCGTTTTGGCTCCTCATATCGGGGGGGAGGCTGTGGGCCCGCAAGCCCCGCCCCCGGCCCTCACCCTTGTTTTTGACCGACACCCTATCGCCTCCCTGCTGTGCTACCCAACCGCGCGGTACCTCATGGGAAGCATGACCCCCCAGGCCGTGTTGGCGTTCGTGGCCCTCATCCCCCCGACCGCGCCCGGCACGAACCTGGTCCTGGGCGTCCTTCCGGAGGCCAAACACGCCGACCGCCTGGCCAAACGCCAACGCCCGGGCGAGCGGCTTGACCTGGTCATGCTGGCTGCCATTCGCCGTGTCTACGATATGCTCGCCAACACGGTGCGGTACCTCCAGCGCGGCGGAAGGTGGCGGGAGGACTGGGGGCGGCTAACTGGGGTCGCCGCGGCGACCACACGCCCCGAGCCAAAGGACAGCGCGGGGTCTTTGCCTAGCATCGAGGACACGCTGTTTGCCCTGTTTCGCGTTCCCGAGCTGTTGGCCCCCAGTGGGGACTTGTACCACATTTTTGCCTGGGCCTTGGACATCTTGGTCGACCGCCTCCGTCCGATGCATCTGTTTGTCCTGGATTACGATCAATCGCCCGTCGGATGTCGAGACGCCCTGTTGCGCCTCACCGCCGGGATGGTCCCAACCCACGTCACAACCGCCGGGTCCATCGCCGAGATCCGCGACCTGGCGCGCACGTTTGCCCGCGAGATGGGGGGAGTTTAGTTCAAACACGGAAGCCCAAAAGGAAGGCCTCCCGGCGATGACGGCAATAAAAAAACAGAATAAAAGGCATTGTTGTCGTGTGGTGTGTCCATACGCGCGGGGGTTCGGGTCCAGGGCTGGCACCGTATCAGCACCCCACCGGACAACGGAGCGGGCCGATACGTTCTTGTTTTTGGTTTGGTACCCCCTTTGCTATTTTACCCTCACCCCATCCTTTGGCCCGCGCTTACGGTAAAAGGGCCTCCTATAGCCTCCGAGGCGCGGAGCCGCTTTGTGCCGTGGTTACGGACACACCCCCCCCCCATCTGCGGACGGGCAGCCGATACGGACCATGGGCCCCGGTCTGTGGTTGTTGACGGGGGTCCTGTTGGGTGTTGCCAGGGGCCATGACACGTATTGGACGGAGCAAATCGACCCGTGGTATTTGGACGGTCTGGGGGCGGCCCGCATGTACTGGCGCGACACAAACACCGGGCGTCTGTGGTTGCCCAACACCCCCGACGCCCGCGACCCACAGCGCGGACTCTTGGCGCCTCCGGGCGAACTAAACCTGACTATGGCATCCGTGCCCCTTCTTCGGTGGTACGCCGAGCGTTTTTGTTTTGTGTTGATCACCACGGCCGAGTTTCCCCGGGACCCCGGGCAGCTGCTTTACATCCCAAAGGCCTATCTGCTCGGCCGGCCTCAGAACGCGAGCCTGCCCAAGCTCCCCGAGGCGGGGCCCACGCTCCGGCCCCCCGCCGAGGTGACCCAGCTCAAGGGTCTGTTGCACAACCCCGCCGCCTCCGCGCTGTTGCGGTCCCGGGCTTGGGTAACATTTGCGGCCGTGCCGGACCGCGAGGGGCTTACGTTCCCGCGGGGAGATGACGTGGCGACCGAGAGTCACCCGAACGGCCAACGAAACACGCCGCCCCCGGGGCCGCCCGTGGGGGCGCCGAGGCATCCAACAACGGACCTGGACATCGCGCATCTGCACAACGCGTCTGTAACCTGGCTGGCCGCCCGGGGCCTGCTACGGACTCCGGGTCGGTACGTGTACCTCTCCCCGTCGGCCTCGACGTGGCCCGTGGGCGTCTGGACGACGGGCGGGCTGGCGTTTGGGTGCAACGCCGCGCTCGTGCGTGCGCGATACGGGAAGGGCTTCATGGGGCTCGTGATATCGATGCGGGACAGTCCTCCGGCCGAGATCATAGTGGTGCCTGCGGGCGAGACCCTCTCTCGAGTCGGAAATCCGACCGACGAAAACACCCCCGCGGTGCTTCCCGGGCCCCCGGGCGGCCCCAGGTATCGCGTCTTTGTCCTGGGGGCCCCGACGCCCGCCGACAACAGCTCGGCGCTGGACGCCCTCCGGCGGGTGGCCGGCTACCCCGAGGAGAGCACGAATTATGCCCAGTATATGTCTCGGGCATATGCGGAGTTTTTGGGGGGGGAACTGGACTCCGGCACGGACGCGCGTCCGTCCCTGTTCTGGCGTCTCGCGGGGCTGCTCGCCTCGTCGGGTTTTGCGTTCGTAAACGCGGCCCACGCCCACGACGCCGTTCGCCTCTCCGACCTGCTGGGCTTTTTGGCCCACTCGCGCGTGCTGGCAAGCCTGGCCGCCCGGGGAGCAGCGGGATGCACGGCCGACTCGGTGTTCCTGAACGTGTCCGTGTTGGACCCGGCGGCCCGTCTGCAGCTGGAAGCACGGCTCGGGCGTCTGGTGGCCGCGATCCTCGAGCGAGAGCAGAGCTTGGCGGCGCATGCGCTGGGCTATCAGCTGGCGTTCGTGTTGGATAGCCCCGCGGCCTATGGCGCGGTGGCCCCGAGCGCGGCCCGTCTGATCGACGCCCTGTACGCCGAGTTTCTCGGCGGCCGCGCTCTAACCACCCCGATCGTCCACCGAGCGCTGTTTTACGCCACGGCCGTCCTCCGGGCGCCGTTCTTGGCGGGCGTGCCCTCGGCCGAGCAGCGGGAACGCGCCCGCCGGGGCCTCCTCATAGCCACGGCCCTGTGTACATCCGACGTCGCCGCGGCGACCCACGCCGACCTCCGGGCCGCGTTAGCCAGGACAGACCACCAGAAAAACCTCTTCTGGCTCCCGGACCACTTTTCACCATGCGCAGCGTCCCTGCGCTTCGATCTCGCCGAGGGCGGGTTCATCCTGGATGCGCTGGCCATGGCCACCCGATCCGATCTCCCGGCGGACGTCATGGCACAACAGACCCACGGCGTGGCCTCCGCTCTCACGCGCTGGGCGCACTACAACGCCCTGATCCGCGCCTTCGTCCCGGAGGCCACCCACCAGTGCAGCGGCCCGTCACACAACGCGGAGCCCCGGATCCTCGTGCCCATCACCCACAACGCCAGCTACGTCGTTACGCACGCCCCCTTGCCACGCGGGATCGGATACAAGCTTACGGGCGTTGACGTCCGCCGCCCACTGTTTATCACCTATCTCACCGCCACATGCGAAGGCCACGCGCGGGAAATTGAGCCGAAGCGGCTGGTGCGGACCGAAAACCGACGCGACCTTGGCCTCGTGGGGGCCGTGTTTATGCGCTACACCCCGGCCGGGGAGGTCATGTCGGTGCTGCTGGTGGACACGGATGCCACCCAACAACAGCTGGCCCAGGGGCCGGTGGCGGGCACCCCAAACGTGTTTTCCAGCGACGTGCCGTCCGTGGCCCTGTTGCTGTTCCCCAACGGAACTGTGATTCACCTGCTGGCCTTTGACACGCTGCCCCTCGCCACAATCGCCCCAGGGTTTCTGGCCGCATCCGCGCTGGGGGTCGTTATGATCACCGCGGCCCTGGCGGGCATCCTCAGGGTTGTCCGAACGTGTGTCCCATTTTTGTGGAGACGCGAATAAAATGGGTGTGAATGCAGCCGCATCCACGCCCGACCAAACCGACTCCCTCCGTGTTCGCGGTCTGTTTGTTATTGTGTCCGCCGTATGTCCGCTACCACCTTTGTTCCTTTCCCTTCTCTCTTCATTTCTTCCCCCCCCCCCTCCCATGGCCCCCCGTATAGGCATACAGCGGCGTCGGTGGGTTCCAAAACGACAGCACTTTATTGGGATATCTCACACAGACTGGCCGTGTTGGGAGCGAGCCAGGCGAACGGTAAGCAGGGCGTCCAGGTACCCGGCGGTTCGCGTGCGGCCAGCCGCCCCTGCCGGCCCGCGGTCAAACGCGGACATCCGGTCGACGTCCCCCACGGTCAGGACCAGGGACGTCACCCCCGTCAGGCGCGCCGTATGCGTGGCCGCGGCCAGGCGTCCGTGGCCGGCGTACAACACGCCCAGGAACGCGCCGAGGTACATGACGTGCTCGGGCGAGACGGACCCCCCCGGGGTCAGGCGTTGCGAGTCCACGAAGCGCAGCAGGGCGGCGCTGTCTGCCCGCGTATCGCTCCCCACCGGCACGTCCTTTGGCGGCAGGAGGTCGAACATGAGGAGCTGCTCGGCCACGGTTCCGGCCGCCAGCGCGTCGCGGAAAAGCCCGTTCATGGCATCGGCCAATGTTGGTTCGTCGGGCGCAGGAACATACAGGCCGTGGCGCTGGATGTACCTACTGACGAGCCGCACGAGCGCGGGGAAGGGGGACATGCGTCGCTCTCTGTGGATGAGATAGTAGTAGACGGCGAGCTTTTGGCTCGGACTCAAGGCCAGCGCGGCCCCGAGAAACGCCCGCGGAGCCCCCACGGAACCAAAGAGCTTCCACGCCTGCTCCCGGAACCCGTGCACGGCGCGGACCTCCTCGCGCGTCAATCCCGAATCAGCATGGGGCTCCTCCAGCGCCCGGTCGCCGGCGTAGAACACCCACCACAGCTCCCTGAGCGGGGGGCCCGGCGGGGCGGAATCCTGGAGCCCGGGAGGCGGAAAACTCGCATCGGGGTCGTTCGGCGGAGGGGCGGACGAGACGCTCGGGGACACAACACGGTCTATGTGCTTCACCTGCACGAACTCACTAACGGTGGCCCGCTTGCCCCCCGCGCCCCCAGACCCGGTCCCGGCCATGGGTCGGGGGGCGCGGGTGCCCGTGATCACAACATCCGTGCGCCGGTCACGGGCGTCCAGGGGTTGGCGCGGGGCGGGAATGCCGTCAAACAGGCCACTCACCAGCGGCTCCAGCGAGCTCGGGAGCCGGGGAAGGTGGGCCTGGGCCAGGGCGAATACGTAGGGGGAGGGGGTGTACACGAAGCGCGAGGAAATGTTAACGATCGCCGGGTGCTCAAATAGCTCGATGACCCTGTCTCGCGCTCGCACGCGCACCCCGGTCACCAGCACCCCCGGGCTGGTTCGCAGCGAGGTGCAGTATTCGGCTAGGCATTCGTCCAGCACTTCAACGTCGTTGGTATTAATCACGTCGCGCTCGGAGCTCACGTTCGGGTTTAGAAGACACACGCTATCCAAGAACACCTCGTCCTCCCCCACGGGCCGCACGTCCCGCAAACCGCGCTGGCGGAGCTCGCTTCGTACGTAGTTGGCGACCATGCGGTCTTTGGGGCCTGTCCCCCGGACCACCAGGCCAAACTTGGCAATTTCCCCCGGCTGAGAAACCTGAGGCCGCCCTACGGAATAAACGCACCCCCCGCACACAAAGTAGGCGCGGTTTCTGTCTGCCGTGACGTAAAACACAACGTCCCGGTGGTGCATGGTGGTGGCGTAGCTAAGCTCCATGGCTGGCAAGCCACGGGGCGAACTTGGGGGGGGGGATGGGAGGGTGTTGGGGGCAAGGGGCGGCGGTGGGGCGAACGGGACCCGTGGGTTGCTCTCGTGCGTGCCGCCCGCGCGTAGGGTTAGGACCGGACGGAGGAACCCCCCACTGTGGATCGCGGCGTCGGTGCTTGGGCAAACGACGGCTTCCGTCACGCGGGGCCGGCCTTTTTAAGGACAGCTCCGGGCGCATTCCCGACGCGGCCCTCTGGGTTTTCTTCGTTTCCTCCCCCACCCCATATTTCCCCCTGCCCTCCCACTGACTAAACGCCACGTCACCAGCCCGCAGGGGAGGGCGGATGCACGGATGTGCGGCTCACGAACCACATCCACCCATGATTTGGGCGTCAGGGTGTGGGTGTGAATTTCGGGGTTCCGGGCCCAACGGCCAAGGTTTATATCCTGGGACGTGACTTCGCCAGGCACTCGCATCCGCGGATGCTGTCTGGGTGGGGGTTGTGTGAGAACCCGTGCGGTGTTTGTTTGATCTCGGCCTCCGGCCCCCCTCCCCGAAGCTTGGGTCCGGAACCGGGCCCGCGCCGCCAACACTACTTTCGGTTTCGCTGCCTCGCCGGCTCCCCGCACCGACCATGACAATGCGGGATGATGTTCCTTTGTTGGATCGCGAGCTGGTAGACGAGGCCGCGTTTGGTGGGGAGGAAAGCGAACTGCCGCTCGATGAACAGTTTTCGCTGTCCTCGTACGGCACGTCTGATTTTTTTGTCAGTTCGGCCTACTCGCGTCTTCCGCCCCACACCCAGCCGGTCTTTTCCAAACGGGTGGTTATGTTTGCGTGGTCGTTCCTGGTCCTCAAGCCGCTGGAGCTGGCGGCCGCGGGCGTGTATTACGGGTGGACCGGACGGGTGGTGGCGCCGGCATGTATTATAGCCGCCGTCCTCGGCTACTATGTCACGTGGCTGGCACGGGCACTCCTCCTATACGTGAACATTAAACGGGATCGCCTGCCGTTGTCGATACCCGTGTTTTGGGGGTTGTGCGTGATAATGGGCGGCGCGGCCCTGTGTGCCCTGGTGGCAGCCGCCCACGAGACGTTCAGTCCCGACGGGCTTTTCCATTGGATCACCACCAGTCAGCTGCTCCCCCGGACGGATCCCCTCCGCGCCCGTTCTCTGGGAATCGCCTGCGCGGCCGGGGCCGCCATGTGGGTGGCGGCGGCGGACTGCTTTGCCGCCTTTGCCAACTTTTTTCTAGCACGCTTTTGGACCAGGGCCATCTTGAAGGCGCCCGTCGCGTTCTAACGGGGGTGTGGCGGGGGGTATATAAGGCAGGGGCAGCTCGGCCCCGTGCCTGTTGGGCACAGTGGGTGCTCAGGGACAGAGGACGCCGACCGGTCCTCAGTCCTACGTTTGGGTGTTTTCTTTTTGCCTCCCAACGACCCCTTTACGCTTCCCCCCACCTGTTGGTCGGGTTGTCCGTTGGGGTTTTGGGGGACCGTGGGTCGTTAGTTGCGTCTGCCGGTGGTGAGGCGTTGTGCAGGAGGGGCTTGGTTTTCCCGCGCTCAGCTTGATGGAGCCTGCAAATCCCCCAAGGAACCCAATGGCCGCTCCCGCCCGCGACCCCCCAGGTTACCGGTACGCCGCGGCCATGGTGCCGACCGGCTCCATCCTTAGTACGATCGAGGTGGCGTCCCACCGCCGACTCTTTGTATTTTTTGCCCGCGTGCGCTCCGACGAAAACAGCCTGTACGATGTAGAGTTTGACGCTCTGCTGGGGTCTTACTGCAACACCCTGTCGCTTGTGCGCTTTCTGGAGCTCGGACTGTCCGTGGCGTGCGTGTGCACCAAGTTCCCGGAGCTGGCTTACATGCACGAAGGGCGTGTGCAGTTTGAGGTCCATCAGCCCCTCATCGCCCGCGATGGCCCGCACCCCGTTGAGCAGCCCGTACATAATTACATGACGAAGGTTATCGACCGACGGGCCCTGAATGCCGCCTTCAGCCTGGCCACAGAGGCCATTGCCCTGCTCACGGGGGAGGCCCTGGACGGGACGGGTATTAGCCTGCATCGCCAGCTGCGCGCCATCCAGCAGCTCGCGCGCAACGTCCAGGCCGTACTGGGGGCGTTTGAGCGCGGCACGGCCGATCAGATGCTGCACGTGCTGCTGGAGAAAGCGCCTCCCCTGGCCCTGCTGTTGCCCATGCAACGATATCTCGACAACGGGCGCCTGGCGACCAGGGTCGCCCGAGCGACCCTGGTCGCCGAGCTGAAGCGAAGTTTTTGCGATACGAGCTTCTTTCTGGGCAAGGCGAGCCATCGCCGCGAGGCCATAGAGGCCTGGCTCGTGGATCTAACCACGGCAACGCAGCCGTCCGTGGCCGTGCCCCGCCTGACGCACGCCGACACGCGCGGGCGGCCGGTCGACGGGGTGCTGGTCACCACCGCCGCCATCAAACAGCGCCTCCTACAGTCCTTCCTGAAGGTGGAGGACACCGAGGCCGACGTACCGGTGACCTACGGCGAGATGGTCCTGAACGGGGCCAACCTTGTCACGGCGCTAGTGATGGGCAAGGCCGTGCGGAGCCTGGACGACGTGGGCCGCCACCTGCTGGAGATGCAGGAGGAGCAACTCGACGTAAACCGGGAGACGCTGGACGAACTCGAAAGCGCCCCCCAGACAACGCGCGTGCGCGCGGATCTGGTGGCCATAGGCGAGAAGCTGGTCTTCCTGGAGGCCCTGGAGAAGCGCATCTACGCCGCCACCAACGTCCCCTACCCCCTGGTGGGCGCCATGGACCTGACGTTCGTCTTGCCCCTGGGGCTATTTAACCCGGCCATGGAGCGATTCGCCGCGCACGCCGGGGACCTGGTGCCCGCCCCCGGCCACCCGGAGCCCCGCGCGTTCCCTCCCCGGCAGCTGTTTTTTTGGGGAAAGGACCACCAGGTTCTGCGGCTGTCCATGGAGAACGCGGTCGGGACCGTGTGTCATCCTTCGCTCATGAACATCGACGCGGCCATCGGGGGCGTGAATCACGACCCCGTCGAGGCCGCGAATCCGTACGGGGCGTACGTCGCGGCCCCGGCCGGCCCCGGCGTGGACATGCAGCAGAATTTTCTGAACGCCTGGCGACAGCGGCTCGCCCACGGCCGGGTCCGGTGGGTCGCCGAGTGCCAGATGACCGCGGAGCAGTTTATGCAGCCCGACAACGCCAACCTGGCGCTGGAGCTGCACCCCGCGTTCGACTTTTTCGCGGGCGTGGCCGACGTCGAGCTTCCCGGCGGAGACGTCCCCCCGGCCGGCCCGGGGGAGATCCAGGCCACCTGGCGCGTGGTCAACGGCAACCTGCCCCTGGCGCTGTGTCCGGTGGCGTTTCGTGACGCCCGGGGCCTGGAGCTCAGCGTTGGTCGCCACGCCATGGCGCCGGCTACCATAGCCGCCGTCCGCGGGGCGTTTGAGGACCGCAACTACCCGGCGGTCTTTTACCTGCTGCAGGCCGCGATCCACGGCAGCGAGCACGTCTTCTGCGCCCTGGCGCGGCTCGTGACCCAGTGCATCACCAGCTACTGGAACAACACGCGATGCGCGGCGTTTGTGAACGACTACTCGCTGGTCTCGTACATCGTGACCTACCTCGGGGGCGACCTTCCCGAGGAGTGCATGGCCGTGTATCGGGACCTGGTGGCCCACGTCGAGGCCCTGGCCCAGCTGGTGGACGACTTTACCCTGCCGGGCCCGGAGCTGGGCGGGCAGGCTCAGGCCGAGCTGAATCACCTGATGCGCGATCCGGCGCTGCTGCCGCCCCTGGTGTGGGACTGCGACGGACTCATGCGACACGCGGCCCTGGACCGCCACAGAGACTGCCGGATTAACGCGGGGGGACACGAGCCCGTCTACGCGGCGGCGTGTAACGTGGCGACAGCTGACTTTAACCGCAACGACGGCCGGCTGCTGCACAACACCCAGGCCCGCGCAGCCGATGCCGCCGACGACCGGCCGCATCGGCCGGCCGACTGGACCGTCCACCACAAAATCTACTATTACGTTCTGGTGCCGGCCTTCTCGCGGGGGCGCTGCTGTACCGCGGGGGTCCGCTTTGACCGCGTGTACGCCACGCTGCAGAACATGGTGGTCCCTGAGATCGCCCCCGGCGAGGATTGCCCGAGCGATCCCGTAACCGACCCAGCCCACCCACTGCATCCCGCCAATCTGGTGGCCAACACGGTCAACGCGATGTTTCACAACGGGCGCGTCGTCGTCGACGGGCCCGCCATGCTCACGCTGCAGGTGCTGGCACACAACATGGCCGAACGCACGACGGCGCTGCTGTGCTCCGCGGCGCCCGACGCGGGCGCCAACACCGCGTCGACCGCCAACATGCGCATCTTCGACGGAACGCTGCACGCCGGCGTTCTGCTCATGGCCCCCCAGCATCTGGACCACACCATCCAAAATGGCGAATACTTCTACGTCCTGCCCGTCCACGCGCTGTTTGCGGGCGCCGACCACGTGGCCAACGCGCCAAACTTCCCCCCGGCCCTGCGCGACCTGGCGCGACACGTCCCCCTGGTCCCCCCGGCCCTGGGGGCCAACTACTTCTCCTCCATCCGCCAGCCCGTCGTGCAGCACGCCCGCGAGAGCGCGGCGGGGGAGAACGCGCTGACCTACGCGCTCATGGCGGGGTACTTTAAGATGAGCCCCGTGGCCCTGTATCACCAGCTCAAGACAGGCCTCCACCCCGGGTTCGGGTTCACCGTCGTGCGGCAGGACCGCTTCGTGACCGAGAACGTGCTGTTTTCCGAGCGCGCGTCGGAGGCGTACTTTCTGGGCCAGCTTCAGGTGGCCCGCCACGAAACGGGCGGGGGGGTCAACTTCACGCTCACCCAGCCGCGCGGAAACGTCGACCTGGGGGTGGGCTACACCGCCGTCGTGGCCACGGCCACCGTTCGCAACCCCGCCACGGACATGGGCAACCTCCCCCAAAACTTTTACCTCGGCCGTGGGGCCCCCCCGCTGCTAGACAACGCGGCCGCCGTGTACCTGCGCAACGCGGTCGTGGCGGGGAACCGCCTGGGGCCGGCGCAGCCCCTTCCGGTCTTTGGCTGCGCCCAGGTGCCGCGGCGCGCCGGAATGGACCACGGTCAGGATGCCGTGTGTGAGTTCATTGCCACCCCTGTGGCCACGGATATCAACTACTTTCGCCGTCCCTGTAACCCACGGGGACGCGCGGCCGGCGGCGTGTACGCGGGGGACAAGGATGGGGACGTAATAGCCCTTATGTACGACCACGGCCAGAGCGACCCGGCGCGGGCCTTCGCGGCCACGGCCAACCCGTGGGCGTCGCAGCGGTTCTCGTACGGGGACCTGCTTTACAACGGGGCATATCACCTCAACGGGGCCTCGCCCGTCCTCAGTCCCTGCTTCAAGTTCTTTACCGCGGCCGACATAACCGCCAAACATCGCTGCCTGGAACGCCTTATTGTGGAGACGGGATCGGCGGTATCCACAGCCACCGTTGCCAGCGATGTACAGTTTAAGCGCCCGCCGGGATGCCGCGAGCTCGTGGAAGACCCATGCGGCCTGTTTCAGGAAGCCTACCCGCTCACCTGCGCCAGCGACCCCGCCCTACTACGCAGCGCCCGCGATGGAGAGGCCCACGCGCGAGAGACCCACTTTACGCAGTATCTCATCTATGACGCCTCCCCGCTAAAGGGCCTGTCTCTGTAGTGCCGGCTTTTTCCCCAGCCGTTCCCTTCCTCCCCCGCCTTTTTTTTGTTTGGGACATTGGTTTTGATTTCCCGACGCTGCTTTTACCCACACGCCCCCTGTTCCCGCCCCCCCCCCCCGGGGGGGGGGGCTTTCACTGGGAGCCGCGATTCCGAGGGCAGGTCCCAATAAAACCCAGACCCGAGCTCCGTGGACTGATTCTAACCTGGGGCTCCTGCGCACGACAGACCTCCCTGCGTAGGCTGCTGAGCCCTGCCCCGCCCTATCTCACGTACGGTCGGTGCCCCCCCCGTCGTTGGTTTCGTTATTGTCCTGGTTGCGTTGCTCTTCCCTGCCCTCCCGCACCCCCGCGTCCGTTGTCTCGCGGCTTGGCGCCATGATCACGGATTGTTTCGAAGCAGACATCGCGATCCCCTCAGGTATTTCACGCCCCGATGCTGCGGCCCTGCAGCGGTGCGAGGGTCGGGTGGTCTTTCTGCCGACCATCCGCCGTCAACTGGCGCTCGCAGACGTGGCGCACGAATCGTTCGTCTCCGGAGGAGTTAGTCCCGACACGCTGGGGTTGTTGCTGGCGTACCGCAGGCGCTTCCCCGCGGTAATCACGCGGGTGCTTCCCACGCGAATTGTCGCCTGCCCCGTGGACCTGGGCCTCACGCACGCCGGCACCGTCAATCTCCGCAACACCTCCCCCGTCGACCTCTGCAACGGGGATCCCGTCAGCCTCGTACCACCCGTCTTCGAAGGCCAAGCGACGGACGTGCGCCTGGAGTCGCTGGACCTCACGCTGCGGTTTCCGGTCCCGCTCCCAACGCCGCTGGCCCGCGAGATAGTCGCGCGGCTGGTCGCCCGGGGCATCCGGGCCCTGAACCCCGACCCCCGGACGTCCGGGGAGCTCCCCGACCTCAACGTGCTGTATTACAACGGAGCCCGCCTCTCGCTCGTGGCCGACGTCCAGCAGCTCGTCTCCGTAAACGCCGAGCTGCGGTCGCTCGTCCTCAACATGGTTTACTCCATAACCGAAGGAACCGCCCTCATCCTCACGCTCATCCCCCGGCTGTTTGCGCTAAGCGCCCAGGATGGATACGTGAACGCGCTCCTGCAGATGCAGAGCGCCACGCGAGAAGCCGCCCAGCTCATCCACCCCGAAGCCCCCATCCTGATGCAGGACGGCGAGCGAAGGCTGCCGCTTTACGAGGCGCTGGTCGCCTGGTTGGCGCACGCGGGCCAACTCGGGGACATCTTGGCCCTGGCCCCGGCGGTTAGGGTGTGTACGTTTGACGGCGCCGCCGTTGTGCGATCCGGCGACATGGCCCCGGTTATCCGCTACCCCTGAGGCAGGGGTAGACGTGTTGGGAAGGGACCCGCAGAGAAACACAAAACAAGACGTAAATAAAGCGCTGGCATTAACCACCCGACGAGCATGTGGTTTGTGTTTTTTTTTAAAAAACAAAGGAGGGGTGTGTGTCGAAGCTCGTAAGACGCACGTTCGGGCGTCCGTTTTTTTTTTCGTTGTTGTATTCGCCTACCTTTTTCTTCTTCCCCCCACCCCCCGCACACCAACCACCCAACCAACGGACGACACTGTTGTGGGGGGAACACAGTTCCAGGAAGGCGTTTATTGGGGGGGAAGGAAAGAAAGAAAAAGAAACGGTAAGAAAAACTTTTAAGGCACGCGCGTAATCGGAAAAAAGGCCTGCGGGATCCCGGTCGGGGCCGCCAGGTAGATGGCCATGATGACCGCAACCATGAGGTCGTCCGCGGCGCCGTTGCGTTTTCCGGAGTACATGCGGACGTCGGTGTTGGGGGAGACGGTTTCGATGAGGTTGTTGAGCTGCTCGGACAGATACTCGACCGGGTCAGTCTGCAGGCGCACCGTCACGGAGACGAGCTCCTGGGACGCCATGACGCCCCCAGAGTTGAACTTTTTAATAAAATATTCAAAGGCGGGCGTCTTCTGTTTGTTAAGCAGAAAGAAGGGGTACAGTACCGCGCTTCCGGGCGGCTCGCAGTGATAGAACAGGAGTTCGGGTCCCGGGCCATTGGCCCCCGCCGAGGCCAGGATGCGGTGCATCTCGGTATGCACGTGTGTGGTAATGGCCACGGCCGAGTCCTGGCTGCTGTTTCCCTCGACCGCTACGCGAACGCTGCGAAACGCCCCGGGGTGCAGCGCCAGAACCTGGGTGAGGCTGTGGACGACGCAGCGGGCGATGTCCGCGGGGGCCGATCCCGTGAGCGCGCGGAGAAAAAAGTGCTCCAGGGCAAAGATGATGAAATCGTCGCGGTACCTCCCGACGACCGCGATGCCGGTGCCGGAGGCGCGTGTGTTGGCCGTGAACGCCGGATCCACGTACACGTACAACTCGGGGGCCATCAGGCCGCTATTGGTGGTGGTCGAGGGGCGGTACAGTAGAAACCGCTCCCCCGCCGACTTTGTCAGGACGGGCCGGTCGTCGCCGGTCTCGCGGGCCTGCCCGCCAATGATCTCCTGCATGAAGGAGTCGGGCAGAAACAGATCGGCCGTCCGGCGAACGGCGCCATCCATCGTGATAAAAACGGGTTTGTTCAGGATATAGCAGGAACAGGCCGTGGCGTTTGTGTGCGTCACCACCCGCGGCATGTGGTCGTCGCATATATAGGTCACCACGTTGAGCAGCTCGTCGGCGGCCCCGCGGAGGTTGTACAAAAAGCTCGTGCTGGCCTTGCCGGTGTTGGTCGACGAGACGAAAATGATCTTGCAGTTGGCCTGATTGAGAAAGCCCATAATCGTCTGGACCGCATCCGGGCGAATAAAGTTGGCCTCGTCGACGAAAAGCAGGTTAAAGTCCTGGCCCCGGATTCCCTGGGGACAGACGAAACACAGCGTATAAGCACTTGCGCCTGCGGCCCCGAAGACGCGTACACGCACCCCCCCCCACGCCCCGTCCGGCATCGGGACGGCCTCGCATCACCGGCCGGGCCATGAACGCACACTTTGCCAACGAGGTCCAATACGATATTAACCGGGACCCGAGCAGCCCCGCCTCGCTGATTCACGTTATCCTCTCCAGCGAATGCCTGGCGGCGGCGGGGGTCCCGCTGTCCGCCCTTGTGCGCGGTCGCCCCGACGGCGGGGCGACCGCGAACTTCCGGGTCGAAACCCAGACCCGAGCTCACGCGACCGGCGACTGCACCCCGTGGCGTTCGGCGTTTGCCGCTTACATGCCGGCGGATGCGGTGGGGGCGATCCTAGCCCCCGTCATCCCGGCACACCCGGACCTCCTGCCGCGCGTTCCCAGCGCGGGCGGACTGTTCGTTTCCCTGCCGGTTGCGTGTGACGCCCAAGGCGTGTATGACCCGTACACCGTCGCGGCGCTGCGCCTTGCGTGGGGCCCGTGGGCGACCTGCGCCCGCGTGCTGCTGTTCAGCTACGACGAGCTCGTCCCACCAAACACGCGATACGCGGCCGACGGCGCGCGCCTCATGCGCCTCTGTCGCCACTTTTGTCGCTACGTCGCTCGGCTGGGGGCCGCGGCTCCCGCCGCCGCGAAGGAGGCGGCGGCCCACCTGTCCCTGGGGATGGGGGAAAGCGGCACCCCCAACCCCCAGTCGTCTTCGGCTCCGCCCGGGGCCGGGCCGACCACGGTCGGCCCACCAGAGCCCCCCATCTCACCGGAGGAGCAGCTCACGGCCCCGGGAGGCGACACGGCCACCACGGAGGACGTGTCCATCACGCAAGAGAACGAGGAGATCCTCGCGCTGGTCCAGCGGGCCGTGCAGGATGTCACCCGCCGCCACCCGGTCCGCGCGCGCCCCAAGCACGCGGCCTCCGGCGTCGCTTCGGGGCTCCGACAGGGTGCCCTGGTCCACCAGGCCGTCAGCGGGGGCGCCCTGGGCGCGTCGGACGCGGAGGCGGTACTGGCGGGCCTGGAGCCCCCCGGTGGGGGGCGCTTTGCCACTCCGGGGGCACCCAGGGCCGCGGGCGAGGACATCCTCAACGACGTGCTCACCCTCGTGCCGGGGGCCGCCAAGCCGCGATCGCTGGTCGAGTGGTTGGACCGCGGGTGGGAAGCTCTGGCCTGCGGCGATCGGCCCGACTGGCTGTGGAGCCGCCGCTCCATCTCCGTGGTCCTGCGCCATCACTACGGGACCAAGCAGCGCTTTGTCGTCGTCTCCTATGAAAATTCGGTGGCTTGGGGCGGGCGACGTGCCCGCCCCCCGCAGCTGTCCTCCGAGCTGGCCACGGCCCTGACGGAGGCATGTGCCGCCGAGCGCGTCGTGCGCCCCCACCAGCTGTCCCCCGCGGGCCAGACAGCGCTGCTGCGTCGCTTTCCCGCGCTCGAGGGACCCCTGCGCCACCCGCGCCCCGTGTTGCCGCCCTTTGACATAGCGGCCGAGGTTGCCTTCGTCGCGCGCATCCAGATCGCGTGTCTCCGGGCCCTGGGCCACTCTATCCGGGCCGCGCTGCAAGGCGGCCCGCGCATCTCCCAGCGCCTGCGATACGACTTTGGCCCCGACCAGAGCGAGTGGATAGGGGAGGTGACGCGGCGCTTCCCCGTGCTCCTCGAGAACCTGATGCGCGCCATCGAGGGGACCGCCCCCGACGCATTCTTTCACACTGCGTACGCCCTGGCCGTCCTGGCGCATCTGGGCGGGCAGGGCGGTCGGGGGCGGCGGCTCGTCCCTCTCAGCGACGACATCCCTGCCCGTTTCGCCGACTCCAACGCCCACTACGTGTTTGACTACTACAGCACCAGCGGAGACACGCTGCGTCTCACCAATCGTCCAATCGCAGTGGTGATTGACGGTGACGTCAATCGGTGCGAGCAGAGTAAATGTCGCTTCATGGAGGGCAGCCCCTCCACTGCCCCACGCAGGGTCTGCGAGCAATACCTTCCGGGAGAGAGCTACGCCTACCTCTGCCTTGGGTTCAATCGCCGCCTCTGCGGTCTAGTGGTCTTTCCGGGCGGCTTTGCGTTTACCATTAACACCGCGGCGTACCTCAGCCTCGCAGACCCCGTCGCGCGTGCCGTCGTACTCCGGTTCTGTCGCAGGCTGGCTGCGGGGAGCGGCCTTGTCCGCTGACGAGTTCTTTTTCCACCCCCACCCTTACACCACCACCCCACCCACCCATACACGCGCTGGCCCCTCTGCTTTCGGCGCGTCTCCGGTCCCTTCCCCTTTCTTCCGCTTCTGCCCTTCCCCACCAACCTGGCGCAGCGGGCACTCTGGCGCCCCCAGGCGATGCCGGGGGCCCCGGCCCGGCCGGATCCCCGTGGCGCCCCCCCCGACACGCGCGCCACCGACCCGGGGACAGAAGCCGACCTCATCGCGCGCATCGCCAACTCTGTCTTTGTCTGGCGCGTCGTCCGGGGGGACGAACGGCTTAAGATTTTTCGGTGCCTTACGGTCCTCACCGAGCCGCTGTGCCAGGTGGCCCTTCCGGACCCCGACCCCAAGCGTGCCCTGTTCTGCGAGATCTTCCTGTACCTGACGCGGCCCAAGGCGCTGCGTCTGCCCTCGAACACCTTCTTTGCCATTTTTTTCTTTAACCGCGAGCGCCGCTACTGCGCCACCGTCCACCTCCGCAGCGTAACTCATCCCCGGACCCCGCTGCTGTGCACCCTAGCCTTCGGCCACCTGGAAGCTGCCTCCCCCCCTGAGGAAACCCCCGACCCCGCCACCGAACAGCTCGCGGACGCACCTGTGGCCCACGAACTCGACGGCGCCTACCTTGTACCCACGGAGCCGCCCCCGGATCCGGGGGCATGCTGTGCCCTGGGTCCGGGGGCCTGGTGGTACCTCCCCGGCGGCCGGATATACTGCTGGGCCATGGATAATGACCTGGGGTCGCTTTGTCCCCCGGGAAGCCGGGCCCGCCATTTAGGATGGCTGCTGTCCAGGATTACCGACCCCCCGGGAGAAGGCGGCGCCTGCGCCCCGTCGGCCCACATCGATTCCGCCAACGCGCTGTGGCGCGCCCCCGCCGTGACGGAGGCCTGTCCCTGCATCGCCCCGTGCATGTGGTCCAAGATGGCCCAGCGCATCCTGGCCGTCCGGGGGGACGCGAGCCTATGTCAGCTCCTCTTTGGGCACCCCGTGGACGCGGTTATCCTGCGGCAGGCGACCCGCCGCCCTTGCATCACGGCCCACCTGCACGAGGTTGTAGTGGGACGGGACGGCGCGGACAACGTCATCCGCCCGACCAGCGCCGGGTGGCGCCTGTGTGTTCTCTCCTCGTATACCAGCCGCCTGTTTGCAACGAGCTGCCCCGCGGTCGCACGGGCCGTGGCCACAGCCTCCTCGCCCGAACACGAATAAACAGTAAGGCGCCCCCCATGGTGGGGGCGTGTCGTTGTCCCACACCCGCGTCTGGCTGTGTCTGTTTGAGTGTTGATCTGTTTGGCGGCGATCGCGGTGGGGGGGGGGGCGGCACCGGGGACACGCACCGCGGAAGGAAAGCGGACTTACGTTTGTGTTGTGGCTGGAGGCAAACACTATTGTGCTGCGCGACCCGTCCGGGAACGAGAACGAGATGGTTTCCCCCTTGACGTGGTCCACCCGGGACGAGCCAAACCAGCCCCGCAGGCAGGCGTCGATTTCATCAAACACGGGCTCGGTCGCCTTGCGGATGTGGGCCGTGTAGCCTATCTTGATCCCCCGAAAGGACGCGAGCGACAGCGCGATGAGGGGCACCAGAAACCAGGTCTTTCCGTGGCGCCTGGGGACTAGAAACACGGTGGCGCGCTGGCGGAAGTGCCGCACGGCCGTGTCGCTGAACAGGGGGATCTCGAACACGAGACGCAGGAACGTGTTGACCTGCTCCGCGTGGTCCCCAAGGAGCACGGCGGCCAGAAAGTAAGTTGCGTGCATTAGGATCATCTTCTGGAAGAGCTCCAAGGTGCCGTACGTCTGTCCGTGGGTGGCCACGTCCACCTTGGCCCGTTTCTTCGGGGGTCCCGTGGTCTCCGCGAGACTGGAGGCCCGGAATGATGTTTTCAATAGCTGGGCGAAGTCCCGCACAAAGTGAACCAACTGCCGAAAGGCTTCGGAGCGGTGGAGGGCCTGAAACGTGTTGAGGACGCTGTAGTAGGCGTTGCGTTGGGGCACGGCGTCCTCCGGCGCGCACTCCCGAAACCGCAGGCGCGCCACTGCCCGCACCAGCTCGGGGGCCAGGAACTCCAGCTTGGCCGTGTGGTCACCGCCAAAGTCACGCCCCCTCAGTTGCGCCGGCACCAGGCTATTAAACAGCAACCGCCGCGCAACGGCCGAGAAGAGCGGCGAGTGCTCGCAGCAGTCGTGGAGCGTGCCGACGCCCGGGACCACGGTCTGGTGGCGCTTGGGCGTCGCGGTGGCAAAATCCAAAAAAGGGACTCGCAGCGCATCGCCGCCGAGCGTCAGGCCCGCCGACGCCTCGTCGACGCCCACCTTCTGTTGCCTCTGTTTCTCCAGGCGCTCCAGGTACTGCTGCACGTCGGACGCCAGCTGCTGGCCAAACATCGCGGGCGGGGCGGGGGCCTGAGGGCAGGGGTCGGGGCAAAGGAGCTCGACACCGGGCCGTGGGCGCGCGTGCGCGGGGCGGCGAGATGAACCGAGACGCTAGTCACACGGCCCTGCGCCGACGTTTGGCCGAGACGCACCTGCGGGCCGAGGTCTACAGGGACCAGACCCTGCAGCTACACCGGGAGGGCGTCAGTACACAAGATCCTAGGTTTGTTGGCGCCTTTATGGCCGCCAAGGCGGCCCACTTGGAATTGGAGGCGCGGCTAAAGTCCCGCGCGCGCTTAGAGATGATGCGACAGCGAGCGACCTGTGTTAAAATTCGCGTGGAAGAGCAAGCGGCGCGACGTGATTTTCTAACCGCACACCGACGGTACCTCGATCCCGCGCTTAGCGAGCGCCTGGACGCGGTGGACGATCGTCTTGTGGACCAGGAGGAGCAACTCGAAGAGGCCGCGGCGAACGCGTCTCTGTGGGGGGACGGCGACCTGGCGGACGGATGGATGAGTCCGGGCGACAGCGACCTGCTAGTCATGTGGCAGCTAACATCAGCCCCCAAGGTGCACACCGACGCTCCTTCAAGGCCTGGCTCGCGTCCTACATACACTCCCTCAGTCGCCGGGCATCCGGACGCCCGAGCGGCCCCTCCCCCCGAGACGGCGTCGTCTCCGGGGCCCGCCCCGGGTCCCGCCGCCGATCCAGCTTTCGGGAGCGGCTTCGTGCGGGACTATCCCGATGGCGAATGAGTCGCTCGTCCCATCGCCGCGCATCCCCCGAGACCCCCGGCCCCGCGGCCAAGCTGAGGCGCCCGCCCCTGCGCAGGTCCGAGACGGCCATGACCTCGCCCCCGTCGCCCCCCTCGCACATCCTGTCCCTCGCGCGCATCCACAAGCTATGCATCCCCGTGTTCGCCATCAACCCCGCCCTCCGCTACACGACCCTCGAGATCCCCGGAGCCCGAAGCTTTGGGGGTTCGGGGGGGTACGGCGAAGTGCAGTTGATTCGCGAACATAAGCTTGCCGTGAAGACCATTCGGGAAAAGGAGTGGTTCGCCGTGGAGCTCATCGCGACCCTGCTGGTCGGGGAATGCGCTCTTCGCGCCTGCCGCACCCACGACATTCGCGGCTTTATCACACCGCTCGGGTTCTCGCTGCAGCAGCGCCAGATCGTGTTCCCCGCGTACGACATGGACCTCGGCAAGTACATCGGCCAGCTGGCGTCCCTACGCACGACCACCCCCGCCGTCGCGACGGCCCTCCACCACTGCTTCACAGAACTGGCCCGCGCCGTGGTGTTCCTGAACACCACGTGCGGGATCAGCCACCTGGACATCAAGTGCGCCAACGTCCTCGTCATGCTGCGGTCAGACGCGGTGTCGCTCCGGCGGGCCGTTCTGGCCGACTTCAGCCTGGTAACCCTGAACTCTAACTCCACGATATCCCGGGGCCAGTTTTGCCTCCAGGAGCCGGACCTCAAGTCCCCCAGGGGGTTTGGGATGCCCGCCGCCCTGACCACGGCCAACTTTCACACTCTGGTGGGACACGGGTACAACCAGCCGCCGGAGCTTTTGGTGAAGTACCTCAACAACGAGCGGACCGAGTTTAACAACCGCCCCCTGAAGCACGACGTCGGGCTGGCGGTCGACCTCTACGCCCTGGGTCAGACGCTGCTGGAGTTGGTGGTTAGCGTGTACGTGGCCCCGAGCCTGGGCGTCCCCGTGACCCGCGTTCCGGGCTACCAGTATTTTAACAACCAGCTCTCGCCGGACTTTGCCGTGGCCCTCCTCGCCTATCGCTGCGTTCTACACCCCGCCCTCTTTGTCAACTCGGCCGAGACCAACACCCACGGTCTGGCGTATGACGTGCCGGAGGGCATCCGGCGCCACCTTCGCAATCCCAAGATTCGGCGCGCGTTCACGGATCAGTGTATAAATTACCAGCACACACATAAGGCCGTCCTGTCGTCGGTGTCGCTGCCGCCCGAGCTGAGGCCGCTGCTGGTGCTGGTCTCCCGCCTCTGTCACGCCAACCCTCTCGCGCGCCACTCTCTGGCGTGAGGATCCCTTCCGTCCTCGAGCTCTCCGTTTGCTCGTAAAAAAATGGCGGCCGCTGTGGCACCCGACACCAAGCGCCCTTCGCCCACCACCACGGACCCCGCCTGCGTTTCAGAAAATCCCCCGCGGCGTCCCCGACCCAACAGCCTAAACCTGGCGATCGTCTTTGGGCCCCACCCACCCCGACCCACGTCACCCGGGGCGCCGTGTTCCCATTCGCCCCAGAGCCCCCCACGTGGGCAACTCGACGGCGGTGCCCCGGGCGAAAAGGCCCGGCCCGCATCCCCGGCCCTCTCTGAGGCCTCATCCGGCCCGCCAACCCCCGACATTCCCCTCTCTCCGGGGGGCTCACACGCCATCGACCCGGACTGGGGCCCCGGTACCCCGGACCCCGACCCTATGTGGTCGGCGGCGGCGATCCCCAACGCACTACCCCCCCATATCTTGGCGGAAACGTTCGAGCGTCACCTGCGCGGGCTGCTGCGCGGCGTCCGCTCCCCGTTGGCCATCGGGCCCCTGTGGGCTCGCCTGGACTATCTGTGCTCTCTCGTCGTGTCCCTGGAGGCGGCCGGCATGGTGGACCGCGGGCTCGGCCGGCACCTCTGGCGCATGACGCGCCGCGCCCCCCCATCCGCCGCCGAAGCCGTCGCCCCCCGCCCGCTTATGGGATTTTACGAGGCGGCGACGCAAAACCAGGCCGACTGCCAGCTCTGGGCCCTGCTTCGGCGGGGCCTGACGACCGCCTCCACGCTGCGGTGGGGCGCGCAGGGGCCGTGCTTCTCGTCCCAGTGGCTTCACCACAACGCCAGCTTACGGCTGGACGCCCAGTCGTCGGCGGTGATGTTCGGGCGGGTGAACGAGCCAACGGCCCGAAGCCTGCTGTTTCGCTACTGCGTGGGCCGCGCAGACGCGGGCGTCGACGACGCCGCCGATGCTAGGCGCTTCGTCTTTCACCAACCCGGTGACCTCGCCGAGGAAAACGTGCACGCGTGCGGGGTCCTCATGGACGGCCACACTGGCATGGTGGGGGCGTCCCTGGACATCCTCGTCTGTCCCAGGGACCCTCACGGCTACCTGGCCCCCGTCCCCCAGACCCCCTTGGCCTTCTACGAGGTTAAATGCCGAGCCAAGTACGCATTCGACCCCGCGGACCCCGGCGCCCCCGCGGCCTCCGCGTACGAGGACCTGATGGCACGGCGATCGCCGGAGGCGTTCCGGGCGTTCATCCGGTCGATCCCCAACCCCGGCGTACGCTACTTCGCGCCAGGGCGCGTTCCAGGCCCGGAGGAGGCGCTCGTCACCCAAGACCGGGGCTGGCTCGATTCCCGCGCCGCCGGCGAAAAAAGGCGGTGCTCCGCCCCGGATCGGGCGTTGGTGGAGTTAAATAGCGGCGTTGTCTCGGAGGTGCTTCTGTTTGGCGTCCCCGACCTCGAGCGTCGCACCATTGCTCCCGTGGTCTGGAGCTCCGGGGAGCTGGTTCGCCGCGAGCCCATCTTCGCGAACCCCCGCCACCCGAATTTCAAACAGATCTTGGTACAGGGATACGTACTCGACAGCCACTTTCCCGACTGCCCCCCGCAACCGCACCTGGTGACGTTTCTCGGCCGGCACCGCACGGGCGCGGAGGAGGGCGTAACGTTCCGCCTGGAGGACGGCCCCGTGACGACCGGCGGGCGCTCCGCGGCCCCCGGACCCGCAAAGGCATCGATCCTCCCGGATCAGGCCGTTCCGATCGCCCTGATCATCACCCCCGTCCGCGTTGAGCCGGGGATCTACCGGGACATCCAGCGAAACAGCCGCCTGGCGTTCGACAATACGCTCGCCAAGTTATGGGCCTCGCGTTCTCCGGGACGCGGCCCTGCTGCTGCCGAAACAACGTCATCATCACCGACGGCGGGGAGGTCGTCTCGCTGACCGCCCACGAATTTGATGTTGTGGACATCGAATCCGAAGAAGAGGGTAACTTCTACGTGCCCCCCGACATGCGCGTGGTCACCCGGACGCCGGGGCCCCAGCACCGGCGCCCATCGGACCCCCCCTCGCGTCACACCAGACGGCGGGCCCCCGAAGTAGCCCGCCCTACTGCCACACTCACGCCCCCACTCACCGACGGCGAATAAAGACAAAAATGATTGTCCGTATTTGGTTGTCTGTGGTATTTTTGTATAGTACTGGGGAGGGATGGGGGGGGGAAGAAAACGAAGGGGGGAAGAAGAAAAACAAAAACCACACACCGGAGTATGATGACACGCACAGCGTCGGTTTATTGAAACGAACGAAACGGCTACCACCGCCGAACGGTGCTATACACCGGCTCCCCCGCGGACCTAGGAGCATACCCCTCCACGGTGTCGTAAATGGGCTCGTCGTCGGGCACACGCCCGGGGCGTTGCACTCGGGCGTAGAGCTCGGTCTCTTGGTCGCCGGCTACTTCGTCGTAAATCGGGTCCCCGTCGAAATCCCCATACCGGTCGATCTCGGCGCTGGACACGCTCGCGTAGGGGGCTTCAGCGTAGCCCGGGTCTCCGGGCGGCCCACCGTGCCGAGAGCCGCGCATAGAGCTGCGTACGCGTCGAAGCGCCGAGTGGGCGCGGTGCCGGGTGTCGCGCATGCGCATGAAAAATTTAGTGTGGTGCCGCCGGTGATACAGATAGGCGCGTGTGCACCGAAGCACGGCCATGGCGAGGGCAAAGGCGGCGACGAGCGCCAGGGCGACGCGGACCCCCGTCTGGGCCCCCGGCCACTGCGTCTCCACCACGTAGTAGCCACCGGTGTGGTAGTGCTCGCATGCCAGGCCGACGATGCCGGTGGCAACAATGGCCCCGAGGTGGGGGCCCACCAACACGCGCACGTAGTGACACAGCACCCCCTCGACCACCAACAACAGCGCCACGACAAGCAGGGCGAACAGCGTCGTCAGGCAGATGAGCATGCTTGGGGCGGAAAAGTTGAAGTTGAGGGCGGCGATCGTATTCAACGACACCGCAGCGGCGGCCGTGCACAGGAGGGTACCCAGTAATAAGGCGTTTGTCATTACTGCCCGCACCGGACCGACGATACGATGGTGGGTCGGGGCCGGGTCAATCAGGCCGTGTACCTGACGCAGGTACGTCCCGCTGAGGACCCCCCTGGTGCAAAAATGGGCCGCGAGATACACGAGGCACGCAAAATGCAGGACGTAGATAAGGTGGGCCAGCTGGCTGATGTGGTGGGCCAACAACAGGACTGTAATCTGCAACAGCCAAGCGCAGACGTTTCCGGCGATCAGCGTGGCGTGCGGCATCGCCATACGGGCCGCCGCCAGGCGGCGGACCACATCCAGGGCGCGATCATAGCGTGAGGTCACCGCGCCCACCGCGGCGTACACGGCCGCCGCCAACAACAGTGTTGACGTAATTGCGTACGTGGCCACCAGGCTCTGCGTGTCCAACCGGAGGGGGACGGCTACACCCCCGCGTACCTCGGCCGTGGCGTTCACCTCCGCATAAGAGGTCACGGGGGCGTAAAGGCAGGGAAACCTGTCCCGGAACACAGAGGCCAGGACCAGGAGCCCCACGACACAGATGGCCGAGACGAGAAACGTCGCCACCTGCACACACCAGACCCACCACGCCGCCCGCGCCCCTGGCGTGACGTCGGCGGCCGGTGCGGCTTCGGGGGATCCCCCGGGGACCCGGCGTCCCATCGGGGATGACGAGTGTGAGCAGTACACGTCAAGTGTATCGCTGGCGCGGATGCTTTACGGGGGGGATTTGGCCGAGTGGGTTCCCCGGGTCCACCCGAAAACAACGATCGAACGGCAACAACACGGACCCGTCACCTTCCCGGACGCTAGCGCCCCGACGGCCCGGTGCGTAACTGTGGTCCGCGCGCCAATGGGCTCGGGAAAAACTACCGCGCTGATCCGCTGGTTGGGGGAAGCGATCCACTCTCCAGACACGAGTGTGCTCGTCGTCTCCTGTCGTCGGAGTTTTACTCAGACCCTGGCGATGCGGTTCGCTGAGTCAGGCTTGGCCGAATTCGTCACCTACTTCTCATCCACCAATTACATCATGAACGACCGCCCCTTCCATCGTCTTATCGTGCAAGTGGAAAGTCTTCATCGCGTGGGCCCGAACCTGTTGAACAACTATGACGTGCTCGTCCTGGACGAAGTCATGTCGACGTTGGGCCAACTGTACTCGCCGACGATGCAGCAGCTGGGCCGCGTCGACGCGTTGATGCTGCGCCTACTGCGCACGTGCCCGCGGATCATCGCCATGGACGCCACCGCCAACGCACAGCTGGTGGACTTTCTGTGCAGCCTCCGGGGCGAAAAGAACGTTCACGTGGTCATCGGGGAGTACGCCATGCCCGGGTTTTCGGCGCGCCGTTGTCTGTTTCTCCCCCGCCTGGGGCCCGAGGTCCTGCAGGCGGCCCTGCGCCCGCCCTGTCCGCCGGGCGGGGCGTCCCCCCCGGACGCCCCCCCTGACGCCACGTTCTTCGGTGAGCTGGAGGCGCGCCTGGTCGGCGGAGATAACGTCTGCATCTTCTCGTCGACGGTCTCCTTCGCAGAGGTCGTTGCCAGGTTCTCCAGGCAGTTTACGGACCGCGTGCTGCTGCTCCACTCGCTCACCCCGCCCGGCGACGTGACCACATGGGGCCAATACCGGGTGGTCATATACACAACGGTCGTGACGGTGGGCCTTAGCTTCGATCCGCCGCACTTTGACAGCATGTTCGCCTACGTGAAACCCATGAACTACGGGCCGGACATGGTGTCCGTGTACCAGTCGCTGGGGCGGGTACGGACTCTCCGCAAGGGGGAGCTGCTGATCTACATGGACGGGTCCGGGGCGCGCTCGGAGCCCGTCTTTACGCCCATGCTGCTCAATCACGTGGTGAGTGCCAGCGGGCAGTGGCCGGCGCAGTTTTCCCAGGTGACGAACCTGTTGTGTCGCCGGTTCAAAGGGCGCTGCGACGCCTCGCACGCCGACGCGTCGCAGGCGCGGGGTTCGCGCATTTACAGCAAATTCCGGTACAAGCACTACTTCGAGAGGTGCACTCTGGCGTGCCTCGCGGACAGTCTTAACATCCTCCACATGCTCCTGACCCTAAACTGCATGCACGTGAGGTTCTGGGGCCACGACGCCACGCTGACCCCGAGGGACTTTTGTCTGTTTTTGCGGGGGATACATTTTGATGCCCTCAGGGCTCAGAGGGATCTACGGGAGCTGCGTTGCCAGGACCCCGACGCGTCCCTGTCGGCCCAGGCCGCCGAGACGGAGGAGGTGGGACTTTTCGTCGAAAAGTACCTCCGGCCGGACGTCGCGCCGGCCGAGGTTGTCGCGCTCATGCGCAGCCTCAACAGCCTGGTCGGCCGCACGCGGTTCATCTACCTGGTGTTACTGGAGGCATGTCTTCGCGTCCCCATGGCCGCCCACAGCAGCGCCATCTTTCGGCGGCTTTATGACCACTACGCCACGGGCGTCATCCCCACGATCAACGCCGCCGGAGAGCTGGAGCTCGTGGCCCTGCACCCCACCCTGAACGTCTCCCCCGTATGGGAGCTGTTCTGTCTGTGCAGCACCATGGCTGCGCGCCTGCACTGGGACTCGATGGCCGGGGGATCGGGGCGGACCTTCAGCCCCGAGGACGTGCTGGAGATGCTCAACCCCCACTACGACCGCTACATGCAGCTGGTGTTCGAACTGGGTCACTGTAACGTGACCGACGGCCTCTTGCTGTCGGAGGACGCGGTTAAGCGCGTGGCCGACGCCCTCAGCGGCTGCCCCCCGCGCGGGTCCGTCAGCGAAACAGACCACGCGCTGTCGTTGTTCAAGATTATTTGGGGCGAACTGTTCGGGGTGCAGCTGGCCAAGAGCACGCAGACGTTTCCCGGGGCGGGGCGCGTTAAAAACCTCACCAAACAAGCCATCGTGGGGCTACTGGACGCCCACCACATCGACCACAGCGCATGCCGGACACACAAACAGCTGTACGCACTGCTAATGGCCCATAAGCGGGAGTTTGCGGGCGCGCGCTTCAAGCTGCGCGCTCCCGCATGGGGGCGCTGCTTGCGCACGCATACCTCCAGCGCCCAGCCCAACACTGACATCATTCTCGAGGCGGCTCTGTCGGAGCTTCCCACCGAGGCCTGGCCCATGATGCAGGGGGCGGTGAACTTTAGCACCCTATAAGTCTGGGACCACGCTCGTTCGATATACGACAACACCCGGGCGTCGTGGTATGGAAGCCCCTGGCCTCGTTTGGGCTGAGGAAAGCGTCAGCGCCATTACCCTATACGCGGTATGGCTGCCCCCGCGCACCCGCGACTGCCTCCATGCCCTGTTGTATCTTGTCTGCCGCGACGTCGCGGGGGAGGCGCACGCGCGTTTTGCGGAGGTGTCCGTCAGTTCGTCTGACCTGCAGGATTTTTACGGCTCCCCCGACGTCTCTGCGGCCGGGGCCGTCGCGGCCGCCCGCGCCGCGACGGCCCCGGCCACCTCCCCGCTGGAGCCCCTGGGGGACCCGACCCTGTGGCGGGCGCTGTATGCGTGCGTTCTGGCGGCCCTGGAGCGCCAAACGGGGCCGGTGGCCCTCTTTGTCCCGCTGCGCCTGGGCTGGGACCCGCATACGGGTCTGGTCGTGAGGGTCGAAAGGGCGTCGTGGGGACCGCCGGCCGTTCCTCGCGCCGCCCTCCTGGACGTGGAGGCCAACGTTGACGTCGACCCGCTGGCCCTGACCGCGCGCGTCGCCGAGCACCCCGGCGCGCGGTTGGCGTGGGCGCGCCTGGCCGCCATTCGCGACAGCCCCCAGTGCGCGTCCTCCGCTTCGCTCACCGTCACCATCACGACGGGGACCGCGCGTTTTGTGCGCGAATACACCACCCTCGCGTTTCCGCCGACCAAGAAGGAGGGTGCCTTCGCGGACCTGGTCGAGGTGTGCGAGGTCGGCCTGCGGCCCCGCGGACACCCGCAGCGGGTCACGGCGCGGGTGCTGCTGCCGCGCGGCTACGACTACTTCGTAAGCGCCGGCGACAGGTTCTCCGCCCCGGCGCTGGTCGCCCTTTTCCGGCAGTGGCATACCACGGTCCATGCCGCCCCCGGAGCCCTGGCCCCCGTCTTCGCTTTTCTGGGGCCCGGGTTTGAGGTTCGGGGAGGACCTGTACAATACTTTGCCGTCCTGGGATTTCCGGGCTGGCCCACGTTTCCCGTGCCGGCCACCGCCGAGTCGGCGCGTGACCTGGTGCGGGGGGCCGCGGCCACCCATGCCGCGTGCCTGGGGGCCTGGCCCGCGGTGGGCGCCAGGGTCGTCCTGCCCCCGCGGGCATGGCCGGTCGTGGCCTCGGAGGCGGCCAGCCGCCTTCTGCCCGCCTTTCAGGAAGCGGTGGCACGGTGGCACCCCACAGCCACGACCATCCAACTACTTGACCCCCCTTCGGCCGTCGGGCCGGTCTGGACGGCGCGGTTTTGTTTCTCCGGGCTACAGGATCAGCTCCTGTCCGCCCTTGCGGTCCTCGGGGAAGCCGGGCTGCCGGAAGCCCGGGGGCGGGCGGGCCTCGAAAGGCTAAACGCGCTGGTGGCGGCCGCCCCCTCCGAGCCCTGGGCCCGGGCCGTTCTGGAGCGCCTGGTGCCGGACGCGTGCGACGCCTGCCCCGCGCTCCGGCAGCTTCTCGGCGGGGTCATGGCAGCCGTCTGTCTGCAGATCGAGAAGACGGCCAGCTCGGTAAAGTTTGCGGTCTGCGGCGGCGCCGGGGGTGCGTTCTGGGGGTTGTTTAACGTGGACCCTGGGGACGCGGACGCCGCCTACGGCGCGATTCAGGACGCCCGCCGGGCCCTCGAGGCGTCCGTGCGCACCGTACTTTTGGCCAGCGACATACGCCCGCCCCACGCCCCCTCCCTTGCGCTAGAGGGCGTTTACACACACGTCGTCACCTGGAGCCAAACCGGGGTGTGGTTTTGGAACTCCCGCGATGACACCGACTTCCTGCAGGGATTTCCTCTCCGCGGGCCCGCGTACACCGCGGCGGCCGCGGTTATACGCGACACGCTAAGACGAATCCTCCGGCAGCCGGCGGCCGGCCCGCAGGAGGAGGCCGTGTGCGCGGTCCGGGGCCTCATGGAGGACGCCTGTGACCGCTTTGTCGTGGATGCCTTTGGGAGGCGTCTGGATGCGGAGTACTGGAGCGTTCTGATCCCCCCGTGCGAGGCCGACGAACCCCTGCCTCAAACGGCCTTCCGCGGAGGCGCCTTGCTGGACGCAGAGCAATACTGGAGACGCGTCGTGCGCGTATGTCCCGGGGGCGGGGAGTCGATCGGCGTCCCCGTGGATCTGTACCCGCGGCCCTTGGTACTCCCCCCCGTGGACTGCGCCCATCACCTGCGCGAGATCCTGCGCGAGATTCAACTGGTGTTTACGGGGCTTCTGGAAGGCATGTGGGGCGAGGGCGGGAGCTTTGTGTACCCTTTCGAGGAAAAGATGCGGTTTCTGTTTGCCTGAATTTGGTCAATAAACCAGGGTTCTGTGCTCCAGCCTACCCCCGCGTGTGTGAGCGTCCGTATTTACTTGCACGCGCCGGTTGTGTTTTTTTTTTATTTCTTTGTTCCCGCTATTACTTTCCCCCCCCCCCCCACTTTCCCCCTCCAGTACACAAAACACACAGTTCCACCACCATTCCAAGAGATGACACGACAGGTATGGAACGTTCCATAAAAGCACGTTTATTTTCCGGACTTAACAAAACTGATAAAAAAGCGACGAGGTCCGTCGTTTTCGGTTCCCCGAAAGCCACCAATACACCAGAGCCGAACGCAGGTCCTTCGATTTCCAGCAGCTTCCCATGACGCCGGCCGGGTTATAAGCCACACAGTCCATGCGGGGGATGGGCCCGGGTAACTGAAACGCAGAGCTCTGCGGGGTGGCGCAAAACAGGGCCGAGAGGACGGGGGGCGGATTGTTGGCCAGCAGGTAGTGGGCCATGTACCAGTGGGGCAGGACTAACCCGTCGTCGAAGGGTTTGATGCCCGCCATGCACATTAGCGTGTTTAGGATCCAGTGGCAGCTGCGGAGGAGAAGGCAGCGGACGCGCGCGAAGGGAGACGCGCGGCGGGCCACGACCCCCAACCACGCCGACACCTTGACGAACAGCGAGGGCGTGGCGTGGCTTTTGGGGCAGTTCTCCAGGTACATCAGCAGGCAGACGAGCTCAAAGTCCCGGAGGTCCGTGGGACGAAACAAGGAGAGCCGGTGCAACAGGACGAGGGGGGGCACGGCCAGGCTGTGCACGTGGTCCTCGTTGGCCGTAAGGACGACCACCGCAAAACCGCGATACGTCGGCTGGCCCCCGCAGCGCTTAAAGTAATCCTCCGACGCCACGTACGCGTCGTCGGAACTCCCGTCCAGAACAAACCGCAACCGCCCCCCGGGGGTGACGTCAACGCGCACGACGCTGGTTGCGGTAAACCGCGGCTGGCGATCGCTGACCTGGCGCACCTCGCAGGCCATGCGCAGCAGCGCCTGATTGCTGATCCCCTCCGCCACCTCGACCAGACTGCGGTCCCCGGCGATGGCCTGTTTGAGGATGGTGGCGGCGGCCGTTCCCTCATCGGCGGGCGTGGGGTCGGCCATCCCTGCGTTCGACGCCCCAGCCCTGGGCCGGCGCACCCCTCGGCGTTCTCCCGGGTGACCGGGATCGGGTCCGGGACCGGGACCTGCCCCGCGGGGACGCGCTCGCCCGGAAATCGGCGGTGGTTGGGGAGGGGGGCTGGGGCAGAGCCGCGTGCTGTACGTCCGCCACGAACAGGGCCGCGACGTCTGTCAGGTACGTCTGCAGGCGGGTTTTCTTAAAAACCGCCTCCCATAACTCCTCCTCCCCTAGGATGACATCGGAGCCGGTGATGAGCGCGCCCGTTCGGGGGGCGCGAAGCACGTACTCAAAATACGGGGCCACAAAGGAGGCAATTGCCCCGCTAGAGTACGAGATCGACGTTTCCTGGCCCTGGTTATTGCGGTGGCGAAGAATCTTGAAGCAGCGCACCAGCTCGTGCTCCCAGAGGCGCGACAGGCGCTCAAGGTCCTGGCCGTATGCGGGGATGTACTGGTGTTGGAAACTGTTGGCCACGTACGTGTCGTCATCCATGGATTTGCTGACGTCGATAATGTCGTAGTCGGCCCGGAGAAGATCCGCCTCCGCCGGGCGACCCGCGCCTCCCCCGGTCACGGACTCGGCCGCCCGGTCGGCCGCGTGCTGCTCCCGCTCCAGCGCCCCCGCCTTTGCGCGCCGAAGCTCGCGGTCGCGCGCCTGCAGCTGGGTCGCCAGACCCGCGTTAGTCTCTCGCAGGCGTTCTATGGTGCCAAAGAGATTATTGATATAGCCCTCCAGCATGCCGTTGATGTTGTTGACCACGGCCGTCTGAAAGGCCTGGCGAAGCTGCTGGGGTCGCGCCCCCGGGTCCTGGGCCGCCGACCCGCGGCCGGTGCCGCCCTTGCCAAATCCAGGGAGGGTGTGGTCGACGGTGGGGGTGTCGATCAGGTGACCCCCCGCCTCATCCAAGTAGGCGCGTACCGTGTCGTTGATGTCGCCCACGTGGCGCATGCCCTTCATGTTGATGATGAGCCGCACGAGACGCGAGGCGGCCGAGCCGGCCTTCGTCTCGTCATCCTCCCCCAGCACCTTATTGACGACCCGCGCGGCGCCAGCCACCCCACGCTCGCTGTCGCTCTTGCGCCCCAGCAGCACCTTGACGGACGCGGTATTGCGCAGACGGCAGATATGCGCGTGTTCCCGGAGGGCGTGACACGCGACGATCTCGGGGCATAGCCGCTGAACGGGCGAGTCGAACACCAGGCGATCGCCGGTCCACAAGGGGGGGCACAACACCAGGCACTCACCGCGCTGCCCGCTGACCGGGTCGCGTACCAGCCACTCCCCCCGGCGATGGTTGTAGTAGATGTGCACGCGGTCGTATTCCGCCATGCGCGTGGAGTCAAACGCGACGGCCAGCTCCAGAAGCCCCGGACCGGCGCGCTCCGCTGCCCCGGCAACCGTGGCCAGCTGCCGGGGCAGCGTGTGTTGCCTTAGAAACGCCCCCAGGCGCTGCGTCACCCCCCCCTCGCGCGTCTTGCGCAATATGGGAACCAGCCCCAGACACGTCAGCCAGTCGATATATTTGGGGAAGCTGGTCGGTCCGCTTGGGCCGCCCGGCGCAAAGCAGTCTACCACCCCGTGGGCAAAGTCCAGCAGCGTCGTCCTGAGCGTGCATCGCCACGTATCGAACACCCGCTCGGCAACCCCGGCGATATCGCCCTCCCGGGTGTTCCTGTACCTGCGAACCAGCCGCTGCGGCTGGAGGCCGCGGGCCACAACGTGGCGGCGCCAGTCCTCCTCCAGGTCCCGGTACGTCGTGGCGTTGAGGAGCGCGTGAAAGATCGCCGCCTGCAGCTGTCGGGTGGCGGCCTCGCTGGACCGGACCACGTTGTACACCCCCTGGCCCTCAGTGTACCCCATCTGCCCGAGGAGAATCTCGCGGAACAACATCGTCCCGGGGGTGGGGTGAACCTTCACCCAGCCGTCCTCGGGGGCGCATAGCGCCGCGTCGCCGCCCCGCGTTCGCATCGGGGGCGCCCGCGTGCGCTGTGCGGCCATGGCGGCGTCCGGTGGGGAGGGCTCGCGGGACGTACGGGCACCAGGTCCACCCCCACAGCAGCCCGGGGCCAGACCCGCCGTCCGGTTCAGGGACGAGGCGTTTTTAAATTTTACATCCATGCACGGGGTCCAACCAATCATCGCACGCATCCGAGAGCTCTCGCAGCAGCAGCTCGACGTCACGCAGGTGCCGCGCCTACAGTGGTTCCGGGACTTGGCGGCCTTGGAGGTCCCGGCCGGCCTGCCGCTCAGGGAGTTTCCGTTCGCGGTATATCTCATCACCGGCAATGCCGGATCCGGAAAGAGTACGTGCGTGCAGACCCTCAACGAGGTCCTGGACTGCGTGGTCACGGGCGCCACGCGGATCGCGGCACAGAACATGTACGTTAAGCTCTCGGGGGCGTTTCTGAGTCGACCCATCAACACCATCTTTCACGAGTTTGGGTTTCGCGGAAATCACGTCCAGGCCCAGCTGGGGCAGCACCCGTACACCCTGGCCAGCAGCCCCGCCTCGTTGGAAGACCTGCAGCGGCGAGACCTGACGTACTACTGGGAGGTAATTCTCGACATCACCAAGCGCGCCCTGGCGGCCTACGGGGGCGAGGAGGCGCGGAACGAGTTCCACGCCCTTGTCGCCCTGGAGCAGGCCCTGGGTTTAGACAAGGGCGCCCTCACGCGGCTGGCCTCGGTCACACACGGGGCTCTGCCCGCCTTCACCCGCAGCAATATTATCGTCATCGACGAGGCCGGGCTCCTGGGGCGGCACCTACTCACGGCCGTGGTGTATTGCTGGTGGATGATTAACGCATTGTACCACACCCCCCAGTACGCGGGCCGCCTGCGGCCCGTGCTGGTGTGCGTGGGCTCGCCCACCCAGACGGCCTCGCTGGAGTCCACCTTCGAGCACCAGAAACTGCGGTGTTCCGTCCGGCAGAGCGAAAACGTGCTCACGTACCTCATCTGCAATCGCACACTGCGCGAGTACGTGCGCCTCTCGCATAGCTGGGCCATTTTCATCAACAACAAACGATGCGTCGAGCACGAGTTTGGGAACCTCATGAAGGTGCTGGAGTACGGCCTGCCCATCACCGAGGAACACATGCAGTTTGTGGACCGCTTTGTCGTCCCGGAAAGCTACATTACCAACCCGGCCAACCTCCCGGGGTGGACGCGGCTATTCTCGTCCCACAAAGAGGTCAGCGCGTACATGGCCAAGCTCCACGCCTACCTGAAGGTGGCCCGCGAGGGGGAGTTCGTCGTGTTCACCCTCCCCGTGCTTACGTTTGTGTCGATTAAAGAGTTTGACGAATATCGACGGCTTACACACCAGCCCACACTGACTATCGAAAAGTGGATCACGGCCAACGCCAGTCGTATCACCAACTACTCACAGAGTCAGGACCAGGACGCGGGGCGCATGCGCTGCGAGGTTCACAGCAAACAGCAGCTGGTCGTGGCCCGCAACGACATCACGTACGTCCTCAACAGCCAGATTGCGGTGACCGCGCGCCTTCGAAAGATGGTGTTTGGGTTCAACGGGACGTTTCGGGCCTTTGAGGCTGTGTTGCGCGACGACAGCTTTGTGAAGACCCAGGGGGAGACCTCGGTGGAGTTTGCCTACCGGTTCCTGTCGCGGCTCATGTTCGGCGGGCTGATTCACTTTTACAACTTTCTCCAACGCCCCGGCCTGGACGCGACCCAGAGGACCCTGGCCTACGGCCGCCTAGGAGACTTGACGGCAGACCTGCTGTCGCTACGCCGGGACGTTCCCGGTGCGTCGGCGACAAGGGCCACCGACATCGACGACAGCTCTCCGGGGGAGCGCGCGTTTGATTTTAAGCAGCTGGGACCGCAAAACGGGGGCCCGGACGATTTCCCCGACGACGACCTTGACGTCATCTTCGCCGGGCTGGACGAACAGCAGCTGGACGTGTTCTACTGCCACTACGCCCCCGAAGAACCGGAGACCACCGCGGCCGTCCATGCCCAATTTGGCCTCCTGAAGAGGGCCTTTCTTGGGCGATACCTTATCCTACGGGAGCTCTTCGGGGAGGTGTTTGAGGGCGCCCCCTTTAGCACCTACGTGGACAATGTCATCTTCCGGGGCTGCGAGCTGCTGACCGGCTCGCCGCGCGGGGGGCTGATGTCCGTTGCCCTGCAGACGGACAACTATACGCTGATGGGGTACACGTACACCCGGGTGTTTGCGTTTGCGGAGGAGCTGCGGCGGCGGCACGCGACGGCCAGCGTGGCCGAGTTCTTGGAGGAGTCCCCCCTGCCGTACATCGTCCTGCGGGACCAACACGGCTTCATGTCTGTCGTCAATACCAACATCAGTGAATTTGTTGAGTCAATCGACTCCACGGAGCTAGCCATGGCCATAAATGCCGACTACGGCATCAGCTCCAAACTCGCGATGACTATCACGCGCTCCCAGGGGCTCAGTCTGGACAAGGTCGCCATATGCTTCACGCCCGGAAACCTGCGCCTGAACAGCGCGTACGTAGCCATGTCCCGCACCACCTCCTCCGAGTTTCTGCGCATGAATCTAAACCCGCTCCGGGAGCGCCACGAGCGCGATGACGTCATTAGCGAGCACATACTATCTGCTCTACGCGATCCGAATGTGGTCATTGTCTATTAACCCTCCATTCCCTCGCGTTCCCCCCGCACCCGGCCCAGGTATCATTTAACCCCCCTCCTCCCGAGAGATGGGAAATCCCCAGACGACCATCGCATACAGCCTACATCACCCCAGGGCGTCGCTGACAAGCGCGCTACCGGACGCGGCACAGGTGGTGCACGTTTTTGAGTCCGGAACGCGCGCGGTTCTGACGCGGGGTCGAGAGCGCCAGGACCGGCTGCCCCGCGGAGGCGTGGTGATACAACACACCCCCATCGGGCTGTTGGTGATTATCGACTGTCGTGCCGAATTTTGCGCATACCGCTTTATAGGACGCGCTAGCACCCAGAGGCTGGAGCGCTGGTGGGACGCCCATATGTACGCGTACCCGTTTGACTCCTGGGTCAGCTCATCGCACGGCGAAAGCGTCAGGAGTGCGACGGCCGGCATCCTGACGGTGGTATGGACCCCGGACACCATCTACATCACCGCAACGATCTACGGGACGGCCCCCGAGGCGGCGTGGGGGTGCGATAACGCACCCCTCGGCGTCTGCCCAACCACACCCCCTACCCCCGTACCCCCAACGGCGGGCGAGTTCCCAACAAACACAACAGACCTGCTGGTCGAGGTTCTACGGGAGATTCAAATAAGCCCCACCCCGGACGACGCAGACCAAACCCCAGGAACATGAGAGCTTGCTTTCTTTCCCCTCCCCCCCCCCCGCTTGCATATTCCCTCTGCGCGCGGTAACGGCACTGGCGGACAAACAAACGGTCAATAAAACCCGTCACCCAACCAAATGATCGACATGTTATTTATTGAAACGACACACCACATCGGTACGGGGGGGAAAAAGGAAGAAAAGGGACGGCTAAGGGGGGGGGAGTGTTTAGTCGGATTCCGTAGACAACATGACGTTATCTCGATGGAGGCGCATGGGTTCGGACGAAACAAACTCGTGCACAAACACGGGGACGGCCGGACAGAGCCGCCCATCCGAGGACCGCGTGTAATACTTGCGCGGCTTACGAGACTGAATAACTGCCCGCAGCTGCTCGCGCACCTGCGCGGCATTGGCGCGCTTGCACAGAACGAACATCTGGAGGCTCTTGTTGCTGCGTGCTATGCACGTGCGTTGCGATGGTACTCCGCGCTTGCAATGGCGCGTGGCCGTTCCCGAAAATGACGAGGTCTTGGTACACGCGATGCTGAACTTGGCCAACGACAACCGCAAGTCCTTACGGATCGTATCCGTGAGCTGGCGGCGACCCAGTTCGTCGATCGAAGATACCATAAACAGAGTATCAAAGGTGACGTAGGGGCCGTCCGCACCTGGCGAATCGCCAGATATGCGCGCCGTAAGAGGGGGGATCGCATCCCGGACCGGCGCTTCGTCGAAAGGCCCCACGTGCGCGTCCGGTGCGGTCCCCGTAATCGACTCTACGGGCGTCGTATTCAGCGACAGGCCAGGATCATGTTTCGGGGAGGCAAATGTCCAGCCCCACGAGGCCAGGACAGTAAACGCAGAGGGGACCCTCTCTTCCCCCACACCCGACATCACGGACCCGTATGAGACCCGAGATTCAAACATCAACAGTCTTTATTAATTGCCCCCCTCATAAATTAAGCCCCCGGATGTCGGCGTCTCATACCGACCAGTCGATAGGCACAAGGGCCCGGGTTTCGAGGTAGCGATTCGCGGCGAGGAAATGTTGGCACGTCCCAAACGGGACCTTGGAGAGAGGCGACGGGTGAGAAAACTTCAGGACGTAGTGTTGGCGAGGATCGGGCCTGATCGCGTTCTGGGCATGGGCGCCCCAGAGCATAAAGACCAGGCCCGGGCGGTGCGCGGCCAGGCGGCGGACCACCCCGCCCACAAAGCGGTCCCATCCAAGCTTGGAGTGGGACGCCGCCGCCCCGCGCTTGACGGTCAGGGTCGTGTTCAACAACAACACGCCGTCGCGAGCCCACTTTTCCAGACAGCCGCGGCCGCTCATCCGCGCGTGGGGGTAACAGTTTTTAACGGCCGCCAACACGTTCCGTAGACTCGGAGGGACCGGCACATCCGCGCGCACGCTAAACGCCAGGCCGTGTGCCTGGCCGGGATGGTGGTACGGGTCCTGCCCAATAATAACCACGCGCACATCGTCGGGGGTACAATAACGCGTCCAGGAGAACACATCCTCCCGCGGCGGCAGCACCTCTTCGGTTTGGCACCGACGATCGTATTCCGCGAGGAGGCGCGCGGTTAGGGGGTTCGCAAGCTCTGGCTCCAACAGGGGCCGCCAGGCGTCGTCGATCAGAAACGCGCGTCGAAACGCGGCCCAGTCCAGGGGCACGGAAGTTGGCAGGGGCGGCGTCGCGTCGCCCGCCAACCCCAGGGGCTGATCGGGGGTCGTAGATGCTGAAAACGTCACGCCCGGTGGACAGCCTCTAGGGCGACGACGCGGAACAGCCGACTCGGACAACAGACGGGTCGGCGATCCGGCTCCCGTCCCCAAATGGCTTGCGATGAAGACATCGCTAGTTGCGTCGGAGGCGAGTACTCCGGCGTCGACCTCGCGTCGGGGCGACCCGCTGGGGGGGGGCGTTCGAAAGGGCGAGGACGGGCGGCTGGGTGGCGAGGGGCTTCGGCTGCGAGCTCGCTTCATTGTCCGGCGACACGGGCGATTCCCACGTAGACGTGGTGTTGGCGGGCCGTAAATCGTGTCGTCCTACGCAGCGGCGAGCGCGTGAGTAGTCAAAATTTACACACCCGGCCCTGACGGGTGCGTGGCTCACGGCCTGTTTTCGACTGTCCAACGCATCGCGTATCTCTTTATAAAGGGCCCGGCGCGTTGTTGTTTCCTGGGTGTTGACCGGAAACACAAGGTGACTCAAATCCTCTAAAAATCCCGCCGCAAAAAGAAAGGGGTTAACCAAATACGCCCTCTGGGCGTGCCTATCCCATAAAAATGTGTCCAACCCCGGGCAGTGATAGCGAAGAAATATTCCGTCTATGCGGGCATAGTCAATAACGGACGGGGCCTCGTAGCGCCAAGAAACATCGTCCGCGGGGGTCCGCGTGCAAGGCACTCTTAGTATGTCCCCCACCTCTTTAGCAACAACACTACGAATAACATATTCGGTTGCCTGTGACCCACCCCACACCCCCCATGCTCCCATAATGACAAGCCCAAGCAGACAGACAAACCCCATAATGAGCGGGCAGGGTAACCGGTAAGCCCCCCCTTGTTCCCGCGTAAAAAATGCGCAAACAATACAAGCGCAAACAACCAAATGACGCGGGTCCAATATTCCCATTCCCGCGCGTTCCACCGCTTTATATATCTCCTCTCCTCCCCTCCCCTCCCCTCTCCTCCCCTCCCCTCTCCTCCCCTCCCCTCTCCCCTCCTCTCCTCCTCTCCTCCTCTCCTCCTCTCCCCTCCTCTCCTCTCCTCCTCTCCTCCTCTCCTCCTCCCCTCCCCTCTCCTCCCCTCCCCTCTCCTCCCCTCCCCTCTCCCCTCCTCTCCTCCCCTGCGCAAACGTTATAGGTCTGCGAACCCCAAGGGGAGAAAAGGGGAAAGCGTCCCCCCCCCCCGCCCGTCACCACCACCCCAGCCACCCGTTGTCTCGTTGGGCGTTCCCCCCCCCCCCGGCGTTCCCGGGATCTTTTCTTCTTTTCCTGCCTCCCCCTTTTCTCCTTCCTTCTTCGACCCCCACCCCCACCCCCCTCCGGCACCACAACCCCAGGCCCCCACCGCCCTCCCTCCCCGAACGGGCCCCCCCCCCGACGCTCGGCCACTCCCGGCGCCGCGCAGAACATACAAACGAACACACGGGGGCGATCTTTACTTAAACAAACGACGGAGCCCCCATCCCTTCCCACCGCCCCCCGCCACCCCCCGCCACCCCGGGGTCCACACCGAAGCACGCGGGCGGCAGAAACGCGGGCGCGGCGGCGGTCGGGGTGGGAGTGGTGGTGGGGAAACAGGAAAAAAAAAAACCCACAACACTCGCTCCCCCACCCCACCCGCGCCGCGCCCCACCGGCGGATCGGCAAGAAACAGACGCGCTCCCCCCACCACCCCCACCCCGCACCCGCAGCCTGCGACAGCACGCCGACCCCCGGACAGCCAAGGCGGGGGTGAATAATGGGGAAAACACAAGGAGGAGGTCCGGAACGAGACGGGCGGCCGAAGGAGGGGGGGGGGGGGGAAAACCCAGAAAAACAGAGGATGGAAGGGCAGGAGATGGGAGTCCCGATCCTCCTCCTGCATCCCCTTGCCTTCCATTCTCCGGCCCTCCGCGAGTCCAGACGCCCCTGCCGCCCGATCGAGACCAAAGCACCAAAGCCAGAGAGGGCAAGCGGGGAGCAGGGGAGCAGGGGAGCAGGGGAGCAGGGGAGCAGGGGAGCAGGGGAGCAGGGGAGCAGGGGAGCAGGGGAGCAGGGGAGCAGGGGAGCAGGGGAGCAGGGGAGTGGGTTGGGTGGGTTGGGTGGGTTGGGTGGGTTGGGTGGGTTGGGTGGCGGGGGGAGGGGGGGGGAAAAGAGAGAAAGAAAACACACGGAAAAGAAAAAAAGAGAAGACAGAGACAGCCAGGGAGAGTGTGGAGCCCCGGAGCCCGCGGCCGCAGCTGAGGAGCGCCGCAGCCCGCGGCCGGGCCGGCACCGCCCCGTGTCAGCCGAGGCGAAGAAAACCCCTGTGTCATTGTTTACGTGGCCGCGGGCCAGCAGACGGCCCGCGGCGCCACCGACACACGCCTCCCGCTGCATTAGGCCCCCGCGGGCATCCGGCAGCCCGCCCCACGCCCTTCCATTAAGCACTCGCGCGTCCGCGTGCCATGCATTAGTTAAGTGCTCCGCAGGCTTGGGCGCCGTGCCCAGAGATCCATTAAAACGCCGGAGAGGCAACCCCCCCGCTGGAATCCGCCCACGTGTTGTTGTGGCTGTTTTTGCTGCGTCATCCGTGTCTTTATAAAACCGGGGGCGCGGCAACAACAGCCACAGGGACCTGCCGCCGAAAAACGGACTCCAGAGAAAGAAGGCTTCTCCGCACACAAGCGTGCCTTTTCTTTTTCTCCCGCCAGCACTCCCCCCCCCCCCTCTTTTTTTTCCCCGTCTTCTTCCGCGCTTCCAGGGGCCCGCCGCTGCTGTGGGGGCCCCCGGGGCGTGTTGGGGCCGAGCCCCGGGAGCTCCCCGGCCGCGCCTTGGCCGGAGGGACCTGCGCACCTCGGCGGCCGCCCCCTCCGGCCCCGCGCTTTTGTGAGAGGCGCGAAAGGGGCCCCCGGAGGCTTTTTTCGATTCCCGGCTGGGGGTCCCAGGTCGACGCCCGGCGACGGTCGGAAAGCGTCCCGCGCACGGCGGTCCGGCCCGGGGCCCCGGCGGAGCGCGGGGGCCCCGGGGCCCCGGGCCGCAACGGCGGCGTTTTCTCCGTTCCGTTTCTTCTTCCTCCCGGGCGCCTCGCTCCTCGGCCCGCCTCTCATCCGTTCCCTTCTCCTCGTCTTCCCCCGTCCCGCCGCTCCCCTTTTTCTCTTTTTGTTCCCCTCTCTCTCTTCCCACCCCACCCCGTCCTCTGCCCGTGTCTCACCAAGACCCCCCCCTTCCCCCCCCCCCCACGTGAGCCGTCCGCCGTGGGACCGAAACTACTGGGGCGCGGCTGCGTGTTTCTGTGTGCGAGAGAGGCCCCCCCCCCGTTGCCGCCGTCCGAGCGCTGCGCATTTTTGCAGGTAGGTTTAGGGTCGTACAGGTGAGCTTCTGCTGAGGCCGGGGGGAGGGGGGGGGGAAAAAAAGAAAACAGCGGGGGAGAAAGAACAAACCAGAGACGACAAAAAAAAACACAAGGCGAGGGTACCAGAAAGGCAGGCAGGTCAGCCGCACCACCTGCGAGCAAACCCGTGTCTTTTTTTTTGTTTTTGTTTTGGTTTGTTTTGTTTAACGGATCCGGTGTTTTCGGATCCGCCTCCCTTTCTCCTTGCTCTTCCCTTCCACCTCCCTTTTTCCTTCCTCTTCCCTTTCACCCACCCCCCCCCCCCCCCCCGGGAGCGTTGCTGCCGGGGGGCGTCGTTCCCAGGGGTCAGGCGCGGGTCGGGCCCATACGCCCACCGCCCCCCACGCGCCGGTCACACCCCCCCCCCCCGGAACACAGTCATGTGCCCCGCCACACCCGTGGGTGTGGTGCCCGTCCCCTTCCTCTAGCGCTTTGGCGGGGGTGGGGGGGAAAAGAAACGGGCCGGGGGGCCGGGGCCGCTAGGGAAAGGTAGGCACGCGCGCGGTGTGTTGACGTGCATGCCCCGCGAAACGCGGAGTCGTGTCGTGTTGTGGTGGGCCGTGTGGTGTGGTGTTGTGAACGCGCGAGACCCCTTACCCCGATGGGACTCACCGCAGCTAGGGTAAGGAGGGGTGGGCGTGCCGGGGCGGGTGTGTGGGCGGGGCGGGGCCGGGCTGGGGGCACGAGCGTAAGTGCAGGTGCATGCCTCGGGTCTTCTCTTCCTCCTTCTCCTTTCTCCCACCCATCCCCGGGGGGCAGAGGGCGTGCATGTGTTGTGATTCAACCGCCCTCGCTCCCCCCCCTCCCCTTCCCCCCTTCTCTCTCGCCTCGCCTCGCACGCGTGGTCTCAAAGTTCCCTACCCCCTGCCCCCTGTGTTCGCGCCGGTGGTGCGGCTGACCCCCCCCTTCCCCGAGCCAGGCGCCCTCCCGCTCCCCCCACCCTCCCTACGCCTAACACCCAGACCCCGCCCCCGGGGGTCTGGACGGCCAGACGTGCGTGCTCTGCATGATCAGGCCCCACCCCTTGTTTGTCGACACGGGCAAAAAACAAACACCCGACCCACCACCCGACCCACCACCCCCGCCTAGTGAGCCAGAACGCAGGCCAGGCCCCGGCTCTGTCTGAAAAAGATCAACAGGCATCGGGGGGCCTTCGCGCGCCCGCCGCGGCGCCTGCTCCCCGCCCCCTTCTCCTCCTCCTTCTCTTTCCCCCCCTCCCCGGCGCCCGCTCGGGGGACTATATCAAAGGCCAACAACGAGGTGTATAAAAATACAACAACTTTTATTACAAAGTTCTTAAGAAAATATAAAGTATAATTTTCTTGTGTTTCCACAAGGCCAAAAAGTCAATACCAAAATGCTGGTGTGCTGTTCGGTTCCGTGTCCTTTCCACCCACCCGCCCGCCCGCCCACCTTCACTTCCTTGTTCCTCCCCGTCTTCCCACTTCCCCCCCTCCCCCCTCCCCCCTCCCCCCGGCGCGGCTCGGCTGGTGGTCCCGGGGGGCTTCCCTTCTGGCAAAAGCAAAGCGTTAGCTACTCCCTGTGCCCCACGGGGGCGTCCCCGGCCGGCGCGGGTGCGCCCTGCTCCAGAGACCACGGGTGTCGCGACCTGAGGCTGTGAAAGTCCAGCGCGCCCACCAGGGTGCCCTGGTCAAAGAGCATGTTGCCCACCGGGGTCATCCAGAGGCTGTTCCACTCCGACGCGGGGGGCGTCGGGTAATCGGGGGGCCTCACGCAGTTGCGCGCGTGCTCGGGGAGCAGGGTGCGGCGCCCCCACGTGGGGGCCGCGTCCCGCAGCCGGTCCGCCACGTTCCCCGTCTGGTCCACGAGGACCAAGTAGGCCCCTATGTGGCCCGTCTCCATGTCCAGGACGGGCAGGCAGTCCCCCGTGACTGTCTTGTTCACGTAAGGCGCCAGGGCCACGACGCTGGAGACCCCCGAGATGGGCAGGTAGCGCGTGAGGCCGGCCGCCGGGCCGGCCCCGGGCTCGGGCCCGCCTTCCGCGTGGCGCGTCTTCCTGGCACACTTCCTCGGCCCCCGCGGCGCAGCAGCGCGGGGGCCGAGGGAGGTTTCTCGTCTCTCCCCAGCGCCGGGCGCAGACGCGACACTCCCACCAGCCCCGCCCGCGGAGGAACAGGAGGAGGAGGAGGAGGAGGAGCGGCAAGAGGAGGTGGCGACCGCGGCCTGGGACGACGGGGACGCCGACGGGGGCGCGGCGTCCGAGGACGCCGGGGCGAGCCCGTGGCCACGCCCGCCCGACTCAGAGTCCGGGGGCCGGCGCGGCGCCGCCCTCTTGGCCCCGACCCCCTGAGGGGCGAGGGGCGAGCGCGGTGCGGCGGCGGAGGAAGAGGCGGCGGCGGAGCCGGCGGAGGACGCGGCGGGGCCCGAGCCCGAGCCCGACCCGCGCCTCTTCCGGGAGCGGGCCGCCGCCCCCTCCACCAAGCAGGCGGCGGCGGTGGTGGTGGCGGGAGTGTTGGTGCCACGGGGGACCCCGGGGCCTCCCTCCGCACCCGGCCCTCCCGACCCGCGCGCGTCGGTCGCGCCTGCCCGGCCCAGACTCTGTGGTTGGGTGTCGGTCTGAGCCTGGGTCATGCGCGACCGGGGCGCGCGGCGCGCGTCCACGGACACGGCGGGCGGCGCGCCGGGCCCGGCAGCGTCCGCGCTCGCAAACACGGGGGCGGGGGTGGGCGCGGCGGCGCGGGGCGGGCTGCGTACGCGCGGGGCGACGGCCGCGTGCGGGCGCGCCGCGGGCCCCGGCTCTGACAAACTTCCCGCGGGGCCCGAGGACACGTGTGCGGAGGAGGAGGAGAAGGGGAGTGGCCCGGGGCCCGCGGGCCGGCGCGGAGAGGGTGGGGGGGAGTCGCTGATGACTATGGGGGGCTCTTGGGCCGCGCGGGGCTGTCTCGGAGGGGGTGCCCTGCCCTGCGCCGCCTCAGAGTCTCCGCCTACCCGTCTCGACGGCGCCCGCCCCCCGCCGGCCGCAGGAGGAAGAGCGGCTGCCCTCGCCGCGACGACCGCGGCGGCACTGCCACCCCCCGACCCCGACCCCGACCCCATCCCCGCCCGCGACGGTGCGCTGCTGCTGCTGCTGTTACTGCTCCGCGGGACGCCAGGGGGCGCCGGTCGGGCCGCGGCGGGCTGGGAGGCTCCGCGGGTCGACCCCGAGCCACCCCCCCCGCGTCGGGGCGCTCTTCGGGGGGCGGGCGGGACGTAGTCCACTGCAGAGGGAGACAAGAGACGAGGGAGACCCCCGGTCAGCGCCCGTTGGGCGGGTACGCGCGGCCCGCCCCTCCCTCCCCGCCCCTCCGCCTCCGCCCCCGCCCTCACCATCGGCCAGGTCGTCGTCCTCGTCGTCCGTGCCGGGCCACGGGGGGGCGGGCGACAGGGCGCGGACCGTGTGCCCCCCCAGCGTCACGGAGCGCGGGGCCGTCTGCTGGTTGCCCGTCCAGATAAAGTCCACGGCCGTGCCGGCCCGGACGGCCGCCTCGGCCTCCACGCGGGTCTGGGGGTCGTTCACTATCGGGATGGTGCTGAACGACCCCCTGGGAGTCACGCCCACTATCAGGTACGCCAGTCTGGTGTTGCACAGGGGACAGGTGTTGCGCAACTGAATCCAGGTCTTCATGCACGGGATGCAGAAAGGGTGCAGGCAGGGAAAACTCTGGCAGCGCAGGGGCGGGGGGATCTCATCCGTGCACACGGCGCACACGTCGCCCTCCCCGCCCGCCCCTCCTTCCCCCTCGGGCCCGCCCCCGCAGGGTCGCGGCGCGTCGTCGGGCGGGGGGCTGCCCTGGCGCTCGGCCGTGGGCCGGGCCGGGGGCGTGGTCATGTCCATCAGGCCGGTCTCGAACATCTCCGTGTCCGTGCTGCCCGCCTCGGAGGTGGAGTCGCGGTGAAGGTCGTCGTCAGAGATTCCCACCTCGGTCTCCACCTCCGAGTCGCTGCTGGCGAGCCACTGCAGGTCGGTCAATAGCCCCCAGGCGTTCGGGGCGGTGGGCTGCTACAAAAAAACAAAAGGGAGGGCGGGTCGTCAGGCGGGACCGCCGTGTCGTCCCCCCCATCCCGCCCGCTGCTTTTTGTTCGGAAGCGGGGGAGAAAGGGGTCCGTAACCAAAGGTGGTCTGGGTCCTTTGGATTCCGACCCCTCGTCTTCCCCCCTTTCCCCGCCCCCCGTTATCGGGCCCCCCCCCCAGAAGGGTCAGGGGCGGCACACGGCAACCCGCGTCCGGCTTAGCCCGTCAACGAGCGCAGCCGCTGGGGAGGGGGTGTTGTCCCGTGGGGGGTCTCCCGACTGCTTAAGCCAAGCCAGGGCGACAGCGCCATGGGGGTCGACCCTAGTCAGCGCCCCCCGCCGCGGGTCCCCCGAACCCACCGCCCGCGACCACCCCGGTGGTCGCCCTCTCACCTGAGTGTCGGGGGTCTCCCGCCGCGGCCGCTCGGCACCGGGGTCCGCCCGGGAGCTCGCGCCGGGCCGGGGTTCCATGAGGTCGCGAGGAAGAGCGAACCGCCGCCGGTCCGGTCCCTCCGGGTCTCTTCGGGTCTTCTCCTGCCGGGCCGCTCCGCTCCGTCGCTCGCAGTGCCGGGGTGCGAATGCGGCCCGACCGTCAGACGGGGCTGCCTTATACCCGGCGCCTATCCACTCCCCCAAAGGGGCGGCATTTACGATTCCCCCAATAGCCGAGCGCCCCGACGGGGGCGGCGGGAGGGAATCCCCCTTTGGGGGCGGCCCCGTCCCCGGGGACCAACCGGGTGTCCTCGAAGAACCCCATTAGCATGCGCCGCCCCCCGCCGACGCAGATGGGAGTCCCCCGGCGCCCCGCTGGCGCGGCCCTGAGTGGTTCCTCGTCAGCGTCCCCGGCCGCCCGCCCCCAGGGAGAAACTCATTAGCATACTAGGAAGCCCCAGGGACCAATCCGGGGCCAATCAGCCCACCCACCCGGCGACGCGCGAGGCTCTGCGTGTTCTGCCAAGAAAGTAATTAACATAACCCGGAACCCCGAGGGAGTAATTACGCGAGGACCGAGGGGTTGTCCTAACGTTTTTAATTACCATAAGCGGGAATGGCGGCCCATTAAAAAGTTGCTAATTACCATGAGCGGGGATGGCGGCCCAGACCGCCCATTAAAAGTTTTTAATTACCATACCGGGAAGCCGGCGAACGCACGCGGGTGCCCGGCCAATAGGCGCCGTGCGGGGCGGTCGCGAGGGCGGAGTCCGCGCCGGCGCGGCGGCCCCCGGTTGGTCGGCGCCGCCTCCTGGGGCGGGCGCAGCGGCGGGGCGGAGCCGGCCCCTCGCAGATATATACGCGGGGCCCTCCATCGTCTCTTCCGAGAGCGGCCTCGCGCGGACCTTCGGTTCTCCGGAGCTCCGCCGGGTGAGGCCGCCTCGCTGGTTCAACCCTAGACCGCCCGACGGCCCGGACCCGGCGGACCCGCTGTCCGCCGCCTCCTCCGCGGGTCCGCCGGGTCCGTGGATCCGGGCTCGGGCTCGGGCGCGGGCCTCCGGCTCCAGGCACGGTCCGATGACCGCCTCGGCCGCCGCCACGCGGCGCCGGAACCGGTCGCGGTCGGCCCGCTCGCGGGCCCAGGTGCCCCGCCGGGCCAGGCGCGCGGCCGTCTCCCAGGCCACCAGATGGCGCACCCGCACGCGTGGCGAGAAGCACACCTGTTGGGCAGGGGGAGGCAGGGTCAGGCGGGCAGGGGGAGGCAGGGTCGGAGGGGGAGGGTCAGGCGGGCAGGGGGAGGCAGGGTCGGAGGGGGAGGGTCAGGCGGGCAGGGGGAGGCAGGGTCGGAGGGGGAGGGTCAGGCGGGCAGGGGGAGGCAGGGTCGGAGGGGGAGGGTCAGGCGGGCAGGGGGAGGCAGGGTCGGAGGGGGAGGGTCAGGCGGGCAGGGGGAGGCAGGGTCGGAGGGGGAGGGTCAGGCGGGCAGGGGGAGGCAGGGTCGGAGGGGGAGGGAGGCGTACCTTCCTCGGCGGGGCGTCCGCGGGCGGGGACGGCGGGGGCTGCCGGCGCAGGCGCAGGCGCGCCAGGTGCTCCGTCGTGGCGCGCAACCGCAGTGCCAGGTGGGGCGGAAGGGGGCGCGGCGGCCGACGCTCCTCGCGGGGCGGTGGCGGGGGGGAGGCGGCGGCAGGCGCGGTGTTCGGGGTCTCCGGCGCCTTCCCCGCGCCTTCGCTCGGGGGGCTGTCTGCCCATTCGGCGTCGTCGCTGGCGTAGTCGGCGTCATCCTCGTCGTCCGCCTCGGGTACGAGCAGCCAGTGCCGCAGGAGCGAGGACGAGGCCGGCGCGCTCTTGACCGCGGTTCCCGAGTTGTGCGCAGGGACCATTTGGGAGTTCGCGGTTGGGTGCGCGCCGGGCCGCGGCACCGCGAGGTCGGCGGCGGGCGCCGGGCGGCGGAGGCGCCGATGGGGGCGGTGGCGGGGTCGGCGGCGGGGACCGCGGCGGGACATGGCGGGCGGCGCGCGGCGGCGGGGCCCGGAGCGTGTCGGGGCGGGAGAGTTCACTCGGCACGCATGCACGTGTGACCGGCAGCCCGTGCTTGCCTAGCGAACTCACCCGTCCCGGCTGGCGCGCGTGGGGGTCCGCGGCTCGCAGTGTGCGCCGGTGGAGGGAGCTGCCTCTTAAGGGGGCGCAGGGGGCGGCCGCGGCAGGCCTGGGACTCCCGCCCCCGCGTTTTCCGTGGGGGGCTCGCTGGCCCGGGGGGGTGTTTTTGGGGGGGGGCGAAAGTGGGGGTGTGCGCGCGACCGCGGCGGCCCGCGGGCCGCCCCTCCCCCGCGGCAGGCGCCCGACCGGGCGCGGGGCGGGGGCCCGCGGGCTTTCCCGGGGGCGGCGGGTTCCGCCGGCCGCCCCTCCCCCGCGGGCCACCCCTCCCCCCACGCGCCGCGCCGCGCCGCCCCGGCACGCGCACCGGCGCGCGCCTTTTTTCCGCGCCCGCCCCCGCGCGGCAGGCCTGGGACT